GTGGGAGTAACCCATTATATGTTACTGCAGCTACTGCTTATTCTACTACAAATACGGATCAAATATTAAGTACAGAATGGTCAACACCAGTATTACTAGCTCAAAATGGATTGGATGGATTAAGTACTGCCACAGTATTTTTATATCAAAAAACTTCTAGCTCTACTCCACCACCAATTGGTTCTACACCAACTACTGCTACTTATACTTTTTCAACTGGTGTTTTAGGAAGCCCACCTACTGGTTGGAGTCCAGGTATTCCTGCTTCTGGTGGAGATTATTTATGGGCTACTCAAGCCACAGCTATTTCTTCCTCACCTACCGATATTATAGCTATAGGAGAGTGGGCAAGTCCTGCTAAATTAATAGCTCAGGCTGGTCCGGTAGGTGCTTCCGGTAAAAATATTGCACAAGTATATGCCTACAAAAGAGTAAGTCCAGCTCCTACAGATAACCCAGGTAATGTAGAGTATTCTTTTTCTCCTACCGCTACAATTGTTTCCCCAGTTACTTTAGCAAATAATTGGTCTAAAACTATTCCAAGCGGCACTAATCCGCTATATGTAACAATAGCAACAGCATTATCAGATACTCCAACAGATCAAATATTAAGTACAGAATGGTCTTCTCCAGTATTGCTAACTCAAAATGGTTTAGATGGCTTAAATAGTGCTACAGTATTTTTATATCAAAGAACTACTACTTCAACAGCTCCAGCAGTAGGTACAACTCCTGCTACTGCTACTTATACTTTTAGTAGTGGGGTTGTTACTAATGAACCAAGTGGTTGGAGTTCTACTATTCCTATTTCTGGTGGAGATTATTTATGGGCAATTCAAGCTACTGCAGCACAAAATAGTCCAACAGACACTATTGGCATAGGAGAGTGGGCAAGCCCAGCAAGACTAATATCTCAAAATGGAACCCCAGGAGTTAGTGGAAATAATATTACTCAAGTATATGCCTACAAAAGAGTAAGTTCAGCTCCTACAGATAACCCAGGAAATGTAGAGTATTCTTTTTCTCCGACACCCTCAATAACTTCACCAGTTACTTTATCAAATGGCTGGTCTAAAACTATTCCAACTGGAACAAGTCCATTATATGTTACAATAGCTTCCGCTTTGTCATCAACTAATACAGATCAAATATTAAGTACAGAATGGTCTTCTCCAGTATTATTAAGTCAAAGTGGTCTTGATGGTTTAAATACTGCTACAGTATTATTGTACCAGAGAACAACTAATAGTATAGTTCCAGCAGTAGGTACAAGTCCTGCTAATACTATATATACTTTTGCTAGTGGTAATATTGCAAGTCCTCCCACAGGGTGGACAACTTCAGTGCCTATCAGTGGTGGAGATTATTTATGGGCAATTCAAGCTACAGCTGCTTCAAACTCTCCAACGGATGTAATAAATGTTGGTGAATGGGCAAGCCCAGCTAGGTTAATATCTCAAAATGGTGCTGCTGGTGCTGCAGGGTCAAATAATGCTCAAGTATACGCTTATAAGAGAGTAAATATAGCCCCTACAGATAATCCTGGAAATATAGAATATACTTTTTCTTCATCATCTATAACTTCACCAGTTACTTTATCAAACGGTTGGTCTAAAACTATTCCAAGCGGGACTAGTCCGCTGTATGTAACTGTAGCTTCCGCACTTTCAACTAGCCTTACAGATCAAATATCTAGTGGTGAATGGAGTAGCCCTGTTTTGCTGTCCGGTACCGATGGTACTAATGGAATTAATGGATTAAATACTGCTACAGTATTTTTATATCAAAGAACAGGTACTTCAACAGCTCCAGCAGTAGGTACAACTCCTGCTACTGCTACTTATACTTTTAGTAGTGGAGATGTAGCAAATCCTCCTTCTGGGTGGAGTCCTCAAGTTCCTATTACTGGAGGAGCTTATTTATGGGCAATTCAAGCTACCGCAGCACAAAATAGTCCAACAGATACTATTGGCATAGGAGAGTGGGCAAGCCCAGCAAGATTAATAGCACAGGATGGTACTTCTGGTACTTCTGGTGCCAATACAGCCCAAATATATGCCTATAAAAGAGTTAACGTAGCACCAACAGATAATCCAGGAACGGTAGATTATAGTTTCTCCCCCACTCCTTCTATTACTACAACATTGTCTAATGGATGGTCTAAAACTATTCCAACTGGAACAAGCCCATTATATGTAACTGTAGCTACTGCTAGTTCAACTACTAATACTGATCAAGTATTAAGTACTGAATGGACTTCACCGGTATTATTATCTCAGAATGGAAATGATGGTACAAATGGCTTAAACGTAGCTACAGTTCTTCTATATCAAAGAACAGGTACTTCAACAGCTCCAGCAGTAGGTACAACTCCTGCTACTGCTACTTATACTTTTAGTACCGGAGCTATTACTAATCAACCTTCTGCTTGGAGTCCAGAAGTTCCTATTACTGGAGGAGCTTATTTATGGGCAATTCAAGCTACTGCAGCACAAAATAGTCCAACAGACTTTATACCAATTGGAGAATGGACAAGTCCAGCAAGATTAATTGCACAGGACGGAGCTTCATCTACTTCCTATTGGCTAACATCTAGTGTAGCTGCTTTAGCTAAAAATGATGCAAATACTTTTACTCCAACTTCGGTAACTTTTTCTTCTTTTTCACAGGTAGGAATAGCCGCTGCATCAGCATATGCAGGAAGATTTAAAATATACGAAAACGGTTCTGGCACGGAATCATACGCAAGTAGTGTTAATGAATCTAGTACTGTGTATACTCCTACTTCTGGGTGTACTTCTATAAAAGCAGAATTATATGCTGCTGGAGGATTTACTACTAAATTAGATGAGCAGGGAGTGGCAGTTGTAAACTCTGCTTCAAATGCTGTAGTTGCTACTTTATCAAATGAATCTCATGTGTTTCCAGCAAGCAGTACAGGAGCTGTTAGCACTTATACAAATTCTGGAACAGAAATACGTGTATATGAAGGTGCAAACTTATTAACTTATAATGGTTTAGGAACTACTGCTGGTACTTGGACTGTATCTGCTGTAGGAACTAATATAACTATTCCAACTTTAAATAACTTTACAACTTATGTAAGTTATAATTATACAGCTGGGGTGGCTTCTGGTACTGATACTTCTACAGCTACATTTACTATAACGGGAAAAACAAGTACTGGCACTTCTTTTTCTTTAACAAAAACACAAAAATTTTCTAAATCAAAAAGTGGTACTAATGGTATTGATGGTATTGATGGCACAGACGGCGCCACCGGACCTCAGGGTGGTCCAGGATTTTATTTCTTTAAAAGATCAGGAACGGGGACTGGGACAGGTACTGCTGGGGCAAACTTAGGGCCTCCAAGTAGTGGTGAAGTCGTTAGTCCCGAATTAGGTTATAGTGCTATAGTAGAAAATAGTGCTGCAACTCCGTCTCAAACAGCTTGGAGGTATAGTCCTGCTTCGACTGCTTGGATACAAGAAACAAGTTACTTAAAGACTGGGGTAATTGCCGCAAATGCTATAACTACTACTCAATTAGCAATATCTAGCCTTAAAGCAAGCCCAGCTGGTGGAGTTTCTGGAATATTTATGGATGCCACTAACAATAGAATTGATATATATGCAGCAGGTGTTCTTCGTGTACGTTTAGGAAATCTTGCATGAGATTATTATTTCTTTTATTATTTTCAATTTCTGTAAATGCTTCGGACAAATTTCAAACTTTCTGCCTCACGCAGAATATCTATCACGAAGCAAGAGGAGAGATGGAAGCAGGAAAAATTGCAGTTGGTTATGTTACTCTTAATCGACTGCAACATCCTGACTTTCCAAAAACTATTTGTGAAGTTGTTTATGAGACCTGCCAGTTTAGTTGGTCTTGTACTTCTACAAAACCAATCGATCTCGAAGAATGGAAAATCAGTGAAGAAGTGGCAAAAAATGTACTACTCGGAAAGTACCAAAATCTCGTAAAGGATTCTTATTATTATTATAATCCACGAAAAGCAAATCCATTCTGGAAAAAGACTTTTTGTAAGCGCACTATTCGAATAGATCAGCATAATTTTTGTACCAGTTAACCTCCAAAAAATAAAACTTGACAATTTGGTCCTCGACTGATATAATTTGTATAATTTAAAGCTCTACGATTTGAGCGAGCTAGATAGGAAAATCTATGTCTTATACAGCAAAAGATTTAAATCCGCTAGTTCGCGGAGATGACTGGTCAATAAAACTTACCGTCACAGAAAACAATTCAATAGTAAATATCACTAATTATACTTATTGGTTTACACTAAAAAGTGATATAGATTCTTCAGACCCAGGTCAGCTACAGGTTAGTACTGTAGCTTCTGGAGTTAATGCCACAAATGGTATCGTTTACATTAACGTACCGCACGCCTCTACAAACATCACTGCTCAAACATATAACTATGATGTTCAGCAGGCAGATACATCTTCTCCACCAATTATTAAAACCATTTTACTTGGAAAAGTAAAGGTAGTAAAAGATGTGACTAGAAGTACCTAATGTATACGGAAAAAAATCTTGATAATCAAGTACGCGGAGATACCTGGATATTAACATTTAATATTCAGACTTCCGCTGGCGCACCCGAAAATATTACAGGAAACGAATACTGGCTTACTCTTAAGTCGAACATAGATGATACAGATGCTGATGCAGCACTTCAAATTGGACCAGCAACTGCAGGTTCTCCAAATGCTGCTTTGGGTATTCTTACAATTATGGTCGCTCCAGAAGAGACCATAACTCTTGAATCGAAAACTTACTTTTACGATCTTCAAGAAGTAAATGCTGCAAATGAAGTTACTACACTACTTATCGGAAAAGTAAAGGTAGTAAAAGATGTAACTATAACAGCACCTTTTTCGGGAGGAGCTGTTGATAATTATTCAAGAGAGACTGTAGGAGACATTACCAAAGATATGACAGGATTTCCGAATCTAGTTGATTCGGATTATTCTTTTAATGCCGGCACTAGAACTTTTTCTCTTTTTCCAACAGGTACTAGCTTTAATGTATATTATCGCGGAAAGCGAATTACTACAGATACAACAAAGACTCTTGTAATTACAAATACGCCTGGCGGGAGATATATCAAGTTTAATCCAACTACTTACCTTTTAGAGGAAGGAGTGGTTGGAGCAACTCCATCAATAATCGATGATCTTTTAGTTGCATATGTTTATTGGAATGGGTCTTCGGCAATTATACTTGGAGATGAGAGACATTCTTCTTCGAGGGATACAAATTGGCATCTTGCACAGCATCTTAATATTGGAGCTGTGTGGAGAAACGGCGGAGATATTAGCTATACACTCAATAGTAATACAGTATCTCTTGGCCTATCAAACATTACAGTAGCGGATGAGGATTTAGTTCATTCGATTACTCATGCAGCGAGTCCGGCAGGGCATTATCAGCAGATAATAAATTCAAATGCAGTAATACCTGTTCTTTATTTAACCGGTACAAACTATACACAAAGTACTCCTTCTTCTGATCCATGGGTTCCAGCAAGTATAGGAAGCCGAGCGGCTTATAACTCAATTACTTCTGGAAGTGGAAGTTTAGTAGAAGTAGGAAATGGAAAGTTTGTATCATACTGGTTATTGGCTACAAATGATAGCCAGTATCCCATTAAGTTATTAATGGGTTCTGTAGAGCACGCGACAGAAAAAGATGCTCTTGCTGAAACTTTTGTAAATTATGGATTACCATTTCCCGAAATGGTTCCAATGTATAAAATTGTATTACAGACTCAAAACGGGTATGCAAACAATGCAAAAGTTCATATTATTTCAGTAAGTGAAATATATTCACGTCAATCAACTGCTACCACTTTATTAGAATCAGGGTCTGACTCTTATATTAATACTGGTAGTTTTAACTCATCGACAGGAAATCTTACTCTAAGTGGTGTTGGCTCTGCTGGAGCGACAGTAAATCTTGATGGAAGATATTCAATAATCACAGTAAGCTCAACGGCACCTACGAGTCCTTCTATTGGTGCACTTTGGGTAGATACAACCTAAGGAGATATAAATGGCTACATTTAATAAATTTAATGCTTTCGTAGAGCATCTTGCAGAAAAAACACATAATCTTGGCTCTGACACACTAAGAGTTGCTCTTGTTGAGTCTCCAGCGCCTCTTGCTACAAATAGTGTGTTGGCTGATTTAACAGTAGTTTCCACTACTAACGTTTCCCCTACTTCGAGTCTAATTCTTTCACCTTCAAGCTCTGCACAAACTTCTGGTACATATAAATTAACAGTTGGTGACAATACAATTACTGCGGCTAACGGTTCTGTGGGGCCGTTCAGATATGTTGTAATATACAACGATACAGCAGTTTCACCAGTTGATGCATTAATTGGCTGGTACGATTATGGCTCTTCCATTACTCTTGCAACTGGCGAAACATTAACTCTTGACTTTGATCAGGCAAATGGTTTGTTAACTCTGGCTTAAAATGGCTGACAGGTATTGGGTTGGCGGATCAGGAAATTGGGATGATCCGTTAAAATGGTCAACAACTTCAGGCGGGGCTGGAGGCGCATCAGTGCCGACCAGCCCTGATGATGTTTATTTTGATGCAAATTCTGATACCGGGTCGCCTTTTGTTGTGTCAATGGGTCTTGGAATAAAAACAGTAAGATTATTTCATGCGTCTGCTGTAGATAAAAAGTTAAGTTTAGAAACTTATACTACTAATAATACCGGAGGTATTCCAAGAACTTTTGTTGTAGGATCATTTTTATGCCCATCACCACATTTATTTGAAACTAATATTAGTAAACTAGACGTAGATCCTTTATCTATTACATCTCCAGAGCTATCACTTAATAATTGCTATATAGATTATATAGCAATTGATTCTGGTAGCCCGCTATCGGTAATAAATTTATTGAGCGATGTAAGATGCGGCTCTATGTCAATATATGGCAGCCCTACTGTAAATACTAATAATTTTAATATAGAAGTGTCGGAGTCTCTTGAACTAGGTAATCTTAATAGCGGGTTTTATAATTTTGGATCTTCTACAATAACTATGAGCCCTATGAGCGCTGCCGCAATAAATGATCAATTTTTTAGACATTACGGCACTAATTATACTGGAAGTCCTATATTAAATTTAAGTGGAGGTTATTACTTAGACTGGGGCGGCAATACTAACCCATTTAAAGAAATCAATTTAAAACCCGTAACTTCTTTTGCCTATTTTGAAAGGTATATTGGAACTACCACAACTATAAATAATAACTTAAATGTATACGCTTATCAGGACGATCCTGATGGAAGCATTACAACTTTTTACCACGATACTTCACAGTCTCCAATCATAACTAATTTAAATTTTATTGGTACAGATTATGATAAAAGAATAAATGTTGAGTTAACTGGTTCATATCCCACACAAGTTAATAATATTTCAAATTTTAATCATTTAGACATACGGTATGCATGGGTATATACAACTTCTCCAAATCAATTTTCCGGTATAGATAATAGATATGTAGATACTTCATTCGAGCCGCCGGATAATGTTAATTTTATTTATTCCCCAAGAACAGTATATCTTGTTGCTTCTCCAAACTCTAGTGGAGAAGTATGGCAACTTAATAATATTTGGGCCCTATCGTCCGGCGGGTCTCCAAATAGAGAAAATTTTCCAAATAATAATGACACTGTAATTATTGATGACAATAGTTATGATGGCGATTTATTTTTTGATTTGGGTTATTTGTCTTGTAAAAATTTATATACTCAAAATCGCACAAAATTTTGGTATTCACTCAGTCTTGGTGGTGGCGTCTATGGAGGTAATATTGATTTATCAGGACTATCCTTTGTTGGATCAATTGGTTTTGATTTTATTGCGTTACATGATGCTGCTGGTTATTTAAATACCGCAGTATCTCCTCACTATGTAAATCTAAATAATATGAAAATTTATAATTTTAAAGCAAATTTAATTTCAGATTTACATTTACAATCAGACATAAACGCTCAAGGCCCATCAAGCTCTACTTCAATTACAGTATATAATGATTTTAACCTTTCTCCAAGAACTTCTAATATTATAAATGTATATACTAATAATTATAATATTCTTTGCGAATCGAGTTTAAGTTTTGGCACTGGTACTAATGCTATTTTAGGTAATTCAACTATTAAGGGCGCTACTAATATAGGATTTTACTCAGTTGATTATGGGACGTCTACTCTTATAACTTGTCCAAATATCGCAATAGGTTCTGTTAGTAATTCAATAAATAGTACTGCTGTTTCACCATTAGGTAGTTTTGAATTAATTGTTTCGCCTCGTACAAAATTTGATGGATATAGAGCTAGAGTAGGGGAATACCCTAATAAAATTAGATCTATAAAAATTTATTGTGACCCATTAAACCCTGTACAAACAGAATTATTTTTTAGCAGTGTAAGTGCTGCAAATACAGAAAAAATTGATATAGATTCTTTTGATATTTATAATAGCTCTAGTCCGGCTAATTTTATTGTAGGTGCAAATAATCAACTATTTTTATCTCTTAAACAGCCTGGTACAGTAAATTTAGATAATATTACGCTTCGAAATATTGCAACAAATCAAAAAAATAAATTTTACGCAAATAATAGTATTGTACAAAGTGACCCAGATATATTACAGCAACAAGGGCCAGAAATAATCTCTGCTTCTAACGCTTCTCTTAATCAGACAGGATTAAATATATCAGGCCTCGCCCTTTCTCCAATTACTGGAGCAAAGCTACGGCAGGGTTCAAAATTTACTATGATTACTTATTCAAATGGAACATTCAGTGCTCCATCACCTTCACAACTTTATTCAAGCGGTATCAAATTTGGTACGGTTAATTTAGATCTAACGGAGAATTTCAATGGCGATTAGTTCAGTTGACGGATGGTTTGCAGCCTCAAAACAAAGAGTATTAATGCTAAAAACCGGTACGGTGACTACTGTTGCCGCTCAGCCTTTTAGCTTATTTGCAGCAAACGGAAACCCTGGTGCAGGTACTCTTGCAGTTGGCAACACCACAACAGGTGTATTATTTACCGATGCAACTGCTGGTTGCCCAACTATTAATGCTTTTGGTGGCGGAGCAACTGGTTATCTTGCAAATGGGAAATTCTCTAATGATAGGGCTGGAGGAATGATTCTATATGATCGTATTTGGGGTGCAGGTGCAATCTCGCTTACAACTCTCGCAACGACTACATTTTCTTCTCAGCCTTCAATTGCCGCCCGGCTTCCAGCAACAGATTATGAGCTTGTAGAAATTTTAATTGAACTTACGACTACTGTTTCCGCAACTGCAACTACAATCACTGCAACATATACAAATGAAGCTGGAACAACTGGTCGAAGTGTTCCAGTCGCCCAATCAGTAAACGGATTTACAACTCCAAGAATTATTGCTCTTCCACTTGCTGCGGGAGATCGTGGAGTACAAAAAATTGAATCTGTAACCGTAGGCGGTACAGTTGCATCTGCTGGAGCATTTAATATTATTATTGCTCGCCGACTTGCACGATTTGATATTCGAGTTGCAAATGCTCAAGATACCCAAGGTTGGGATATTATGGGCGCACCACAAATTTATGCTGATTCTGCTCTTTGGATGGTATCACAGCCAGATGGCACGTCTTCGGGAACTCCTTATCTCGAATTTGATATAATTAACGGATGAAATTCAGATATCGTAAGACTAGTGGAAGATTAATATCTCTACTTGCTAATGATAATTCATTAGTAAATACTCTTGCGTCTGATTATTTTAAAATTGTTGCATTTAAACCAACAAGAAAATTAACCGCTGAAACTCGCGCTTTTTCGATTACGATTAATGATCCTGTAACATACGCAATTGATTTAGCGCCTCGAAATCTTAGCCTTACAAGAAATAACGCAACTCTTACAAAAACTGATACAAGAGCTACGTTTGAAATTGCTCTCGCTCCTCAAACTGGATGGGATTATATTGATACTACAAATTTCCCAATTGAGCAGATTACGTGGGAAAAAGTTGCAACTGATAGTCAAATTGTAACTGGTCTTTCGAATGGAACCTTTATTACAAGTTCGTACGGAACAGCAACTTTTAAGTATCGTACATATTCGTTCGGCGCATGGTCAAATGAGCTTACTGGCAACGTAGATCAAATAATTAATGTAGATGGAGATGACTCAATATCTCCATCTCAAGCTGCAGTAGCCGTCTCTGGCTACAATCTCAATAACGGAACATCTGCAAGAATTCGAAAATCTTCTTATACTTTGAATATGCAGACCTACAGTCCGTCAGTCTCTCCAACATTTACAATTCCAAATCTTTCAACTTTTCTTTCCTCTGGAATGCCATTGGGAACAGTTTCGTTTGATATAATGAGGGCAGTATGATAATTACACGCGCAAGCAAAGGATCCGCTCTCACATATGCGGAACTTGATGGAAACTTTCTCGATCTAAAAGGGCGTACAGATACGGCTTGGATGATGGACGGTCTTGAACCCTCTGTTCGTGACGGTTCTGGAAATCCCGCAGAATTAACTCCTTTTTATGGAAATCTTGTTGCCTACTCTTATGTGTCAAACGCACCAATGGAAAGTTTTACAAACTGGGATGTTCCATTTGATTGGGCGACTGGAACGGATCTTTATTTGGCCTTTCACTGGTCTCCAGGCAACAGCACCGCAACAGGTACAGTACGCTGGGGAATTGATTATATTGGAGCCACTGTAAATGGTACGTTCTTTGCGCCAATTACAGAATATTATAATGCAACTGCGGATGGCGTTGCGTATAAGCATCTTCAAGTTGTCAGTACTCCATTTCCTGGAAATCAAGCAGAACCAAATATGAGATTTTTAATGCGTATTTTTCGAGACGGTGCTTCCATTGAAGATACATTTCCAGATCCTGCATTTTTAATTGGCGTTGACTTTTACTATCAAAGAAATAAGTTTGGACAGGCGACTATTACGCCTCCATATAGCTAGGAGTTGAGATGGCTTTAGGTACACCAGTCGCAGCAGCAACAGCTTACTCCGCATCCGGAGGAACGACTGTTGCACCAGCATATCCTGCAAATATTGCAGCGACTGATGTCGTTTTGCTTTTTGTCGGTCAAAAACCTACAACTAATGGTGGAGGTACGGTTACAACCCCAACTGGCTGGACTCTTCAAGAGGAGCGTATTGGTGGTGGCGGATATGCTGCAGCCGGCTCTCCAGTTGCAGCGGATCAGGGTGATACAAATATAAGAATATATAGCTGGAATAGCCCAGTTGCAAACCAAAGCGGAACTTTATCAGTTACACTTGGTGGAAATGATGTATCTTTTGCCTTTATAGTTCGAATTCCTACGGGTGGAGGAACAATTTCTTATGGTGCCTCTGACGGACAAGATACTACTGGTGGAAACGTTTCAGTAACTCTTGCTGCAAACCCAGGTCTTCAAACTGGAGATCTTGCGATTTGGGCTATGTCTATTCCGACTGACGTTACCACACCAACACAGTTTTCCGCACACGTAATTAGCGCAACTGGTGCAGTTTTTGCAACTGCAACAGAATTAAATGAGCCAGACAGTAATGCTGGAAACGATATTGGTGGTTTTACTGCATACGCTTCTGTAACAAGTGGAACAGCGAGTGCTGCACCAACAATTACGGCAACTGCTGGTGGAACAACTACAAACGTTCGTGGCCCGCTTGCTTTGCTTCGAATTCGAGAAGCTGCTCTACAGCGTACTCTTACGGCGGATACACAGACGTATAATGAGACACTACGAGATGCAAACTTATCGCGTAGTAGATATGTTTATGGAAATACCTGCCAACTTACGGTGTCAGATCAGTTAAAGTATCGCGATACGTTTGATTACTCAAACGGCGTATTATCTACAGTAAGCTCAGGAGTTTGGGTAGATAGAAATGGCTCAATTGATATATTAAATGGACGATTTTATGAAAGTTTGGGCTCAAATAGCTATGCTGAATTAAATACTTCAACATATGATTTCCATGACAATCAAGAAGCAGAGATATTGGTTAGTCTACTAGGGTCAGGAGACTATCCTGGCCCTGCGGTAAGAGTGACTGCTTCCGGGGCCTATATTATTCATGCTGATGGAACAAATGATCCATCACGAAGTATTTATAGGCTGGATGGCACTACTCGTGTAAAAATAGGTACTCTTACAATTGCTCCAATTAATGGAGATACTCTCAAAATTCGTGCTGTTGGGAATCAAATTTCTGCTTATAAAAATGGAATATTGATAGAAACAGTTACAGATAATACCTATAGTACTGGACAACCTGGAATTTATTATAATCGTGGTAATATAAATGCCTCAAGAGGCGATAACTTCGTTGGCTATACCGTCGGAGTTGATTCTGTAAATTTAAAAGTTGGAAGAAGAGTATTTGGAAATCTAGGGCTATTTAGACTATCGGACCAGTTAAAGTATCGTGACACGTTTAATTATTCGAATGGAGAATTAGCAACAGTAAGTTCTGGAAACTGGACAAATTTATTAAATGACATAGATATTTTTAATGGAGAATTTTACGAAACCGACGGCTCCACTAGAAGTTATGCGGCGGTTTCAACTTCTGTCTATGACTTTTTAGACAATCATGAATCAGAAATATTAATTACAGCTTTAAACGTAGGTGATAGAATAGGGCCTGGTGTAAGGCTCACTTCTTCTGGAGGGTATGCACTAAGTATTGATGGTTTTAATGATGGCGGTAGAGCAATACTACGAATAGATGGCACTAATGGTACTATAATAGGCACAGTACCGATAGTTCCTGTAGTCGGGGATACTTTAACATTAAGAGTAGTAGGTAATCAAATATCTGCGTACATAAATAATGTATTAATAGATACTGTAACTGATAACACTTATTCAACTGGTCAACCTGGCATATATTACAATAGAACTAATGTAAATACAAGTCGTGGGGATAACTTTGTAGCATATTCTATTGTTGAAGATTCAATAGGGATAAAATATAACAGAAAGCTAACTGCGGATGTTCGCGCTTATACGTTTACTGGCAATGATGCTACTTTAACAAAAACTTCTTCGCAAAAAACGCTCACCGCAGAAAAAGGCACTTTTACCGTAGCAGGACAAAATTTATTCTTCTTTCGTGGATTAAATATTCCAATTACAGCGCAAGCCTTTACGCTTACTGGCCCACCTACTACAATAATTGGAATACTTGCCAGTAAGCAAATAACAATTGAAGCACCTGCAGGATATGCTCTTCATGTCGTAACTGATATTTCTCAGGCGGCGCTTTCAACTTGCATTTATAATGGGCAATCTCCAGCCATACAGGTCGGAGACCAAATACTTTATAGAACTACCACTGTTACAAACTCATATCCAGTTTCGATTAACTCGACTGGTATTGTAAGTGCAGCTGGTCCTGATACATTTAAATATTATATTTGGTCTGCGGGCACTTGGTCTGCGGAATTAACTTATACTACAATAACACAGAGTCGCACCTTAGTTGCTGACTCTCGTTCTTTTGCGCTTAATTTACAGCCAGCGAACATACTACGCAATCGTAGATTAGTAGCTACAACTCAAACTTATAATGAAAATCTTCAGCCAGCCAATCTACTGAGAAACCGTAGATTAGTAGCTGATACTCGAGCGTATACTGAGACATTACAGCCAGCGAACATACTACGCAATCGTAGATTAGTAGCTGATACACAGACTTATAACGAGAATTTACAACCAGCCAATCTACTGAGAAACCGTAGATTAGTAGCTGATACTCGAGCGTATACTGAGACATTACAGCCAGCGAACATACTACGCAATCGTAGATTAGTAGCTGATACACAGACTTATAACGAAGATTTAAAAGCTGCAAACATACTACGCAATCGTAGATTAGTAGCAGATACTCAAACTTATAACGAGAATTTACAACCTGCGAATATACTGAGAAACCGTAGATTAGTAGCTGATACACAGACTTATAACGAGAATTTACAACCTGCGAATATACTGAGAAACCGTAGATTAGTAGCTGATACACAGACTTATAACGAGAATTTACAACCAGCCAATCTACTGAGAAATCGTAGATTAGTTGCAGATACTCAAACTTATAATGAAAATCTACAACCTGCAAACATACTACGCAATCGTAGATTAGTCGCAGATACGAGAGCTCTCATTCTTACTCGAAACGACGCGACATTTAAATATAGTCGAGTAGTTATTGCAACTACTCAAACTTATACTTTAAGCGGAAAAGTACTTTCTTTTGTATCTGCAAACGTACTCAAAACTGATACTCGTAGTTACACTCTTACTCGAAACGATGCAACTTTAATAGTTTCTCGTAGATTAACGTCAGACTCTCAGACTTATAACGAAAATTTACAACCAGCAAACCTACTTCGCGGACGTCGAATAGTTGCTGACGTACAGACTTATAATGAAAATCTACAACCTGCAAATCTTTTTGTAGCTCGTAAATTACTTGCCGCTGTACAAACTTATAATGAAAATTTACAGCCTGCTAACATACTACGCAATCGTAAATTAATAGCAGAATCTCAAACTTATAACGAAAATCTTCAGTCAGCAAATATACTGCGTAATCGTAGATTAGTAGCTGATGTACAGACTTACAATGATGATTTAAAAGCTGCTAACATACTACGCAATCGTAGATTAGTAGCTGATACTCAAACTTATAATGAAAATTTACAGCCTGCAAATGTACTCCGTAATAGTAGATTAGTTGCAGATACTCAAACTTACAATGAAAATCTTCAGCCAGCAAATATTAATACTGGAAAAAGATTAGTAGCAGAAAGCGGAACTTTTGCAGAAAATCTGCAGCCTGCGAATTTAAGAGTTTCTCGTCGCCTTGTAGCAGATACACAGACTTATAACGAAAATCTACAGCCAGCAAATGTACTTAGAAACCGTCGACTTGTCGCAGACACGCAAACTTACAATGAAAATCTTCAGCCCGCAAACCTACGAGTAGCTCGTTTCCTTAGTGCGACTACTCAAAACTATTCTCTGATAGGAAATGCACTCAACTTTGCAAGTGCTGGTAATATAATTGCAAATAGCCGCGCCTATACTATTACGATAAATGATACTGTTTTAAGAGTAGATCGTAAATTAAGTCTAGATAGCCAAACTTATAACGAAAACTTACAGCCAGCCAATCTACTTAGAAATCGTAGATTAATTGCAGAAACCGGAACTTTCTCAGAAAATTTACAGTCCGCGAATTTGCTCAGAAATCGTCGACTTATTACGGATACACAGACTTATAACGAAAATCTGCAACCAGCAAACCTGTCAGCGAATAAGAGACTCGTTGCAGATACTGGAGCCTATACTCTCACTAGAAATGATGCAAGTTTAATTGGGGGAGAAAAATTACCGCTCGACACTGCCCAGTACAATTTAACTGGCGGAACACTAGCTTTCCGTCGCACATATGTACTGACAGCGACTACAAAAGCAATCGAACTATCTGGATATGTAGAAGGTGGATATGTAGAGCCTGGCTATGTTTCTACTTCAATACAAATTCTGTACGGAAGAAAATTATCACTTTCAACAGTTACATATACACTAACTGGACAGTTAACAAATATTACAACCGCAAGAGGATTGATAAAAGTTTGGACAGGTTCGGCTTGGGTATTAAAGCCTCTCAAAGTATGGAATGGTACAGCTTGGGTTACAAAACCAATTAAGATATGGAATGGTACAACATGGCGAACATATTAGTAAAAAAATCAACTGTAATTATAATTAAAAAATCAGATACGACCGTACCTTCAAAAAGATTAGTGGTGCAGGAAATACCTGTAACACTTAGCGATGAAAGTATATCGGTAACACTCGACCAAGTTGAGGAAATTACGATATAAAAAAGGGGCTTTACGCCCCTTTCTCTTATTTAAATATGTCTTGCCAATTTCCAGTAGTGGAGGCTCGAGCATATTCTGTTGCACGATTTTCAAAGAAGTTGGTATGCTCAACAGCATTTACCATGTAGTCAATCCAAGGAAGGGGATTTTTATCGCTCTTAAAGATTTTCTTCATTCCTAGTCCAAGAAGTCGACGATCCGCAATATAGCGAATATATTCTTTTACTTCAGCCGAAGTAAGATCGGGAACTTCCGCACCTTCGAAGCAAAGATCAATAAAAGCATCTTCAAGCTCAACTGTACGCTCTGCTGCACAGTAGACTTCGTACTTCAGATCGTCCGTCCACAGTTCAGGGTTCTCCTGAATAAATGTGCGAAACAACTGAGACATTCCTTCAACATGAAGACTCTCGTCTCGAATACTCCACGTTACAATCTGCCCCATTCCTTTCATCAAATTATGGCGAGGAAAGTTCAGTAGAATAGCAAAGCTACTAAAAAGCTGAACACCTTCCGTAAATCCACTATAAATTGCCATTGTTTTAGCAATATCTAGTTTTGTTTCCATTCCAAAGTTGGAAAGATACTCGTGCTTATCGAGCATTGCTTTATGCTCCATAAACTTTACATATTCATCATCACTAAAACCGAGAGTTTCAAGCAGAAGGGAATATGCTTCTTGATGGACAGCTTCCATTGCTGCAAAAGATGCAAGCATCATTCGCACTTCTGGTTGCTTAAACGTTGGAAGGTAATGCTTAGCATAACCGCAGCAAACATCAACATCAGCCTGAGTAAAGAATCGAAAGATTGAACTCAGAAGTTTTTTATTCACTGGACTCAGCTTATCTCGATAGTCACGAAGATCGTCTGCAAGATTTACTTCACCAGGCAGCCAATGCATATGCTGTTGAGTTTTATAGTGCTCAAAAGCCCACGGGTAGTTAAAGGGTTTGTAGTATTCGCGTTCTGTAAGTAGGCTCATTTAGTTTGTTTCCAAAAATCAAAGATTTGCTTTCCTATAATAGGATGTACACAATTTCGAAGTACCTGAGCAGGGCAATGATTAGTTCCATAATAAAGTTTTTCTTCAAAATGAATATCTAACCAGTCTTGCAGTGCTTCTCGTCCTTTCAAAGTACCGTTATTTATAAAATTATCTGGGCGAGCTATGTCTTCAGCTTCGAAGTCAAAGTTTGCCCAGAAATAATGTCGTCCTATTATTTTTGTAGGTGGAATAAGTGGTGTATAGTATGGCTTTACATTTTCTACGATCCAGCCGCCCTTAAAGTATGTTTTTAGAAAGATAATTTGTTGATACAAATCCATTTCTGGATACTTTGGAGCTGTTCGAGAGTTTGCCCTTGCCATTCTACTATGAGACTGGCAAGGAGGGCTACTCCAAATAAAATCAAATTGATCGTATACTTCTGGAAGTAGCTTGTGAGCGTCTTCTACAAACATTGAGTCATTTGGATATAGTTTCTCATACACCGCAGCGATCTTTGGATCTAACTCAACTGCTACAACGTCCACATCCTCCCAGAGCTTTCTATTTCCGCCTACTCCAGCGTAGAGATTAAGTACGCTCGTCATAAATTATCCCTGGCAAGCAAGACAAGCGTTTTCATCTGTGCTTTCAACAACAAGTTGTCGAAGAGCTTCATCAGAGATTTTTTCTGCTCTCTTGTATGCTTCACTTCGAAGATAATAAAGAGTCTTTACTTTTTTCTTCCATGCCATCATATGAATAGCGTGAAGTTCTTGCTTTGAAACGTTTGCCGGAAAGAAAACATTGAGAGACTGGCTTTGGCAGATATACTGCTGTCGATCTGCCGCAAGATCAATAATCCAACGCTGATCGATTTCTACTCCAGTCTTAAATACATCCTTTGTATAGTCATCAAGAAAGTCAAGATGCTGTACAGAGCCTTCATTCATCATGATGCTTTTCCAGACTTCGTCAGTATCCTGGTCAAGATCCTGAAGAACAGATTCAAGATATTCGTTCTTCAGAAGGCTAGTGCCGCTCTTAGTTTTTTGAACAAACGCATTAGCACGATAAGGCTCGATGCTAGGGCTAGTATTACCACATATAATGCTGCTACTAGCATTAGGAGCAATAGCCAGCAAATGGCAATTACGCATTCCAGTGCCTTCGGCATCAGGTGCTTCGCCACGCTCAATAGCGAGCTGTCGGCTGGCTTCCACTGCTTTTTGCTTAATATGCTTGAACATCGCCATGTTTCTGCCTTTTGCAAGAGCACTTTCAAACGGTAAGTGATGTCTCTGAAGGTACGCATGAAATCCCATCGCTCCAAGACCGATGCTGCGCTCTCGAGTAGCACTAAATACTGCTTTCTCTAGCTCAGGCGGAGCATTATCAATAAAATATGTAAGAACATTGTCAAGCATTCTTATAAGATCGGGAATGAATTGATCGCACTTTGACCAGGAGTCATACTCTTCAAGATTTACACTTGAAAGGCAGCAAACTGCAGTTCGATATTCGTTTGTTGGAAGAGTAATCTCACTACAAAGATTTGAATGATGTACGCGAAGCCCAAGATTCTTTTGTGACTCTGGAAGTGCTTCGTTTACCGTATCTTCAAACATAATATATGGTTCACCAGTTTCAACTCGGTTTTGAATAAGTTTTACCCAAAGAGTTTTAGCTGGAACTGTCTTTGTTACCTTTCCACTGTGTGGGTCGATAAGAGGCCAAGAATCGTCAAAACCTTCTTCCTTTGTAGCTCCTTCTATGAGTTTCATAAAGGCATCTGGAATAATAACGGCGTGATGAAGATTTGTCGACTTTCGATTAATGTCTCCACCAGTCGGTTTTCGTACATCGAGAAACTCTTCGATCTCTGGATGCGACATATGAAGATATGCAGCGTAGCTTCCACGACGTGTCACGCCTTGTGAAAACGCAAGCATTTCTGCATCGACAACTTTGAGAAACGGAATTACTCCTGTACTTTCCGAACCAGAGGAAGTTTTACTTCCTACAGAACGAACATCATTCCAACATCCACCAATCCCGCCACCAACAGAAGAAAGAAAAGCGTTTTCAGTGTAATGTCCGGTAATTCCCCCTCGAGAGTCATCAACATAGTTAAGAAAGCAACTAATAGGGAGACCTCGAGTAGTCCCACCATTTGACAGTATTGGTGTACTGAACATAAACCAGAGGTTACTTGCATAGTTATATAGTCTCTGTGCATGCTCTTCATCGTCGGCAAAGGCTCTCGCCGCACGTGCGAAAGCATCTTGAGGCGAGTTTTCGCCTGCGATCATGTATCTATCTTGAAGAGTTTTTACCCCAAATTCGGATAGTAGAAAATCCAGCTTATAATTCAACTTCATTCAAAAATTCCTTTATCTTCGTCTCTATCTCTTCGATTGAGTGCTTTGGAAAAGTTATTGCTTCTTCACAATAGCTGAGTAGATCCATCAGCATATAATTCTTTAGCAATAGTTCCGCATTTTCATTCAGCGTTTGGATGTATTTGTATTTTCCTTGTAGCGGTAGCATATCGTAAATATCGAAAGCAGAGCCGTATTGATTTATTAAATCTGTTGCTCGCTTTGGACCAATTCCTGGAACGCCTGAGATATTATCTCCTTTATCGCCCATTAGAACTTTGTAGCTGATATACTCTTCTCTCGGAAACTCAAAAAACTCATCCCAATTATGAACTGTAGTTTCTTTTCTAGTTACTGTGGAGAATCTTGAAACATTATCATTTACAAGAAGATCCCAGTCTCTATCACTTGAGATTAACCAAATATCTTCAATATTTAGCGACTCTCGATACTTAACAATAAAAGCAGCTAAGTCATCTGCCTCTACACCTTTATATCGAAGAACAAGAAACTTTTCTGAAAGAGCTTCAAGAGTTCTTTCGTACTCCTGAAAAAATTCTTCCATTGCTTCTTTTTCTTCGTCCGTCTGGTTCTCGTATCTTTCTTTTCTATTTTCTTTATATTCTGGGCAAATAGACTTACGATAGTAGCTATTTCCCTGATCTGCAGCGATAATGATATTGCTGCACTTATAAGATTGGGCTAGACTTTGAACTGTACGAATATACTCATCTTCAAAGTCCGTTTTACCTTGATGCTTCCATCGAAACGCTAGGTTCATAGCATCAACGATAAGAACATTGTTATTCTTATCTAGCATTGTTTCTTTAAATTTAATCACGAACAAACTCCAGCGTTTCTTGTTTGAGCCATTCTTCTGCGAGCATTACATAACAGTCTAGCCAGGATATGTGCATATACTTTGTATTGACTGGCTTTTCTGATGTAACTACATAAATTTTTGATCTTGTGTATTTAAAAAATAGAAGTGGTTTTTGTAATTTGAGTCCAGCCTGTTGTACAATTTTCTCCCACCAGTTAGACAAATAGTTAGTTTTGTTTGTAAATATCTTATCATTCAAAGGACTGCTATCATAATTCTTTACTTCAATGCAATATACATTTTTTGCATCTGGTATGTATAAGTCTCCTTTGAGATAAGAAAGAGCGCCCGAACTGGGCACTCTCTCAAAAGTAAGTCCTGTTGCGTCTCTCAACAAGTCTCTTACTAAGTATTCTCCACGTTGTCCTTTCATTCTTGAATCTACCATTAGACAATAATTCCACTAATGCCTCGGGTTTTTTGAACCTCAATCTTATTTAAAAGAGGATGAGACCATTGGTGGCTTACGATATAGGTATTTAGTTCTTCATTGAGTAGAACATCAACTAACTTCTCTCTTCCTAGCTCATCAAGAACGTTCATTACTTCGTCAAGAAATAATACGTTGATTTTACTAGAAGATAGACTACTCATTAGTTTTCGAATACCAAGTAGTGTTGCAATATTTACTCGAGCCAACTCTCCAGAAGAAAGTGCAAGAATATCTATCACGTTACCATTATCTGTAATTTCCACATTTAGTTTATCGTTACTAACAGTAAAATTCAAAGTGAATCTACCATCTGATAGTTCAGATAGATAGTTGCTAGTAAGTTCTTCTAGCTCTTTTACCAAGTTTTCGATCTTGTAAGCTACAAGACCATTTGTACTAAATGCTTTTTTAAGCACTTCAAGATTAGCTCTCTTTGAATTACAGGTTTCATAATCAACCTGAAGAGTTGCTAACTGAGATTTGAAATTCTCAGTCTGTTCTTGAATGACAGAAATCTTGGCATTGTGGCTAGCGCGGTCATTATTCTCTCTGCTAATTTTTGCAATCAGAGTTTCTGTATCTTTGATACGTGTTCTGAGAGCACTTAATTTTTCCTTTAACTCATCTTCATTAATGAGTTTAGTGGGCATATCGTGTTTAATAGATCGATAAAGGTCTTCCCACTCTTTTAGCTTTCTATTTTTTAGAACAGCCCTCTCATTCTTTTCTTGAATTTCCTTAATTCTCGCCTGAATATCTTTGTATTTTCCTTCTTGCTCAGTAATCTTTTCTTTTTCTTTGTGTATGTGATCGAGCTTGAATTGCTCTGGCACTGATTGTTCACAAGTTGGGCATACATTTCCTAGATCCTCCATCTTACCTATGAGTTTTTTGGCAGATCCAACTATGCTTTTAATTTCGCCTAGTTGTGCTTGGTACACATCATAGGATTCCACTTGATCTTCAGGCATCTCTCTTATAGACGCTATCGGAATTTGCCTAAGAAGATCTTTTAATTGATTATTCTTTGCAATCTCTCTATTAGTGGTCGAAATATTATTTAATTCAATAGCAAGACGATTCATCTCCTCCTGATCGTTAGCTGAAATAGTAGGAAGTGGTTGAATTTCTTTTGGAGTTGTATCAAACAACTTATTTGATTCTAGCCATCTTTCGATAGTTACAATCTTTCCTTCTAACTTTGAGAATTCTTGCTCAACATCTTTTGAAGCATTTTTAAATACTTCAAATAGTTCAACATACTGCTCAAGACCAAGAAGGTCAATAAGAAATTTCTTTCTATTTGCATCAGTAGCTGTAAGAAAATTAAGGCTGGAGTTGGTATTTTGATATACGACTTGAGAAAAGGTTCGAAAATCAATACCAAGTATATCCTCTATGGTTTTATAGGTATTTGTTGCCGTATGGCTACTAATGTCATCTCCGTTTTTAAACAGTTTGACTTTAATAGTAGCTGCACGTCGAACAAGATTGATTTCATACTCGTCGGCATCTTTGGAAAAAGACAGCTCGATATTGTACCCTTTTTCAATCAACCTGTTTTGAATATCCGCTTTTTTAATTCCTTTTGAGTTTTTGTTAAACAAAACTTCTTCAAGAATTAGCGGAATAGAGGATTTTCCAACTCCATTTGTGCCTAAAATCTGAGTTATCTTATTCTCAGAAAGATCAAGAATATTGCCTTCTCCATAAGAAAAGCAATTATCCCATTTCAATGTTTTTAGTGTAATCATTAAACAACCCTACAATACTAGGTATTTTATCGTCCGAAATTTCTAAGATGTAGGTTAGATACTCAACAAGCTCTTCTGCGAGAGTCATACTCTTGTCGAGTACGAGAGAAGTTTCAATGTTTCGTTTCACTACTTTTTTGTCAAGAAGCTCTGTATTTGCTACTTTTGCCAGATCTCGCATATCACCTTCTAGTTCGTAAATGATATGATCTTTTATACCTGGAATCATCTCATTTGTATCTGTAACTGTCTTTCGAATAAGTTGAGGAAGATCGAGATCAATCCAACTCCAGTTCCAGTTATCAATGAGTACAAGCCCTGTATTTACTTTTGATCTATGAAAAGATGTAGTCATTGGACTACCTGGGTAAACAATATTTCTCTGAGAGTTTGAGTGAGCGTGTAAATCGCCTGCAAAAACAATTGGAAAATTACTAAACCTTTCAAGATCAACTTCTGGCGTAACGTGTGGTGGTATTTCTCCTCTTACATGAGTAAACAACGGAAGAGATGAGTTTAGTTTTTCAATGGAATCTTTCTTATGAAGTTCACAGTATGGAAGAATCGAGAAGCCTCGAGAATCTTCATAACTAGAAGTAATCACAGTTACTCTCTCATTCAGATTTGAAGTTACATCTGCAAGAACAGTTAAAAAACTACTATTCTTCTTTGTCGCTTCATGATTGCCATCATATATAATTGTCTCTATTTTTGTGCTTTTTACAAACGAAAAATAGAGCTCCAACTCATCAAGAGTTGGAACCCTATCAAAAATATCTCCACCAATTATATGTAAATCTACATTCTCTTCCAGCTCTTTTAGCTTATCGAAGAAGGAGAGGTATCTTGAACGAGCCCAGCTAGTGGGCACGTTCTTCTGTCCTAGCTTGATATGCCAGTCTGCTGAAAATAATATTCTCATTCTACATCGAATTCGTCGCTAATAGATTCGTCGGTATTCGACTCAGTAGCACCAGTCATCATGCGCTCGAGGTACTCTTTCTGCTGATCGGGCGTCGGACGTGGAAGAAGCTCGTCAATCGACGCAGATGCTTCAACAGCTTCACGCTCTTCAGTAGTCAGAGGGCGAATGCTCTTCTGGCACTTGAGAGTCTGTAGAGTGTACTCTACGTTATAAACATTTGGGCCGTTCTTTACACGCTTAAAGTGTACTTCCCAGCCATTTTCGGGATCGGTAGGATCGCCAAGGTCTTCGGCAGCTACACGAATCTGATCCATCAGCTTTTTCTTCAGATTGAAGATTTTTACCTTTCCATCAGCGGGATCGATACACTGAATGGAATATGCCCAGGAGCACTTGAGATCGGGATAGTATTCCTTCACCCAATCTTTTTCTGAATTTGTAAAACGCTCAGAGGCGCGATCAAAAGACAGACACTCCATTGGAATGTTCTTATCCTTATCACCTTTTACCCAGTAAATATACCGAGGAAGAAGGTCACCAATCAGACGAACACAGTTGTCGCCGTTTTTGTAAGCATACTGGTCAAGATTGTTTTTCTTGGCAGAACCAGAAGAAGTCGTAAATTTAATACCCATTGTTTTTCCTTAGTGAAGAACTTCTTCCCAACAAAAATATATTTGGTCATTTTGTATGGAAAGTAGTTTATTGCTTTGTAAAGACTCCACCGATATAGGACATTCATATACCGACAGAGTAGCTTGTTTTGTGACTTTGTATTGATTATAATTACGAAAACTTGCTAGCGCCACATATTCTGCAAGTTTTTCGGCTGGAAAAGTTTCTCTTGCCGTAATAACCTTTTTGGGGTTAAGAAGATAAGAGTGGCCCATCCAATTTATTGCTGCCATCTTTTTAATGTGAGCATCATAATTATTCTTTGGAATTGGCTTAAAAGTAAGATACGCAACGATATCCAGTATTTTACTAGGCAGCCCTTCAGACTGAATAAATACTGTAGGCCAATCGAAAAAAATCATTTATAATTACTCCCAAAAAAGATATTATACCGTATTGAACAAAAAAAGTCAAGAACAATTTTTCAAACAGGTATAAAGTTCACTTGGTATCCTTCCTTGATATAGTGCCCGAGACGAAATTGAGCTTGTTTTTCAGCTGTCTTTCCTTTGAGATTAATATCAACGATAACCGGAGATTTTTTATTTGGATACTCTCGTACTACTCGACCAATAAGCTGTGTGAGTAGCGGAGTATTATTTACAGGAGATGCGAGAATAAGACAACTAAGTGGATTCACGCTAATACCCTCAGAGAAGATACTTTGTGTTCCAAGAAGAATATCTACTTCACCAGCATTGATTTTGCGAATCTTTGCTTCTCGATCTTCTGTAGAGTTTTCTCCTGTAATAATCTCACAATGGTCTCCAAGCGTTGCAGCAATACGTTTGAGAAAGTAAACTCGATCAGAAAGAAGAAGAACTTTATGACCTTGTTTTCGATAAGCTGCTGCAAGCAGTGCGATTAGCTCTCCATAACCTTCCTGAGCTACAAGATCGTTTACTCGAATCGCCCAAGGAATTTTAGCTCCATCCATAAATCGCACTTTTGATTGGATAACATCAACTGTAGGAACCATATAATTTTCACGCGGAGGCGTGAACTTGGTGGTGCCAAAGTAGTCTGGAAGAAGTACGTGTCGTCCATCCTTTCTTTCTACTGTTCCAGTCAGTCCAATTTTATACTTGGCATAACTAGCATCGACAAGACGATTAAAAGTATTAGCTGGGATGTGATGGCACTCGTCTATAATCAAAGTACCAAATGTCTTTTCTATCTCTCCACGCTTTTTATAAAGCGTTTGTACGTTTCCAACAACTATTGGAGGAGCAATATTAAAAACTCCACTTCCAATTACTCCTGGAGTAATTCCAAATACTTTTTTAATCTCAGCTTCCCACTGAGTTCTTAGTGCAATTGTGTGAGTAACAATCAAGGTTTTCTGAGAAAACTTTGCTGCAATTGCAAGTGCTGTAAAAGTCTTGCCCCACGATACAAAAGCATTAATTACTGCATTTCCTTCAATTTTATCGTAGATTTCCTTTTGACTGTCTCGAAGATCAAATCGAAACTCTGGAAACTCTACTGGAACTTCTAGTCTCTTATCTACTATTTCGTAACCCTTTGGAATAAGATCAGTTCTTCCAACTGGAATAGAATAAAGGTTGTCTCGTATCTTTCGAATATTCTTAATGATTATTGGGGGAGCATCTTCCTTATAGGAATCAATCTTATAAGTTAAAGCTTTTTCCATCTCAACAATATGAGATGGATCTCGAGCATTAAGATATATTCTATTTGATATTATTGCTTTCATATTGTCTTTCGAAAAGATTTTAGTTCCATCTCAGATACGCCATATAAAAGCCACGGCATCTTATCTAGATATAATATCTGCGCCCATTCTTCTGCTGCTGGATACCGTGACATTGAAAATAAACTATTTACTTTTTCCACATAAATAACTGTATAAGTATTTCGAGACATTTTCTTTTTGATTTTACGAGACTCTACAGTACAAACCTTACCTCTTTCATAGCGAAACGGAACACCGCGGCTATCAATAAATAATGAATGTGTAGACTTTACTAAATCGATAAAGGAATGATACGATTTTACCAACGGAGCTTTTAGCTGAGAAGTTTTTAATCTTCTCTCTCCGAGAGTTTTACCGCTTTGGTTTTTATCGTCTAGCACTTTTCCGTTAATAAAAAGAAGCCCATCAGAGGAGTATAAATCCTCTGACGGGATTTCATATACAGGAAACTTAACAGCTCTATTTATCTGTTTAAAGTTTAATGGAACCAGCATATTTATCTTCAAATTTGCCCATTGAGTAGTCATCGCCTACGTCAATATCGATACCGATTGGGCAACCTGGGATACTAATACCCCTGTCTTTTTGAATCTCAGCTGAAAGAATAGCTTTGTAATCCTCAACTTCGTCATTTGGAACTTCAGCAAGAATCGAGTCGTGCACAAGTGCGAAGATTTTAGCTTTCATTCCACGCTGCTTGATTACGTTATTAACTTCAATTGCACCAATCAAGTTAATATCCGATGCCGCAGACTGTACAAGAAAGTTAAGGCCGGAGCGGACTGCGTGTCCTTGGACTCCCTTGTTTTCTTTGTCTTTGGCTGCGTCGAGTCTACGCTTTCTTCCAAAGATGGAATAGACGTGACCGTTTTTCTCGATGAATGCTTTTTGCTCATTAATCCACTCCTCCAGTTTCCAGAAAGCACTAAAATATTCTTTAATAATATCTTTTGCTTCGCCTACGGAAAGTCTTCCGCCGTCTTTGGTTACTTGCTCACTAATCTTTTGTGGTCCAGCGCCATACATAATTCCGAACGTTACGGCTTTTGCAGCCTGACGAACTTCCTTATATTTTTCTGCAACTTCTTCCACAGGACAATTGAGACGAAATACTTTTTTCGCAATTGTAGAGTGAAAGTTTCCCCCAGACCTGAACACATCTTGAAGCTCAAGATCGTCTGCAAGAACAGAGGCTACATAAACTTCAGCAGTCTGCAAGTCCATTGATACAATCTTGTGACCATCCCGAGCTTTAATACAACCTTTTACAATCGGATTATCTCGAGGAAGCTGCTGCATATTTAACTTTCCACTCGAAGACAGTCGTCCAGAAGTGGTACCATGAAGGTTAAAGTTCGTACGAAGTCTTCCATCAGAATCTAGCTGAGGAATAATTTTATCGAGATAAGTATTCTTAATCTTCGTCTTTTTACGAATTTCAAGAATCAGCTTCGGAATCTCATGTTGCAGTGCAAGTTTTTCGAGAACTTCAGAATTCGTAGAATGCTCACCTTTTTCAGTTACAATTCCAGTAGGCTCAAGACCAACATAATCGAAAAGCAACTTTCGAAGCTGCATTACGCTATTCGGATTGAACTCCTTCTCCTGCTCTTTTTCAAACTTTACAATGCTTTCATGCTTTCGAAGTTCGACTACTGCCTCTTCGATCTCCTTTGACATAAGACCTTGGCTAGCAATAAGTCGGTCAACATTAAACGGAACACCGTTATCCTGTACATCCATCAAAAAGCGAGACGCTGGAAGTAGAATAGTCTTATAGACGCGCATCAATTGCGGATTTCCCCGCTTGAGTGCGTTCTCAAACTTCGCAAAAAGAATAAAAGTTACAGCAGCGTCGATAGCTGCGTAAGTCTTCATTACTTCAAACGGAATCCACTCCCAGCGAAAATCGTCTTTCAAAACTTTATGATCTTTACGGTACTGCTCAATCCAATTATACATTGGTTTTTCGTAGTCGCCGTACTCCGTATACTTCATGGCAAGCATTTTCAAGCCATGAGTACCCGGATTTTCGTCAATCATATAGTGCATAAGCATTGTGTCTTCAAAGTTTCGAACCCGAAGACTGAAATGATATTCGAACATTGGAATATCAAATTTTGCATTATGAAAGACCATACGCTTTTTGTCGAAAAGTTCCTGCAACTTAGCCTCTGCTTTTTCATCAATGCAATCTGCATCAATATACGCACCAGCATCTTTCTTATAAGAAAGACTAATGCCAAGCATATGAGCATTGCGAGGATACAGACCAGTTGTTTCGGAGTCAATGCCTACGAAATCCTCTGGAGAATCAATGCACTTTTGAATATACGCAATTGCTTCGTTTGTATCTCGAATGCCGAGAAACTTCTCGTCAGACACGTCAGCCTTTTTCTTGTCGCCAGAAATATAGCCAAGAATACTCTCAAGAGAATCATCCCAGAGTTTCTTAGCTTCGGCTTTAAACGTGAGCATACTCGGATTGATAATAGGAAGAAACTTATTATCAATCACGGTTCCTGCGTACTGAGTTACCTGAGTTACTTTAGTAAAGTACTTCAGTGGCTCAGAACCAACAAGAATAACCCAGGTATAGCCATCTGGGTTAAAATTAAGGTCGACGTCTTTTTTCAGAACCTTTTTAATTGTGGGGTCCGAAGACAACGCAAACCTATCAAAATCAAATTTAAAATATTGCTTAAAATTAGTTTTCGAAGGTTTCGCTTCAATAATAGCTACATTGGCCATAATAACCTCAAAGTAGAGAATTTAATCTCAGATTGGCACTTTAATTTGGTCTGGGATGTGTGACTCGAACACACGACCTTCTGCACCCAAAGCAGACGCACTACCAGGCTGTGCTAATCCCAGTTCACATTCTATACAAATTGTTGTAAGCGTACTGGTTTCATGGGAAGTAAACCAGTTTTTGCATCTTTGGCAACAACGCTCATAATTAGGATAAATCATTCACTCCGACCAGGGCAAGATTTAAGTCGTTCCGGGACTTTGAAGGTGGATATAACTAAATTCATCTTTATCCGTATGATATATGTAATACGGCTTGTGTCCATAGCACATTACTTCGCACTCATCACTCATAGGCGATTTTGCCGTTGAGAATACCAGACCCATGTCGTACTTATCTCGTTCACGGAGAGAGTTGACATAGCATGGTACAATATCAATTTTACAGTAAAGAGAGATAAGCTGGTGAGGTTTTGCTGTAACTAAAAAATCCATATCGTGAAGTTCTAAAAAAGAATCCATTACAGATTGAAAAGTTTCCCAGTCTTTATAGTCCTGTGCTACTGACACTGCTATATTCATATGTTTCCTGCACCCAAACATCATTTGATGAAAGTCTAAAAGCTCCAATAAACTCATATTTATTCCACCTTTCTGGTTCGATAAGGCTCAAAATATAGTCTTCTTCTGCTACCCTATATAGATAGTATGTTTTACCAACTAATGGTGTAAAACTGTATCTAGACTTATATAATAAGTCATTTATACATACTTGGTCAAGCAATTTTTGGTACTCGGCTTTAATTTCTTCAAACTTTGTTTGAAAGTGATTTTTTACTGTTTGCGATTTATTTCTTTTGAAGAGTTCAACGTCTGGAAGAATTATTGCTGGAGCAGACGGCGTAATGCCGTAAGGCAATAAATTTGGCTTACTTAGATCGTCTCTTTCTTCAGAGTGATTAAATTGCAATTTCTGTTAACCCATGTTCTCTATCGAGAAACTTATATTCTACTTTTAGTAGACCGAACTGTTCTAGCTCTCTTAGAATCTCGGCTACATCAAACTCTCCACAGGAATAAACGTCAAACTGAAGAAGATTTGGTGTAGGCTCATCCCAGCAATGAAGGGCGATGTGGGATGTTTCAATAATAACAACAGCAGTTAGTCCACGATTTCCAGGCATATCTACATATTCTGAGATTGGGCCCGCGCAAACTTTCATGCCAATTTTTTCTACAAGTTGCTTCAGCCACTCCTCGGCCCAAATACGATTATTTGGGGCACGGTCAACCTCTGCTCGAATAATTAGGTGTTTGTGTACAAGTGTCATTTTTTAGTACTCTAACGCAATGTTGGGGCTTTTGGCTTTGAGCTGCCAAGTAATGATTTGTTTACTTCTACACTTCTTACAGACTCTAAACCGTTTGTAGCAGTTACTGTAGCAGTAAAGTACCAAGTACCTTTTGCAAGGTTAGTTATAGTGTATGTAGTTGCAGGAGGAGCTACAGTTACTTTGTAAGCAGAAGATCCTGTGGTAGAACCGTAATAAATAGTAACGGTACTTATTTCCGATACTGGGAGAGCTGTACCATCTTCATAAGTAGTTGGATATGTCCAACTAAGAACTGCATCTGCTGCAGTAGCATTAAAAGCAATTAAACTGCTTAAAATAAAAGCCTTGAGTTTCATATATACTCCTAAAGCCTGCACCAGTAGATGCTGTAATAAAAAGGTTTTCTGTTGCCAGGATAACCTAAAACCCCGAGAATGTTACGCCGCTAGGCGAATATCCTCAAAATAAACGTCATCGTTTGCGTTTACTTTTTTTTGCTTCTTCGACCGGGTAATCCCAATCCTAACGACTTTCACATTGCCGATTCTCCGCAGTGCTGCTGATTCCTGTCAAATCCTAAACACCCCCAACTAAACACATCCGTTAACAGTTGAGCGCCTAACTCAAGCATGAAACCCGCTAAAACGCCGGCTAAGCATTTGGAGCCGAATGTGCTTAGGTGGAGGTGGGCGGAATTGAACCGCCGTCCAAAAATCTCTCACACTACATCAACGAATTACATAAATAGTATTGATGCGACACAAACGCCAATCATTGATACTATTATACTGAATTCTATAAAATTACTAGCGCAACTAACGTATTTATCAATTTTCTGCATAAATCTCTTCTTTTCTGAGGGTAAAAGACCCATCATCGTTTTCAGTCCAGACGAGGGTATCACCCTCGTTCCATCCAAGTTCTTTTACAAACTCATCTGGCAGTTGAAGGTAGAGATCGTCGTCCATTTCAAATACTTCTAGTGTTGTTTTCATAAAGTGTATTATACTGCATTAAAGTGAATATGTCAATAAAAATTTTGGTGGAAAGAGTGAGATTCGAACTCACGGAAGATTTCTCTTCGACGGTTTTCAAGACCGTTGCATTCAACCACTCTGCCATCTTTCCTGGCGTTCCGAGAGGGATTTGAACCCCCGACCAGTAACTTAGAAGGTTACTGCTCTATCCCCTGAGCTATCGGAACTTGCTTGGTGGGCCTTGTAGGAGTTGAACCTACACTCAACGACTTATGAGGTCGCTGCTTTGACCATTAAGCTAAAGGCCCGAATCTCGAAACTCGTCTTTTGTAAACATACCAGAGTCCCAGCATCTACTAATAAATTGAGCTTCATGAATAGAATATACTTCTATAACTTTTACTAAGACTTTATCATATAGTCTTACTATAAAAGATTCCTCTCTTTGTTCTATAGTAGATTCTCTTATACCCATACTGTATGTACTCTTTTATAATGAGGGAACTTATTTGTATGTGCCTCTAGTATTTTTTGTAATTCCATTAGCACACTAAATGGAAATCCTTCTCTCGAACCTCTATCGTCTACGGATAAACGATCCATATAGTCATTAAAATAAGTAGTACCCCAAAAATCTATAATATTTTTGGCAATATGTGGATAAAATCTCTCTAATAGAGAATCTTCAATTTCTGGTACTAAATCCTTTATTGTTTTCATATCACATTTTCAAGCGTATAATCAAATATTGGGTGACTGCGAGTATAGTGAGTTACAATTACTTGTACATTTCCTACATAAGATCCAATTGTTTCTGTAACTTTATATGCTTTTTGCTCGTTATAAATAACTCGCTCAACTACTTGTTTTCCACATTCATTCATAATTGGTACCCGTAGCCGGACTCGAACCGGCACTTCCAAAGAAAACGGATTTTAAGTCCGTTGCGTCTACCTATTCCGCCATACGGGCAAAAATCAACCATATAGCCTTTTTCTTAATCCAGCTACTTGTTTTTCAGATAAAGAGCCAGGATCCCCAGCTTTTAAATTTACTACTCTTGAAGGAAACTCTCCAGCTATTTTCTTTATCTTTTCCGCCCCGGCTTTTCCTGCGTCATCGGCATCGAATATAATATCAATTCCAGAGACGCCAGAAATTTTTAATATAGTAAGTTTATCTTCATTGAAGTTATTCACTCCAAAACAACAAACGGCATTATCAAGCCCCTTATCATGTAGGTTAAGCATATCGAATATACCCTCTACTAAAATAACTCTTCCCTGTATTGGTTTTGCTAGTGGGTAGAGCGGTAGCTTTGCTCCGTGAGGAGTAAACATATATTTATTTTGAAGTGTGCTACTCTCATCACGGCCTTGAAAAGCAACTATTCTACCGCTTGGACTACGAATAGGAAAGTTAACACGACCAGAATAGTTTGGAGCTATATGATAAAATGCTGAAAACTTTTTATAAGTATCTGCTTTTATACCTCTCCAATCTCTTTCAAATGGTTGGTAGCCTTCCGGCATTGATAGACCTACTCCAGAACTACGAAGATTATCCATTATTCTTCGTATCTTCTCTCGTCTTATTCCAGTCTCACTAACCTCTACTTTATAGTGCTTAAAAAGATTACCTTTATGGCCACAAGCAAAACAATTAAAAATTCCAAGAACTCGGTCAACTCGCATTGATGGGTTACTATCATCATGGTCTGGATTTAGGCATCGTATAAGCAAATCTTTTCCAGACTGCCTGTATGGAATACCTTTTTCATCAAGAACTTGCTCTACACTGCTCATTACACAGCCTCATAAACATCTTCTGTGACTTCACCCTTTTTTGGGATCTCCCCAGTACAAGGGCCAATTTTCAACGATACCCAGTCCATTGTAGATGTAAAAGATACTTCTTCACTATTTCTCATCTTCACACAATTAAATGTAATGATGTTATCTGCCTTATCATGTGTGTCTAGAGTAAATGCAGCGTCTGCTGCATCAAGAATACCCTTCGCAAAACGAGCTTCTCCAGTTGCATCAATTTGATATGGAGAAATCATAATTACGTTATAATCTTGAGCATAACTTTTTAAAGCCTTACTAATCTCAATTTGCTCAGTCCAGTCATACTGACCCATTCTATTTCGAGTAATTACTCCGCGCTTTACTTGGTTGATATAGTCTACAATAACAACTCGAGGCTCTAGCTTACTCATCTTTTTATCTAGCTCCGTTCGAATATTCGCTAGAGTAAGTGAAGGATTATATACAATATCCAACTGTTTTTGTCGAAGTGGCTTTAGAGTTAGTTCTTTATGAAACTTGCTGAAATCTCGATGAGAAAGATAACTATTGTACGACCTCTCACCATCTTCAAATCTGGTAGCCCACCACTCTGCTACAAGCTGCCATTCACCAAGAGAAAGATTTCTATTTCGAATAGCAGTGTGCGGAATACCCGTAGCAACAGAACAGCAACGCTGCATAATGCTTCGTGCTGTCATCTCGATCGTAAAGTACATAACAGAATTACCGTTTGCAAAAGCATTTGCAGCAATGTTTGCACAAGTAGTAGATTTACCAGCACCACGACGACCACCAATCAAAATAAGCTCAGAAGGAGCAAAAGACTGCAGTCTATCATAATCAGAATTCAAACCAAGTGGAATATGACGATTAAGATCCTCTTCTGGTTCAAAGAGTTCCATCTTTCTCATATTTTCACTAGCACCCTTCAGATCAACCTTATCTTCAACGCTCAAAACAATGTTCTGAAGAGCTTCAATATTCTCAGCCGCAGATTCGATTGCAATAGTATCTTCCAGATACTTTTCTAGTTGCGACATAATTTCTATTTGTGTGTATTCGTTCTTGAGATACTCAAGAAGTGTTTTTCCATCAATATCTACATCTTCGGCTTTTTCTAGCGAAAAGAAACGCTCACGAAGAAGACCATCACGAAGAGATAGATTGATTGAGTCAAAAGAGGGAAGAACGCCATGTGTCTGCACATATTTATCTATTACCTTCCAAATCTCGGAATATTCGGATGGAAAGTAATGATACTGGCATTCCGCCCAAGTGTCTATATCGCTGTTCGCGATTACAGACTTGAGAAGAATACTAGCCAGATTCACCTATCATCCCCCGTAATAATAAATATGCAAAGAAAAAACTGAGAAGGAGCGAACTCCTTCCCAGTCTAGCCGTATTCTTAAATTTTAAGAATTAGCCGTTAGCTTCGGCAGCTTTTGCAGCCTTAGCAGCGCCGTCATAGTTAGCAGCCTGGAGGCCGCGACGGGTAAGCATGGTCTTAACACCACGAGCCGTCTTGCCGATTTGCTCAGCAATCTCTTCAACAGTCATCTTCGCTACGTCAACGCCTTCCAGAGGATCGGCCTTGGCGGAAGCGTGGCTCTCTTTCTGAGCCGGGATCGCATCAATAGCACCCGAACGCAGAAGTGAAAGTGCCTTACCACGAATTTGGTTGACATTGCGATCAAGAGCGTCAGCAATATCTTCGAGGAAAGCGCCCTTAGCAGCCAGAGCAATAAACTTCTGCTCTTCTGCGCTCGAGAACGAACGCGCTACTTCGGCTTTCGGAGTCGGCTTAACGTGCTCCGTCAGTTGCATCGACAGGAGTTTACCCTGTACTTGCTTGGCGGAGAACTTACCACCAGCGAATGCAGCAGCGATTTCACCATAGGTGTATTCGCCAGAGTTATCGGCAACAAACGTACGAAGCGTAGCTTCTTCGCTGTCCGAAAAAGCCTTTGTCGTTGCAGTAGCAGACGACTCAACTTCATAACCCATTTTGCGGAGCTTAGAAGCTACCGAACGAGGGGAAGCATCCATCTCGTCAGCAGCAGCTACTACAGTTGCGTGCGAGACCGGAGCCTCATCACCAACGAATTTTGCAAGAGCGTCCGTGCGCTCATCAGTCCATTTCTGTTTCGTCATTTTCAATTTCCTATCATTTCAAGAAGGTTAGTAACAATAGAGACACCAGCGTCTCTAGCTTTTTGGGTTTTTGCAGATTCAATGCCGCTTTCATTAACTAGAATTGTGACTTCTTTTGTAAGGGAGGATTTGATACCGTATCCCAAATCTAGCAAAATCTTTTCGGCTTCCGCTTTGGTTTTGAATGATTTCAGTTTGCCTGTAATACAAACAATACCTTTAGTTGGTTTTATACTACCAGTAGTAGCGAAAGAAAACGGAAGAGAGTCAAGAATACCAACAAACTCGCTCTCATACCAATTCAACAGGTTTTCTGTTGCTTTCGGGCCAAGCCCAGCCTTTTCACAAACCTCTACAGTAACTTCTGAAATATGGTTAATAACCTTGCAGAGTTTCTCTGCCGCAGTTTTACCGATAAGAGGAATAGAAAATGCAGGAAGAAGTTGTTCGAGAGAAACTGATTTTGATTTCTCAATTTCCTCTACAAGTTTTCCGCCCAGTTTCTCAGACTGAAGTCCTTCTGCAATCTGTTCTTCTGACATATGATAAATATCATGAATATCTTGTATGTCAAGTTTCTGGATTGATGAAGGCCCCAGGCCTTTGATTTTCAAAGTCTGTGCAAAGTGTTGAATGCGCTTAAAAGCCCTGCTGCCGCAATCTTCGTTGACACAATAAAGAAGGTCATTTTTCCAGACGAGGGGAGACTCGCAGCTTGGACAGTTAGTTGGCACACTTATTTTCACAACAGCTTTCTCGATCTATTGAAGGAATATTATAGATGATTTCACCTTAAAAGTCAAGAACTATTTTTTTCAAGTTGACTCATATTTTCTTTGGCACTGCACGGATTATATCGTTGTCTATTTGAAAACATTCTGTATACCCACCAAACTTTGAATTTGGGCTAAAGTGCAAATGAGAAAACTTCGCATGAAGTTCTTGTTCTAGTTTCCAGCAATTATAAAGAGTGCTATGAACTACTTTTTGAATTCGTATTTCGTAACCAGTAAATCCGCGACTGCGACGAAGAACGTCTTTCCAGTTTTTTCCATAAGCAATTCCAATCTTAATACACTCTCGCTCGAGAGTTTTCTTATTGACTAAAATTACACAGTAAAGCACGCCTGGCCCGTTTGCTTCATCGGGATGATTTCGAAAAAAAGTTTCATTATAAATTCCACTCACAGAGATTTTGTAATCTTTGGAAATTGAACTACATTATCTGATTCTTTTTCTTCTACAACGCTCTCATTCGTAAACATGAGAACACTACCAGAAATTTCTTCGGGCTCGAACTCTTTATTTTCAAGAATAACTTGAAGAGTGGCTATCCATCCTTCGATGATTTTGTCTCGTGTAGGTTGACGAAGAGCCCAAAAGTGGTCAAATATTCCAATTGCTGGAACATAGTGTGTTTTTCTATCAAGAATTCCTTGATAGCCAAACATATTGCTGTCATCAATCACGAAACTCTCCTCACAATCTTGGGAATGATTTCCCCTGAACGAATTACTTCTACCATACAACCAATCTCAAGATTCATATCTTCGATAAATCGAATATTGTGAAGAGTAGCTTTTGATACCGTAGCTTCTCCAATCTTGACTGGCTCGAGAATAGCTACTGGGGAGATTACTCCAGACTTTCCAACATTCCAAATTACGTTCAATAGTTTAGTAACTACTCCAGGTGCCTTACGCTTGAGCGCAAAAGCACCACGAGGATGGTGAGCTGTATAGCCAGCTCTCTCAAATTCAGCATTTGAATCAATACGAAACACTTTTCCATCGTCTGGAAACTGAGTCCAGTCGGATTGCATTACAGTATGAAATTCTTGAAGTTCATACATTTCTTCCGACCAATGAGTATCAGTCTTTGGAAGAATATCATACGCAATAAATGTAAGATCACGAGTACGAAACTCTTCCTCGCTTTTGAGATTGAGCGCGCCAGAAGCATAGTTTCTAGCATTTGGAATTTCTTTCGGAGCGACTACTTCTCCAGTTATCTGAACAATCCCACTTCTCGAGATTCTCGCGGGGACGAGATGGCGGAGAAGATGAGTAACTACTCGACCTTTTTTACCATTGCCACGAGTAAGCCCACGAATAAAAAGTCCATTTTCATAGACGAGCGCAACTGCTGCTCCATCTAGCTTGGGCGTTACTACGATATCGTGTTCGCTGAAAATAGTTGGAGCATCTTCTCCTTCAAATACTTTTTGAAGGCTATACATAGGAAAAAGATGTGGTACTTCTCCATCAGAAGTTCCCACATCTTCATACTGATATGCTGCCGAAAGAGCGTCAAACTCTTCGTCGCTGATGATTGGATTACCATCATAATACGCTTTGGCTGCCCGATCTAGAAAATCTTTCATTTAAATTTCTCGAAAAAAGATATTTTGAAGGATAATAACAAATTTGTCAAGTTTATTTTTCTAGTTCGTTAACAAAATAATTGACCATTCCTAGCATAAGTCGAAATGCAATTAACAAAACTATGAGGCCACCTAAAACATATAATGCTGTCATGAAGTATATATGCTCTTTATTAAGTCGCCAAATACCTCTTCGACAACTTTCTTACTTTCGGCTAGCGAAAGAATTTCTGATATTGCAATGAATAATTCTTTTGATGTTTCTATCTCAAGTGGAATAGATATTCCTTTCGGTGTAGGTTTCCATTCTTCGTCAAAATCGAGATAATACTCACGAATGTGAAGATATTCTTGCTCTCGAAATTCATTTATGTATAACCGAACTTGTTTAAAACCATCATTAGTTATTATTCTACTATATATGTCATTCATTCTTTAGCACTGCCGCTAAAGGAACGACAGACTTGACGTTATCAGGTTTCATTAGGCGAAACGAATCCGTATCCCAACAAAACATGAGAAGCGTATCATCATCTTCTTTTGCCCTATTACTTTTATCTCGTATATAGGGCGTGGTAAAGTCTACTGTACAAACATTATACTTTACCTTTTTAGAGTTCGGGCTTTTATACGTTATAATCGCATCGCCCGCATCCTCTATTAATTTTCTGAGTTCTTCTTTGTCCACATATTACTCCATATTGCATTGTAAGAAACCTCTTTCCTCGTTGCTAATATGTCGAGATGCGGAAAAACCCCGATAGCGGAAAACTATCGGGGTTTTCAAAGACACTACATTACTTATTCAGCTTATTGATAATGTTAGCAAAATACATGGCAGCTTTGCCAGTAAGTTTTCCAACAACGTCTTCGTCAATCTCCTGACCAGCATCACGAAGAGCTGCGGTGATTGCATCCTGGGCTGCTGCCTTAGATACGCGAGTACCACCAGAAGCAGCAGCCTTCGAAGAAGAACTGCTAGAAGCAGACCCTTCGCTTTTCTTAATATAAACGCCAGCCTTCGTCAGAACCATACGAACACCATTAGCTGACTCTCCCATATCGTCAGCGATCTGCTTAACGATCTCCATCGAGTTCTCAGGAGTAGGGTTTGCCTTCTCGTAGGCTTCTACTGCTGCAGCGCGCTTATCATCATCCCATGCCATTTTGCGATTTCCTTTTTTAGGTTTGTTGAATCCGGGACAGCTCCCGGTAGCTTTAATCTGTTGACGGTAAAATCTATCGCCCATCTATCTTTCCCTCACCGTATGAAAGATATTATAAGATATTTGAGCTTCAAAGTCAAGAACTATTTTTCTCGTTATAAGTGTTTTTCATTGCTTCTAAAATCCCGCTTCTATATCCCGTCGAGTAAAATAAAAAGATTAGAAAAAATACAGGCGCAAATAAAAATGCTATTAAAAAAGAGACAATGTAGAATATAAAAGTAGAATGTTCAATTCCGCTTTGAATCTTCGCCTGTCTATTTAACCAGACAATACATAATCCCGTTGTTATCGAAAATATAAGGTAATACTCAAAGATCATTTAAATTTATTCCATACTGCTCAAGATGAGTCAGCTTGCCCAGGTCATAGGCGAGAGCAGCAGCATAAAATCCTTTACTCTTTGAGTAGTAGGAATCATCAGATTGCTCAAATACAAAAATGTTATAGCACGGTACTCCATATTTTGGAATGTACTTATCATCGTCTAGTCTTTTGAGAATTTTGCATTTTGCTCTTTCAGTAGCGGACCATGCAATCTCTCCTTCTTCAAAATCAATGGCTTGGCAGTTATCAGGAAGAAGTTGTGCTTTCAAACGACTAAAGCTAGGCTCTCTTTCTGGAACGCCGATTTTATCTACAACTGCTTTTATAAAGTTCGTTGGTCGATAAAGATCTTCAGAAATTTTATAAAGAGGGACTCCATTAATGTAGTCTTTTATAATATATTGAATTTCACCATTTGTAGCAGGTAGTCCTCTTTTTTTATCTCGAAGACGTTTTTTATTTTCTTGAGTTGCAGTAAACTCTTCGATAATTTTCGAGAGACGGCTAGTATTATAAGAAATTTTAAGAGCTTCGCACGCTTCTTTTTTTGAGATAGGCGGAGAAGCGTTAAGCGCTGCAATTACTTTACGAATATTCGAATCGCTGAGATCTTCGTAATCTTTTGCTTTTACTCTAGCCACATTATTTTCCTTTTGTAAGTTGTGAAAAAACTCGTATTGCTTCTTTTTCGTATTTTGTTAAAAATACTGCAATATCTTTTTCATAGATAGCGAAATGTCTTTCTGGATGGTAAAAGCAGTAAAGTTTATACTTTCCCTTTTCCAAAATAAGATTAGTCATAATCGCCAAAATAGCCGTAGTCTTCATCAGTTCCGAAACCGGCAGAAGCTAATGCAAATCCATCATCAGTATCATCAAGATACTGGTCACAATAATAGGGGCCGGAATCTGGTGGTTCATACCACCAATCTTCTTCGGAAAGGTTTATACAATGAAAAGGTATCTTTTCTCCATCACCAGAAAGATCTTCTCCACAATTCTTGCAAATCATCTTGTAATCCTTTTTTCATAGTCTGCGATGTTTTCATCCCACCAGGGTGGCTTTGATCGCTTTTTCCAAGAAGCAAATGTACCTTTATCTAGCATATAGTACATTCGATAAGATCCGATCGGATCGTCATAATTTTTGAGAGAGTCTGGCATTGCGAGTCCAAATGTTGTAAAGCCGATGCTCGGAATATTTTTTGGGTCTGGCAATGCATTGATAATCAGAATAGACTTGTGCGTAGTGCCGTAGCGATAATGTTGCTCGGAACTGAGCGCGTTGGCATAGCAGTGCGACCACTCAAAGTTATCGAGAGATGTACGCATCCAAATAGTGCAGGGATGATTCTGCATAGTTGGAAGATATGGAATAGTTCTCTCTTCAATAGGAAGATCCTTCTCAGCAAGTCTTGCTTGCGTAAGAACTCTATTCTCTTCCTTATTAAGTGCGCGAGGCACATAGCCGAGTAGTCTATCAATCCAAAGATTTGTACAAATCATTTGTGCAGTTTCTAGCTGCATTTTATTGACGTGCTTGTCAACATGGTACTCGGCGCACTTATCGAGGTCTTCATCAAGATAAAATAAATTCATGGTAAGTATACTTTGCGAAAAACATATTATATACGGTTAAGCAAAATATGTCAAACTATTTTTACCTCAGAAAGGAGAATTATGAAATTGTCTGGATTTTAGTATGTAATTTTTATCACTATATTTTCTAGGGCCTTTTGCGTTCCATATCGTACTGTTTACATCAAAATCCCAATCTAAGTAACTTTTATCTAACTGTGTAAAACTTAATTTATCTTTATAAAGTTGATACCCTCTCCATAATGCAACCTGATCTAGATACCAGGTATCAAGAGTATAAGAGTTTAACTCTTGCCGAAGATATTCCGCAAACTCTATCCCAGTTTTTGATATATAAACGCTGGATCCAAGTACATAGGATCCTTCTTTTACTACTCCGGTCGTATTCGGAAATGGTTCTCTTAAAAATAGCCCAAAGTCTGTACTAGGGTACTCTACTTCTTTTAGAACTAAAGAATCTGAGTCTAGGAACATAATACCCTCTAACTCGTACTCTCTTACAATATCAGCAGAATAAATGTATCTAGCAGAAGCAAAAAAAGTTTTTGTATCTCTACTATCTACAACATAATTACATACCGTATTTTTAGCAGATGAATTTATTTTTTTCATCGTAGCTATATCATCCAAATTAGGATTAACGACTATAGCTATCAAAGACGTCGCTTGTAAGTTCTCCACAGAATTAATTAATTTTATTGCGTGTTCATTAAAATACACGCTATCGCAAACAGTACATAGTTTTTTCATATATACGCTCTTAATTCTTCCAACTGTGTATCATAAGATGATACGTTAAAAAATCCTTTTGTATTCCGCAAAGTTTTATCAATATTTTTTTCTGCATTAGATTTTACTATAACTTTTCCCAAATTATATTTATAATTTATTTTATTTAGCAATTCGTACTTAGTTATAGTTTCATTAGTTGGGTGATATATTCCACTAATTATTGGGTTTTTTATAAACTGGTCTATACACTTAGCTAATTCTAAAGTTGTAATCCCATTCCAATGTGCATTTACCCAGCCGTTTAGTTGTGTTTCTTTTGTAGTAAGTATCCAATTTAAAAGCCCGCTTCTTTTGCTTGGATGCCTTATCTCTGGGCCTATAATGCTAACCCTTAGAGTTAAATCTTTATTATTATCTATCTCACCTAGAGACTTCGACAAACCATATACTCCAAGCTCATTTGGCAAATCTGTTTCTAGATAATTTCCTTTGGTACCGTTAAATACACAATCTGTAGATAAATGTATTATTTTAGTATTGCTATCTCTATAGAACCTTTCCAGGTATTTTGGAAAATAGGAATTAACATACATTGTTTTTGCAGGGTTAATTTTAGAGTCGTTCAAAAGTAGTCCTATACAATTTACTATGTAATCAAACCCTGCAGGAAGCTTTAAACTTTTCTCAACATCAAAATCTGCTCGTGTAGTTACTAATACAGAGTGTTTTCTAGACAGGAAATTTCCGATCATCCAACCTGCCATACCTTCCCCGCCCAACACTAAAATGCTCACAGGAATCCTCCCTTAGACAACATAGAAGAGATTTCTTCGTCGTTCATGATAAATGTGCTTGACGAAAATTCTTCGTAAGGGAATACTTCTAAGTTAGAATACTTCTCATTTAACAAATTATTATAAACATTTGGTAGAATAACATAGTAATTATCATCATAGCAGTAAGATAGATTAGCCTCATTTTTTGAGATTAGTACTTCATCTAGCTTTTCCCCTGGCCTCATACCGATATCCTTTATAGGCACTATACCGTATTTTTGCATTAGGATAGACGCGATATCTTCTATGTAGCAAGAAGGCATTTTCATAACAAATGTTTCTCCTCCAATGCTATCTTCTGCTGCTTTAAATAATAATCCAATAGCTTCATTTAAAGTTAAGAAAAATCTAGTCATATTGGAGTCTGTGATAGTAATTGGTCCGCCAGATTTAATCTGCTCTATGAAAAATGGAATCACACTACCGTTTGATCCCATTACGTTTCCTCCGCGCACGCATACAAATTTTGTATGCGAGCTGAGGTCGTTTGCTTGAATTATTGCTTTTTCTCCTACAGCCTTTGTCATACCATATAAATTAATAGGGTCTACTGCTTTATCTGTAGATACATCTATTACTTTTTTTACTTTATTAAGTATTGCTGCATTGATAACATTTGTAGTGCCTGTTATATTAGTTTTTATAGCTTCTTGTGGTTGATTTTCACATATTGGAACGTGTTTCAATGCAGCCAGGTGAAAAACATAATCTACGCCAAGTGTAGCAAATTTTATAGCTTCATAGTCTCTTACGTCTCCTATTATATATTGGATAATAGGATTATTAAACTTTCTTTGCATTAATACTTGTTGTAATTCTCCCCTAGAAAATATAATAATTTTTTTAGGGCTATATAGTTCAATTAATTTTGTGGTTAGTGTTTGACCCCAAGAACCAGTGCCGCCAGTTATTAATACAGTAGAATTATTAAACATTATTTTTCCTCTTATACGGATTTATGAAATATAGCTCTGTGCTTATTCTCTAAAGACTCAACTTCTGTACTGGGTCTGGTGCTTGTATAATAATACAATATCAAAGATTTTCTTGAAACATTTTCTGGGCAGTTTAGTTGCTTTGGGTGGCCATGAAAACTGTAATCATCAGTTTTAAATAATACCAGCCTATTAAAATAAGGCTCAATTTCTTTTTCACATTTATCTGGCCTACTATCTTTATTAGACCATAGCTCAAGATTGCCGCCCCATTCTGGCAACCAATTTTTATTTAGGTATATAATTAAATTAAGCCTGCGGTGTACTGCCATCAAATCATGCCAATTACCGTCAGCGTGTATAGCAAGAGTGCCGCCCCTATTAATTTTATTAAACCCTCCTCCGGTAAGATACGGGTCTGGAATAATTCCTTGAATGCCTGTGGCTTCTGATAGCCACCGTAAAAAATCTCCTGAGTTTAAGTACTGAATTAAATTTCTTGTAGACTGCGGCACATCCGCATCATTCTTCCAATTGGAACGATCTTTTACTTGTACTCCAGCATCGGCTCTCTTATCCCAAGTCGAATAGTCATCAGTATTTAAATCGTTTAATATGCTGTCCGCTATTTTCTCCTCAAGAAAATTATCCAGAACCAAATAATTAAATGGGTAAGAGGTTGTAAAACTATCTCTAAGTTCTTCTAGGCTTAACTTTTGTAAATTTATCATATATAGTTTTGCTTACTTAATAGAATAGTTTTTACTTTCTTAGAAACTTTTTGATACTTGTACTCATCTGGTAAGTCCCAGTCTCGTGTTAAATTTAATAAAGCGTCTGAGCTGCTTAATAGATTATCTGTGTTTTTTATATCCCCCAAAATTGTGCTACCTAACTCTAAAAGTTCTGGTCTCTCTGTTGTTTCTCTTATTATTAGGCAAGGTTTTTTAAGAATAGCGGCTTCTTCACATACGGTACCAGAATCTGTTATTATTAAGCTCGACTCTTGCTGTAACTTTACAAAATCAGAAAAGTTTACGCTTGGAACCACATCGGTAAATTTTTCAGTAAAAAATTTATAATATCTTGGATGTAATACTAATTTAACTTTGACTTTAGAATTTAAACTATTAAAAAAATTAAGTAAATTCGGTAAATACTCTTCATTCTCTTTTCTATGTAAAGTAACCAGTACCTGACTTTTTTCTTTTGTATCATATGAATGGAGTTCTGGAAACTCGGCCATTGGGTTACCAATTACATGAATTTTATTTAGCGGCACACCTTCATTTAATAAGTTTTGTTTAGCGAATTTAGTATAGCATAAATGTACGTCAGCGATACTATCTATCATTCTCCTATTAATCTCTTCCGGAGATTTGGGGTTATAACATCTATTCCCAGCTTCCATATGGTATAACGGAATATCATTCTTTTTAGCAGCTAAAGCAGCGGCTAAACTAGAGTTAGTATCTCCTAGAATTAAAATTTTGTCTGGGCTACATTGTTTTATAAAACTATCGATATTTAACAACATTTTTGTAAATTGTTGAAAAAAATCTGTTTCTTCTATAGAAGACAATACCATATCTTTATAAATATTATCAAATCTAGGATCTTGAATAATATCTGTACTTAAATTCTTGGAAAAATTTTGGCCTGTCCAAAATATTTTGTAAGGATTAAGTTCTTTTATAGTATGGTATAACCTTATTGCTTCGGGTCTAGTCCCCAATATAACTAAGCACTTCATATTTGATTACCGTATTTTTTAACTTCGGAGTTAAAGCCTGCCAAAAAATCATTATTATAAATTTTGTGTATCATAAAAATTAATTTCTCATCTATGCACTTTTTTAGTCTTGACCTTTCAATAACTAATTTTACATCTTCTGTGGACGCCCACGCTTTAAAGTTCGTATCCTCTGGTCTCATCATTACTTCATCTTTTAATTTATAAAGTTTAAAATTTACTATGGACAATCTATCTACCAATTCGCCTATCGAAACTAGTTCTTTAAAAGAATTGTCAGAGTCGTAAGTACCGTCATATTCTTGTATAGAATTTAATATTATTTGTTCTATTAGATAGCTTATATTATTCATAGGTCACCGAATAAATATTTCCAAAGTTAATGAGCCCTGTTCCGTCCTTGCCATTGCCGTAGATACTAATGTCTAGTTTCATTTTTTCAGGAATACTGCTCCAAAGAGGTTGCATAGTTGTCCAATAAATATCATCTAATATTACTATACCTCTCCAATTATTACTGTGCAAGAAATTCAAAATATTGGCCTCTATTTCTCCGCTATGGTCTATATCGACGTATATTAAAGATGAGTTTAGTAATAATTTACCATGTTGTAGACAATCTCCTACAATATAGGTAATATTTTCTCTTGTATTTTTTGCTAACACTTGCTCATCTGATTCATAAATGTACCTACTATCACCAGGGTTTCCTGAATGAAAAGTTTGCTTGGCAAGATCAAAAGAATAAACTTTTACAGTTTCGTTAAAAGACAGCGCTAGACTAGACGCTCCTGTTAATGTTCCTATATCTAATAAAGTGTCTCCTGGGCTAAAAAAAGTTGATAAATAAGCTAAAAGTTTATAGTGGCCGTGCCATTCCCCTGATTTAGCATTCAAAAATTTATTCCAGCCGTCTGCCCATTTACCTTCTGTATCAACTTGACAGTATATACTGTATAGGTCTATAGCGTTTATTTTTGATTTACATAACTGTATTTCTTTCATGCTTCTTACTCATATAATTTATAACTTCTATAACGGATTCCTCCAAGGAAACTTTAGCCTCAAAATTTAAAATATCTCTAGCCTTGCTTACGTCTGGAATTCTTTTTTGAACATCATAATCAAAAGCAGCGTCAGAAACATATTTAAAAGGTTTTTCTGGATTAATCAATTCCCAAATTAACTCCGCCAATTCTAGGACGCTAGTAGATACTTCTGTAGATAAATTAAAATCATTATTTATGGCTTTATCAGACTCAATAGCGAGCCTAACGCCTCTTGCTAGGTCTACACCATTAGTGTAACACCTAACCTGGCCTCCGTCTCCTAATATGTGTAATGGGTACTGTTTTTTTAATATTTTATTAACTAAATCTGGGAGAACGTGCGACATCAATAATTTAATATTACCAGATGTAACCTCATGTTCTGATATTGAATCTTCCTCTCCAATACCAACACAATTAAAAGGCCTAAGTATTGTATAAGGTAATCCGTATTGCTCAAACGCCCCTTTTGCAAAATATTCGGATGCCAGCTTCTGAAACCCATAAGTAGAGGAAGGCGGGGGACATTTCTTTATTTCTGTTTCTGGGGTAGGATAAATTGACGTCTCTTCAAAAACCATAGAACTAGACATAACAATTATTCTTTCGAGCCAGCCTTCTTTATGCCCACATATTGCGGCATCAAAAGTTTGTGCTAGTATTCTTTCATTTGTAGCTAACAGGTCATAAGCATATTTATGAAAATAGGAAATTCCGCCTATCATAGCTGCCCCAGCTATAATAATATCCGGTTTTTCATTGTTAACTATTTTTAGGAAATTGCTAGACAGTATATCTTCATTATATAATTTAAAGTTTTTATGGGAATTATGTGGCCTAATAATTTTTCCATATTTAGAATAGTTATCAACCCCAACTACAACATAGTTGTAATCCAATAATTCATTACATATATAAGAACCAATAAATCCTTCACTACCAGTTAACAGAACTTTTTTCATTCTAGCCTCATACCATCAAACACTGTCTTTTTAAATTTCTCATTTTCTTGCTCTAAAGTTTCAAACAATTTTAAGTCTAGGCCGAGATCCTTAATAAACATACTGAGTGCTTTTGTATCTTTTGGTAGACATACTCCAGCGTAGCCTCTAAAATTATCATTCACATCTAAATACATATCTTTAGTAGTATTTCGTAAAATATAAGTATCTTTAACTTTTGTGTAGTTAGCGCCTATTTTTTTACAGACTTCATACATCTCATTAGCAAAAATAACTTTTAAGGCATTAAAGGTGTTAGAGTAGTACTTTAATATTTCTGCTTCTGTTGGGGTTAACTTTATAATATTCCTTGGAAAAAATCCATGACATTCTTTTACTCTATTGAATACATCGTTATCTTCTGTTCCAATTGCTAATAAGTCGTGGTTTTCCGTGAAATCGGCTATAGCGCATCTTTCTCTTAAAAACTCTGGAACAAAACAAATAGATAAATTAGTGTCATCAATAAGTTTCTGTGTTGTAGTTGGTTTAACCGTAGATTTTATAGCAACTATATTCTGGTAATTTAAATTTTTTAAAGCATATACTACTTGTTCCACTATAGACGTATTGCAATTACCCAAGTAATCTGAGGGGGTGGGAACACATACATATATAATATCGCAGATAATTAAATCCTCCAATTTAGTTTGGAGTTTTATATCGTGCACTAATACTGTATGCCCTAGCTTTTCAAAACCGTACTTACACGCCGAACCTATTACGCCTAAACCTATTATACCTATTTTTATCATAATAGCCTCAAGTGTAAATATTATTAGACATATTTCTTTTTGTCTCTATACCGCCGCAATGATAACTAATTGCATCTAAAGATTTAGTTACCTCTACGCCACCCGCTTTGCACCTATCAAAAAAATCCGTATCTCCTGTTACGCTATGAGAATTTTTTGTTTGTAGCATTGGCCCAAATCTTTCCCAAACATCTTTTGGACATATAAATGGCATAGCATCAAGCCTATGTCCGTATGAACCACCTACACCTCTATTTTTCCAATAAGGCTCTAGATTATCCTCAAAAATTAATTTATCTTGACTTATCGTAGAACAAAATTTTAAAAATTCTTCCTCTTTAAAATCGGTATTAGTAGTTAATCCAAAATTTTTAGTTGTGTGTAAAGAAGGTAAGGTGCCTGGTTCTATCAACTTGCAATTAACTATTCTATTATTTTGTCGATGCTTTAATAAATTTGCTAACCAATTAGTATAAAAAGCGTGGTCAGTAGCTATAGGGCACACTGTATCTGAATACTTATAACCAACTTCATATCCAAAATTCCAGCCTTTGTACAGGTTCCATAAAAACCCCTTTCCTTCATCATAGTCCATTTCTTCATAGTGATGACTGTTTTTATGTAACCAGCTATAAACTTCCGCAGAAGTTTTCCAGCATATAAAAATTATATCATAATCTTCCTTCGATAGGCCAGAATTTTTTATAGCATTATTTATGCTAAAATCTAACATATCAATTGCAGAGCCGACTTGACAGTATAAAGCTACCTTTTTCACTTATTGTACCTCTAAGTATGCAAATAAAGAACACTGTGCTTCTGGCCAAACTGGCCAATAATCTTTAGAATGCCCAAGAATTTTGTACTTATAGCCTTTTGATTCAAAAAAATTCACCCACCAATCAGTGTTTCTTATAAAGCAATGGGCGTCATGTTCCTCATTTTCTGTATGTATTCCTATTAAAGCTTTATTAGAGCATAAAAATACATTTTCCCAAAATACTTCTTGCTCTGTTTTATGGATGTGCTCTATACATTCAAAAGAAACTACTAAGTCAAATTTTTTGTGATATTCCTGAGTCAACTTTGTCCCGAGATTACTGAGCAACCACTTATCTTTATTTGCTTTAAAATCCAATCCAGAATAACCTTCGATAGACCACACATCAAAATTAGTATTTTCTTCAAAGTATTTTTGAAAATAACCTTGGCCTGCTCCAAAGTCTATTATAGCACCTTCTGTTATGATATTATCAACTATAAATTTATGTAGGTTTTGTGCGACTTTACAGTCCACAGATGCAAGACTACCGGTTCCGTCTATTGATAAAGTTTTGCTTCCATCCCAGTTTGACTTAATCATCCATTTCACCTTCCTGTATATGATACACTAAAGAATTAAACACAGTAATATGTTTCATCCCAAAGTTTTGTTCTAAATTATTAAAAAACCATCTATCGCCACTACAAATTTTTCTACCGTTACAGGTTCCAACCCCATCAACGTATATGTTTCCCTCAGGGTACATTCCGCTCTCTATAAACCTTGATTTTTCAAATATACATGGCATATAAAGTCCACCGTTGTGGCAAGTATTTTCTTTGATTTCTTCAGCATAAGATTCCCACTTTGATGCATCAAAGATTTTAGGGTGTTTGCCACAGTCATAGCTAATGCCGTGCATACCACTTAACATTTTTCCGCTTTCAACCAATCTGCTAGTAGGTATATTTTTTCCATCATGAAATTTTAGCAAGTTAGTTAGCCAATTAGTGCTAAACGCCATATCGGAATTTACAAAACATATGTTATCATACTCGGAACTTTTACCGGCAAAATTCCAGCATCTATAAACTCTATTTAAGTAATATTGATCTGGATATGGATCATTATAAATAGAATAAGGTATATCGCTATCTTTTAATCTATGTAAAACTTTTTCATTGGCATCATTAGCTACAATGCGTACTCCTACGTCCCATCCTTCGGCTTTACAGTTTGTTTTTAATTGATTAACAATAAAATCTAAATAGTCTACAGACTTAAAGATTAGGGATATGACTTCTATATTTTTCATATGCACACTCTACAAATATTCCAATGTATACCCGTACTAACTTTAACTCTACCATGATGTTGTAATAATTTTTTATTGCTATTGTTTATGGCATTTTCAATATCTTCGTAAGAGTGAAAAAAATGAGTTTCATTTAGTACCATATTGGGATCTTTCTCTTTTGCTAATTTAAAATCTGTACACTCAGCATATTGAAAGCTAAATATACCAGTTGTAGTTAAGTTAACATCATTTATTATTCTTTCTACTTCTGATATATTGTTATGTTGAAAAACTAAATGACAAATTGCTAAATCTACTTCTGGGCACTGCTTTATATTTTTAGATAAATAAGAATTAATTACTAAATGGTTTATTTTATTTAAAGCTATAGTAGATATATCAGAAGCATACAATAAAAAATTATTATTACACTGATTTAAAAATTTTCCAGTACCGATACCTATCTCTAGTATTTTTTTACCCTTAAAAAATTCCCAATTAATATTATGATAAAAAGAATAAGTATCAACACCGGATCCAGTTAGCCAATACGAGTCTTCTAGTCTGTGTTTATTTTCCCAAAAATCGCTCATTCTAAGCACCCTCTCCTATATTTTTCTAAAATTAACTCTTTACCTATGGGGCTGTCTAAATTTTTTGGTATAAATGTTGGGACCAAATTTATATCAAGTTGTGTAACAGATAAATTTTGTTCATCTAATAGCATTTCTAATCTATATCCGGTTTGACCAAAACTTTTATATGTTTTATATCTTTTAATTATTTGAAAATCAGTTGCAAACCCACGATGAATCAGTGAGGTTTCAATTAATCCATGGTTATTTTGACTATTTAACCTATCTGGGGCTACTTGTGTATGAAGTCCAGAACGAGGATTAAAACTTAAATCAGGAGAGTTTTTCCATAAAGCAACTACTCCATTTCTATATAAGTTATGATATTTTCCATCTGTTCTATAAAATGTATCGCTTCTCCATAGATTATAGTGTCGTAAGCGTAAGTGTGTTAATTCGGTTTGTGCAAAAATATTTTCTATATTTTGTCTATCAAAAGTTGTATCAATAAAAGTATCGCCGTCTATCCAAAAAATGATATTATCATAGCCTTCATTTTTCTGCAGTAGTTGAAGTAACTGGTGTTTACAAACTATCTCATTTCCAAAATCATTTTTATCTGAGTAGATTACTTCAAGATTTTTATATTTTTTATATAAATCTTTGCTTCCATCGGTTGAGTTTTGATCGTACACATAAATCTTATCGCATAGAGAAGTCTGTTGTTGAAGCCACAACTCTAAATTTCCATTCTCTAGCTCATTTCTTAACTGTGCGAAACATATAAATTTCATAAAACTCCCCACTCTCTATCAACATTTCTTTTTATAATCCCTTTGCGGGTCTCATAAAGATTTTTATTATGCACCCATCGATCGCCCCCACCAACATCAGGATTCCACAAATGTATAACTTTTGAATCTATTTCAGTAAACTTTAACATACTTAAAATTCGATCAGAAAAATCCGCATCATCAAAAGCTGTTCCTGTAAAATCTTCGTCAAATCCGCCTATATCTATGTACATATGTTTTGGTAGCCCCCAAAAAAATGGAAAACGATTAGGCATTAAATTAAAAGACTCAAAGTTACCTTTTTCTTTTTGTCGAAGAACAATAGGGCTGGATACAGAATCTTTAAACTCATACATTTTATTTATACAATCTTTATCTGTATGTAATATTTCACAATTACCTATGATTAAATAATCAGCACCAGCAAGTTTTGCCCCAATATTTAAAGCATACCCAGGCATTCTCCATAAGTATTGTCCATTCTTTTGTATACCCGTATGGACATACTGTATAGAATTTTCATTGCAAAAAGTATTTAAGTTTGGATTATAAATATGATAATCGTCTAACAATATAACTTCTATATGATTGGTTATTTGTTCAAGCAGATTAGATATACAATAAATTGCTTCTTGCTCTCTATTGTGGGTTGTAAGAAGAATACTAATTTTCATCGTGCATGGGCTTCTATTTTATATTTTTCCCATAGGTCAACTAAATCCTGTCTCCAATGTGGTCTTGGCATTCCGCGAAACCAAGCAGGTTTCCAGGGCTGTGTTGGCATAGAGGTAAAATGAAGATGCCATATATCTGAAATAGGACGATCCTCCCCATCGAGACAGTTCCAGCGAGGATCAAAATGATGGCTTTTTTTCACAATATCCCAGTAAATACTATTACCGTAGTTTGGAGTATTTTTAATGACTGGTACTGGCTGCAGCAACGGCTGCATTGCTTCACAGTCAATGACCATAACACATAATCTATCTTCTCTAGAGGCAAATGGTTTTCCTTGAAGATCAATATGATAAAGTTCTGAAATATCTCGAAGGTTGAGTTGATCCACATCCATATAAATGGCTCGTCCAGTAAATCCACAATACTCCGGGATTGTCCAGCGAAGGTTGGTGAATGGAGTGGCCCAGGTGGAGTTATTGAAATAGCCCATATACGAGTCATTATTTCGCATAAATATAACTTCCAGCTCTTCAGAACTATGTTTTCTTAAAGAGTATTCTAAAGTTTTTTCTGCTAAAGCATCCTCCCCATTCTGAGAAGTGCCTACAAAAATTTTAATCACGCTGAAGTTCCTCTTCCAAATTTCCCATTCTAAAACAATTTAAAGCAGAGTTTTCTGTACAGTTTACTATGAGTTCTTTTATAGATCCTTGTATTGTGCTATAATTTTTTATAAATATGTCGTATGGGCTGGTATTATTCATTCCTACGTGGTCTCCGAAAAAGTGGCTTTTATGCTCAACTCTTCTCATATTGTAGCCAACAAGGATGAACTTTCTACCCCCCATTAAAAATGCAATATTTAATGCTTGATATCCTGAATTTGAGCCATAATGAAGTTTATCTTGACGTAAACTAAGTCCTGGATTATGAAATCCTTTTACAACTTTTACACCATATTCTGCTGCGTTATCTCCATAAGCCCACGCAGAAAGATATGGATATTTTTCTCTAAAGTCTTTACCCCAAGTGCTCCACCATTTTTCATCACAAGCATAGTGTTCATCTAGGAAATCAATTATTCGATAACTGTCATTTATTCCAAAAATAACGTGATCCTCAGTTTTATACTTTCTGATAGTTTCTACTACTTCAGGGGTAAGAGAAGGTCCAGTTGCACAAAGAACAAATTTTTTGTTTCTGTGTTTGTGGGGTATTTTATACTCCATTTTTTAATCTTTCCATTAATCTGCGTGCTCTATTAGGCACTTGTTTATACCATAAAGAATCGGCACCTTCTATTGCTGCCTGCTTCCAATTCCTAGCTTCTATTGCGGCTTTAAATTTTTTAAATTTTGAAAACCTTGTATACCCAAGATTAAACATCATATTTACTAAAACTCTTTGGATGTCGTCAGAACAAGTATCAAAGTTTGAAAATAATTTTTTAGCGTCTTTTATTGAATTTTCAACATCAGCTATAAATAGTTCAGTTATTCTTTCTCCACTTACTAAAGTACCTACGGGCTTTCCGTATTCTGGATCGCTTTTTAAAATTAAATGTCCAATACCTATTGTTGGGTACCCAAGATGATCTAGATATATTTCATTTCTATATCCTTCATCTACTGATAACTCATCTTTTAATTTTTGATAATCCATTCACTAGCTCCCTATCGTAGCGCCGTTGTTTGGTTTTTCTAATCTTTTTTAACTTTTTACGCCACTTTCTTGATGTAGAATCTACTATCAGGCTTACTTCTTTCATTTTTTCTTCATAAATCCTATTGCAGAACGAACGCCAAATGAAGCCGCAACAATTATTGAAAGAGTATACTGATACCAGTCCGGCATACCTTCAAGAGCGGCAAAACCATCTCTAACATATTGAACAGTGCTGGGAAAGAAACATAGTATCATAGGAATGCTAAAAAGAATTGTAATCCACTCATCTTTCCAAGAAGAAGCACTATTTTGGGCCATTATAGTTTCCCAGTTTGCCTCACTTTCAGCTGATTTAACAAGAACTGTAGCCTCGGCTTCAGCCTTTGCTTTTATTTTTGTATTCTTACCTTCTAGCCAGGTTTTCCCTAGCTCAACAACTCCTCCAATTATAGGTAGTAGCATTGGTTTATTCCAATGTACAATAAGAACAAGGCCGCCCCGTAGGCGGCCTAGCTTTTTAGTGTACCTCGATCTTGATAGGCTTACTGTTAAAGGAATATTGTAAATATACCTCTAGCATACCATTATGAAATTTTGCAGATTTCACTTCGAGATCAGTGTCCAATTTAAAGTTGCGCTCAAAGCTCTTAGTAGAGATGCCTTTATGAATCCACTGAAGATTCTCATTCTCTGGCTGCTTCTCACCCTTAATTGTAAGTACACCTTTATGAAGGGATACTTCAACGTGCTCAGGCTCCCAGCCTGGAAGAGCTACTTGAAGCAGATATCCATCGTCATCAGTTTTTAATGTATTGTAACGTGGATAGTCGGTAACGGGAATATTTCGTGCAAAATTGTCGAAGCCGACAAAAAAAGTATCAAGTTTCATAAGTTTCTCCTTATGCTGCCCCTTTCGGTAGCGTTATTATAACAGTGTGGGCAGACCCTCACACTGTCATATATTATAACAGGAGTGAACTAAAAAATCAAGCACTATTTTTTAAGTGGTCTTCAAGTTCCGACTTAGCTATAATGTAGGACTTTACGAGGCCGCTTCGAACAATATCTTCTGCTTCAAATTCTACAAACTCAAATTCGTACATTTTTTCGAGAATGTCAAGAAATTTCATCATTCCTCTACGCTCTCGACTCTTGTCAAGATCACTTTGACGATAGTCTCCGCAGAAAATTATCTTGCCATTTTCGCCTATACGCGTTATAATAGTATCTAATTCTTGGAAAGTACAGTTTTGAAATTCATCTACTATTACAATGCAATCGTCGAGAGTCACGCCTCGAAGATAGGAGGTAGTAACAAATTCAATCTGTCCTTTATTTTTGAGAATACCATAGGCATCTCCACGACCAAAAATTTCATCAACAATTATTTTATAGGGTTCTTCATACGCCTCTATTTTTTCTTTTAGCGAACCAGGTAAAAATCCAATATCTCGAGTTGGCACTGCACTGCGTACCACAATAACTTTAAAATACGGTGATTTTTTAGCAAGAACTGCTTGAAGAGATAGATAGAGTGAAAGAAATGATTTTCCAGTTCCAGCCATTCCGTGCAATACAAGATGATTATGTGGAAAGTACTCAAATACTTTTCTCTGGTTTCTTGTTATTGGGGAGAATGACTTTGGCTGAAAATGCTGAGGCTGATAATGTTTTGCCATTTAGTACTCCTTATTTTAATATTGTAACAAGTTTAGAACACTATGTCAAGCACTATTTTTTAATTGGTACTTCGAAAAATAAACCTTGACTTTTTACATAGATAAGTGATATAATATGTGAAATTCCACTAAGGAGAGAAAAATATGACAGTAAAAGTAGTATGGATTACACCTGGAGCAATGGAAACAGTTGCATACTGTGCGAGGGTATCAAACCCTGCAAATCAGTATAATATGACTACTGCTCCGCAACTGATTAAATATTTGATTCGAAACAAACATTTTTCTCCATTTGAGATGGTAAATGCTTGTCTTGAAATTACAACTACGAGAGATATTGCTCGACAAATTCTTCGTCATCGCTCTTTTACTTTTCAAGAGTTTAGCCAGCGTTACGCGGAAGTAAAAGAAGAGTTTGTTACTCGTGAAGCGCGTCTTCAAGATACGAAGAATCGTCAAAATAGTCTTCCAATTGATGGAATGTCTAGCCTTGTGACTGAGTGGGAAGAGCGCCAAAAAGAAGTAAGTGATGTTGCTCGTGAAATGTATGAATGGGCGCTAAGCAACGGAATTGCAAAAGAGCAGGCTCGAGCAGTTCTTCCAGAAGGAATGACACTCTCGCGCATTTATATGAATGGAACACTACGTTCCTGGATGCATTATATTGAAACTCGTACTGGAAACGGTACTCAACGTGAGCATATGAAAGTTGCTCAAGACTGTAAACGCGCTTTGGAAGAAAAAGGAATTGAACTGTGGATTTAAATGAATATCAGAAGTTTGTAAAGTATACAACGAGTGCGGAATCAAAAGGACTGAGTGAGTTTATTGATCGCATTGTTACGCTGAACGTGAATGTCCCACTCTTGCTGACGGCAAGTGTTGGACTGGCTAGCGAGAGCGGTGAATTCTCTGAAATTGTAAAGAAAATTATTTTTCAAGGAAAAGAATATAATGCTGACGTTCATTATCATATGCTACGTGAGTTGGGAGATATATGTTGGTATCTCGCCAATGCTGCCAACGCTCTTTCAGTTAATCTTGAAGAGATCGTAAAAATGAATGTAGAAAAGCTACAAGCTCGCTATCCTGACGGATTTGAAGTCGCTCGTAGCGAAAATCGTGCAAAAGGTGATTTATGATTACTTGGGCGAAAGAAGTTCTTTTTACGCTTCGCAAAATTTCAAACCTGCTCGAAAAAATCGAAGCAAATCAACGATCAATTATGCGAGAACATAAAGGCGGTAGAAAATTTGTTGCTACAGGGCCACAAAATTCTTGACTTTTTACTCGCCAGGATTGATAATATATTTTCTGCCCGCATAGTTAAATGGTATAACAGTTGATTTGTAATCATCTATCCTTGGTTCGATTCCGAGTGTGGGCTCCATAAACAGGTAATAATTATGGGAATTAATGCATTAGGGCTTAGCAATATCAAAAAATTTATGCCCTGCGATTCATTGCTATCTTTGTCATATCCAGACATGGTTATGTCACAGGATGAGCTTAAAACTATTACAGGCTTTCAAACTACTGCAGAAACTGATTTTGGTAGATGGCATGGAAGACACCACAGATTGCCAGAGACAGACGAAGTATTCAGGAAGTTGGGTATTAATACAATACGATATGTTGATATTGTAGCTAGTCGTGGTAGAGAAGAAATTTTTGACCTAAATCAACCCCAAGATTTTGGAAAGTACGATATAGTTTTAGACTGTGGTACTACTGAACATTGTGCCAATATTTGGCAGGCTACGATTAATGCAGCAAATGCTGTTAAACCTGGTGGAGTCATTTTTCATACTCCCCCATTAACGATGTTAAATCATGGGTTTTATTGTATACAGCCTACTTTTTACCATGATTTGTACACTCAAAATAACTGGAAAATAGAGCTTATGATAGTAACTAATGGATCAAATTCTTCTGAAGTGCATCCAACAGCAAGGTTTCAAGCAAGTTCTGAGTGTTCTATTTATGTAATAGCTAAAAGACTCAGTGCTGAGCCACTTAAATTTCCTATTCAAAATAAGTATTTGACTAATTCTTCGTTAAGTTAAATTACCGGTTTTCGGTTGCTGTCCGGTCTGCCATGAGGCAAGTTACCTTCATCCGATTAAGTTGCGGCACGGGTAACCCGAGAGTGTGATGCAGATAAAAACCGTACTTGCCGATGTGGTGGAATGGTAGACACGCTAGATTTAGGTTCTAGTGACGTAAGTTGTGGAAGTTCGAGTCTTCTCATCGGTACCATATTCTCGTTTGCTACTCCGAGGGTAAATTGAGCAGCAACTTGGAATGTAGCTCAGCGGTAGAGCAGGTGACTGTTAATCATCTGGTCGTAGGTTCGATCCCTACCATTCCAGCCAATTTTTACACAAGGAGGCCATTATGCCACTTTATATTGTTGAAACTGTACAGATTTTTCGTCACGCTTATGCGATTGAATGTGAAAAAGCAGAGTATGCAAAAGACTATGTAACCTGCGAAGAAGTAGAAGAGTTTGGACAAACTCATCTTGATGAACTTATTACTTCTACTCGAGAAGTTACTACTGCCGAATATATTCGACAGTTTGATGAAATGTCAGACTATCTCAAAAACTGGAAGCCCGAACAAAAACTGAGGTTTATTAAAAATGATGCAAATTCGACCGACCGCACTTCGTGATCTTATTGAAGACGCTATCGCTGCCGGAGTAACGGCAGGCTATCGCCGTGCTTATAAGCATAACGATCAGCCAAGCATGGAAGCTATTACTGATGCAATCGTAGCATCCGTAATGCTTAACATTGATGAAATGTTTGAGATTGGCCATGAAAGTTGAAACATTGCTAGAAAACGCACTGTGCCTTCTTTCCGAAAGAGGGCTTCAGTATGATTCTCCTAGTGGAGAGCGTAGCATGGGCCGCACTATTGCGGCCTTTAACGCAATTACGGGTAGAGATTTAACCGAAGCTGAAGGTATGTTGATTCTTGCGCTACTCAAAATGGTACGAGATAGGCAGAGAGAAAAAGGGCACGTTGATAGTTGCGAAGATCTCATTGCATACGCCGCTCTTTATGCAGAAGCACGACTGAATGAATGTTGACTTTTTTAGTTTTATGCACTATAATAATTCTTCTTTGGAAAGTTACAGATGAAAGAAGTGATTGAAGAACTTCGGGGAGCTTTTGAACAGGCTCGAAAAGTATATCGTGCTCGAGAAGAGGAAACTTGGAGTTCGCTTTCAAAAGAGCAACAACTTGATGTATTTTGCGCCGTAGTGCGACGGATTTGTGACGGAGAGTTTGTAGTAAAAGGAACTTACCGTCACATTCTTTACGACGTATTTGAGTTTGATTTCAATTCCTATGTTCGTGCAATGGATGCGGGCTTTCTTGAAATGCATAATGCAATGGTGATAAATGAAAATCAGTGATATGATTAGTGAACTTCAACTTCTCCAAGCTGATATTGGAGACGTAGAGATTTTGATTAGTGACGGCGTTCGTAGTTACCATTATCGTGGTAATTATAATGTTCGTCGCTATAATGAAAATGGTCAAACTTACGTTGATATTGGCATTGGATATTGCCTGGAGGATGACGATGGAATTCTATAATCGTAAAGCTGTATTCGCACCCTTGAAAGAGTACTGCCATTTGGCAAAAGATCACTCTTTCATGGAAGTTACTGAGTGGAACAATGGCGAAGGGTTTGACGTAACTATTGACGATAAGCATTTTAGTTTGACGTATGGCGAATTTGAACTTCTAAATGTTCTTGCGAGAATTAAACATGAATCATGATGACGATATCGCTCAAGAGCAAACCGCTGAGCTTGAACGCCTCCGCGCGGAGAACGCTGCGAAGGACCGCCGCATCGCGGAGTTGGAGGCTGCTCTTCGCGGCGCAGTAGATAACATGGAGTATTGGTTTCTCAGAGATAATATACGCGACTACGGAGAAAGCGAGTACAAAACATGGCGCGCTCTCGGATTCGGATCGGCTACATACCGCAACGCTAAAGCCGCCCTGAGCGGCGGGAGGGAATGATGGACATTGAATCGATGTTTGAGATGCGGCGGCATCATAAAGACTTCCATCTCGGCTTGGGTGATATTCGTCTGACCATTGGAGATCAGGAAAGCATCACGGAAGAAATCGCCTACCTCCGCGCCCGCATCGCGGAGTTGGAGGAGTTGCTAAGGTACATCCACGACTACAGCAATGACGGCTATATCGTCACAAGAGTTGAAGCCGCACTGAGCGGCGGGGACTGGGGAGCATACTGAAATGAATGATGTGCTCTTGCGTAAACTTGCTGAAGACGCCGCAGGCACACGAAAGCACGTTCCGCCTGTGTGGCAGTTCTACGATGCAGAACTAGAGCAGTTTGCTCGTCTGATTATTTCGGAGTGTGCAAATGCTTTGGTTGACAACGAACTCTATAATCGCCATATTGCTGCTGCTTGGCGAGAACACTTTGGTATTGAGTGATGATACGCTGGTACTTTGACAAATTCATGCAGAGTCTGGGCTATCGAAAAGTCTGGTACTTTCCCAGCAGGCATATGCCCATGGCAGACTTTTGGCTGTGGAAGTATCGACCTGATCTACCAAAGGGTGTATATTATGGAGAATGATATCGTTCAGAAGCCTGCACCATTTCAGGCGGGGGATCGTGTATATGTGGGTCCCGCAAAAATGGAAGCCACAGTGATTCGTCAGATTCGTCACTACGATGGACCAGAGTCCTTCTGGGGCGACTTGGAGTTACAATATGATGACGGTGTCAAAGGTCGCAGTCATTGCTGGCAGGTGAAACGGGTATGAACGAACGAATTAGAGAACTTGCCCTGCAGGCAGGTGCAGGTGAGTGGGGAGACAGTATAGTTCCAGCAATGATGGATGTTGAAAAATTCGCCGAGTTATTGATTCGGGAATGTCAGGATAATTTGTCATGGCATGGACATGATGAAGCGGTTAGTCAATTAGACTGGCTCAAAGTCAATCGTTTTGGACTCAAGCGATGATCCACTATAGCACCAACTGGATGGGACCTGTATCTCTTGACTGGACCGAGAAACACGGCGACTGTTGGGCCACTGGTCGCATCGACATCTACGGCACAGACTCAGAGTACCCAGAGGAGTATGCGTTGAGCATGATGCATCGGCAAGACTGGGGCAATCTGACAAACTGGCTGGACACCTTTGAAACAGAAGAAGTCATGCCATACGAAGAGTTGATCGCCGAGTATGAAAAAGTTCATGGAAAAATCACCTGGTGGCAACATGAATCGTGATGATATCATCCGCATGGCACGTGAAGTCAATTTCACTTGGGCGATGTCTTCAAGTGATATTGCATTTCTTGAACGCTTCGCCGCCCTTGTCGCAGCGCATGAGCGAGAAGCGTGTGCACGAGTATGCGAAGATAGCATCCTCGCTGAACACTATTTAACGTTATCAGAGGTTGCCGCCGCCATACGTGAGTCTCCAGTACAAGTTATTTATGACTCCATGCGCGCAAGGAGTAAACATGAATCGTCTTAATCTAATTGAGATGGCACGAAAGGCTATCTCAGAAGAGCCTTACGCAGAAGTTGCACTGCCATCTCAGAACACAGTCTGGATGATGGGTATAGTACAGCTAGAGAAGTTTGCCGCCCTCATCGCAGCGCATGAGCGGGAAGCGTGTGCGAAGTTGGTAGAGCCAGATGAAGAACACCGCCGCGACGCTATATGGGGATACATTGGTGGTGAAGAAGGTGTCGAGCTTCTTGACATTAAAGCTGCCGCCATTCGCGCAAGGAGTAAACATGAATCGTGAAGTCTGCGGAACGTGCTTTTCTCCGATAGATCTCTGTGAGTGTTTTGACATATTCACTCATGCTCAGTGGTGCCCTCATTGCAAATTTAACGTAAATGCAAAGACGCATCATCAAACGTGTGAGTACGCAGCTCTGAAAAAAGAAGTGGAAGAGTTGCGAAAAGAAAATATGCTAATGCGTGAAATAATGATGGCAGCGTATGCTCCAAGACCTTGGATGAGAGACTAGCATGAATATACGAATTAGAGACCTGGCTCTGGAAGCCATTGTAGAGAACATCTCTGCTCCTGCTTGGGTGTTTACTGATGATGAGCTTGAATATTTCGTACAGTTGATTATTCAGGAATGTATTGATGTTCATGTAGATGACTACGGTCTTGATATTATTGGTGATGAGATAAAGGAACACTTTGGAGTTAAAAAATGAAATGTCCTGTATGTGGTACTATATTTAAGCCAGAGCCTACTGGCGAAGCATGGGTTCTTGAAGAAGATGGAACCAAAACTTATATTTCAAACGCAGAAGCTCCCCAGTCGAACTGGTGTTGGACTATTCGATGTCCTGACTTGGATGATGAATGTGGTATAAATATAACTGCAGATACGCGAGAAGAAGCTATCAATCTTTGGGAAGACTTAAATAGGCAAATAAGGCTGCAAAAAAGAAATGAAATTTTCTGAACTCAAGTATATGTTTTCAAACTACGAGCAAGCTCTCTGGAGTCCTACTCGTATGGCTGTGCGTTTTGGCTGTGACTGTGGTTGTGGCGGAGATAACTACACTCAAGAAACTTGGGATGCAGAAGAGGCCCAGGCGCAAAAAAGCATTGACATTATTAAAGAATGGTGTTATAATAACGGTATTGAATGGGATGGTGACGAATGAGATATTTTCAATATGACGCATACGATGAATATGGTGATGGTCATATTGTAACTGTCACCGAAGAAGATATTCGTCGTGACTATTTTCCATTCTGGCATAAGGCGATGTGCCGAAAGTATGGGGACGGAGAGTATTCATTTAATGATTGTATACTTGATTGGGCAACAGATAACTGGGCGTGGGAAAAGAAAAAATGAACGATCTTCGAGAAAAATATGAAGATATTCTATCACATGATTGCATTTTTGCAGTAGGAAAAGGATGGCATTCTTTGATTAAAAATCTTTTGCATACGATTAATTGTCATGTAGCTCGCACTCCGCTTGATGGCGTATTCGAAGTTGTTCAAATCAAAGAAAAGTTTGGTGGACTTCGAGTTTATTCTCATTATGCTGACGAATTCATCGAAGGTGCGATTGGAATGGCAGAGTGCATGAGCAATAATGTTTGTGAAATCTGTGGATCACCTGGGCAAAATTTCGTAAAAGGTGGTTGGCTCAAAACGAGGTGCGACAATCATGCTTGAAGCTTTGGAAGAATTTAGTAAAATCTTTAAGGAAGCAATGGAGTCACTAGAAGCAGAACAAGAGGAATTTTGGAATTCTCTTTCAAAAGAGGATCAACTAAAAGCATTTTGTGCAGTTGTACGAAGAATACATAAAGCAGAACTAGTTGAAAATCGAACTTATCGTGGCGTGCTGTATGATACCTTTGGCTTTGGGCCAGAAGCATATGCTCAAGCACAGTGCGCAGGCTATCTTGACCTGCACAATAGTATAGAGGAACAGAATGTATAATCTTCGACGAGAAAGTGATGGGGCTGGCGACAGTGGTGGAATGTCTCTTGCACTTTGGTTAGAAAATGGACAAGTTAAGCTCTCTCATGGAGCGCGCCCCGTAGTGGGCGTTGCTATGCGAGTGGGTTCAATTGGTGGACGAACCTATAGTTACCAGGATTGGTGGCAAACATCTCTGATTACAGAGATTCTCGAAGAGTCTGAAAACTACGTTCGATTTCGAACAAGCAACTCAATATACGAGTGGTGGGAGCATATATGATTACTGCAATTTATGAAAGACGTTTTTACACGATGGAAACAGAAAACGGAACTTTTGAGCGTGGTCCTGATGGAGAGTGGATCAAGCATATTGAAAAGGATGATAGCTGGGAATATGTCGAAGATACGGCATATATTGAGTCAGCTTTTCAAGCTGCGTTAGGTTCTGAAATTCACTTTGTAGTCGAAGACGAAGAATGAAAATGTGGTCACTGTGGGCAAAAGCTCTCGGAGAGAAAGTAGGTAGCGATTCCGAAGCAGATAAAGTTGCTTGGATTCGTACTTTTCTCATTGTTCAATCAGTGATTACTAATCTTTTTATTATTGCTAATTTTTTCTTTTCACACTGGAGTTCACTATGAAATTTGAAATTGATATTGAGCACGAGCAAATTGCTACTCTTATTCGAAATGAGCTTGCTCAAGCCTATGATGACGTAATAAAAGAGAACGACCATCGACTTCTTGCGGCACTTGAAACTGTACTGGAGTTCTATATGTCTCCTCGTCAGTTTCAGGAGTGGAAAGATGGCCTACTTTCTGAAGAGGGTTGGTGATGGAGCGGGCTCTAGTGGCCCGCTTTCTGCTGCTATATGGTACGAAAATCGAGAGGAGTGTATTCAATATCACGCAAGTCCTCGAGTGGGGGTCTGTATGCGAGTAGGCCCTCTTTCAATTGGAAAAAACCTTGCCTGGCAGACTTCGCCAATTGAAGAGATACTGCTCGAAGTGAGAAATTATGTGCGTTTTCGTACTGCAAACTCTGTCTACGAGTGGTGGGAAAAATAGTTCTTGACTTGCAACTAAAAAAGCCTTATAATATCTTCTTTACGGGAGAGAATGTATGCGAAATCGTTATGGCGAAATAATTACCTTTGATGCTGAAGGTGACCATTATGTAATGAAGGGTGGTAGCTACTTTCGTTTTGGCGGTAAGGAAGGACAAGAAACTGTCAACTACAACGAACTCGGTTTTGTAGATCCTTCTGGCGGCCCTTTTATTGCTGTTGGAACTATGCTTCCTGATGTAAATAAAGTGGTTACTCGTATCTATCTGGACAAAACGGATATTTGTTTTGAGGTGGATCATGGAGAGTAAACTCGAAGAGTACGGAGAAAAACTTCTTCGTATGGCAAATATGTCTATCTACGCAGGAATTATGTTTCTTGCTGCTGACGAAATTCGTGATCTAAAGAGGCAAATCAATGAAAGTCGTAATTCGAAAGTATACGAACTGGTACGGCCCGTATCAGTTGATTGATAGCGTTTTTTTCTTTCTTTCGGAAGACCGGCGTTTTGAGATTGGGGAGAAGTTTGCTTGTACTCGACTTGGTAAGCTGGTAGATAAGATTGGCACGGCTCGTCTAAAGTTTTTTGAAAAGCGTCGTGTGAGTGTTCGTATTGATAAGTACGATACCTGGGGAATGGACTCGACTCTCGCTCCGATCATTCTTCCAATGTTGAAACAACTTCGAGATACAAAGCACGGAGCGCCCTACACGGATGATGAGGATGTGCCCGAATATATTCGTAGCACGTATGCTCCTCCAAAAGAAAATGACTGGGATACAGACGTTTATCATTTCTATCGTTGGGACTGGATTCTGAACGAAATGATCTACGCTTTTGAACATATTGTGGAAGACGATCAGCCGTATGACTCAAAACGAGAGCTTCGCGCTCAGAATGGTTTTCGTTTGTTTGGTAAATATTATCGTAATCTTTGGGACTAAAAATGGCAAGAATTGGTACTGGTAATCAGAAGACTAAAACTAATCCACCGAAGAAGACCGCTGTCAGCGGCAACCCTGCGATGGTTAAGACTTCTTCAATGAATAAAACACAGAGGAGGTCTTACAAAGCGTATCGAGGTCAAGGCCGATGATGGTCTATGTAAATCCGATGCCTTCAAAGCGTCGTAAAACTGCTCGGGCAAGGAAGCCTCGAGCTCCGTTTGTTCCTCTGCAAGTCTCTAGTAATCGCAAAGCAGAGAGCAAGATTCCTTCTGCACCTATTGGAAAATATGTGGAGCCTAAGGATCTTTCTTATCAAAAGGAAGTGAGTTCGAAGTACACTGTTGCGATTGCTTATAACAAAGGTGCTTACCAGGTTATTAGCAGAGAGAATATAAAAGATATTGGACGATGAATCCAGAAATTGAAGCTGTAGTGCTCGAGATGTGGCACGAACCTTTTGATGATATTGTAAATGAACTTGTAAAGCAATTTGCTCTTTCGCATGAATATGCAATAGAGCTAACGGCTAAGATAATTGAAAAGGAGTATGAATGAAGTATTTTGCACTAGTAGCGGCACTCACTTTGGTAGGCTGCACCACGGAAGGACCAACGGTAGAGATTACGGAAAGCAAGCAGGCGATGGCTGCTGCTCTTGATGCGCGAGTTGTTGCCGAAGAAGCAAAGGCTCTCGCCGTTGAAGCAAAAGCTCTCGCCGTCGAAGCGAACACAACATCAAATGATGCTGTTGAAGCTGTCAGTCGGATGGCTGAAAAATGCTGTCGGAAATAAAACTGCCGGTCAATCCAGAGTTTCTAGCTGATCTAGTTATTCAAAGAACTGGGTCTTTTTTACGCCTTGGCGGTGGTGCTGCTCTTCATAACTGGTTTAATTATGGAGATAAACAAGGTATTGTAAATTTTTTAAATAATAATAATCTTACTAAATCTTATATTCAAGAACTTGTCTCAGAAATTAGTACTGAAGTAAAGGAGCTAAAAGCATTTCTTAATAAAGAATGTTTAAATAAAATAGTTTCGATTGGTCCAGGCAATGGAATAATCGAACTACTTCTTCTTACAGAAGAACTTACTTCTGAAATTGTACTAATTGATGTAGAAGATACTGATAATCGTAACCATGGTTTTGCTTCAAAAGGAGCAGGCTATGCAAACCTGGAAAGTACTAAATCTTTTATTTTAAGTAATGTAAATGCAAATGTAAGAATCTGCAATCCTCAAAAGGAAGAAGTTCCAAAATTTGAATTTACACTGTTTCTTTCACTTCTTTCAATGGGGTTTCATTACCCCTGTGATGAATATATTTCTTTTATCAAGAATAATGCAGCTAAAAATGCTATAATTATATTTGATAGTCGAAGAGGTGTAAACAACGGAGTAGAGAAACTTCTTGAAAGTTTTGTAGTTGAAAATGTTATTGAAGGAGAGAAGAGTGATCGGCTTTTTCTTAAAAATACAAGGAGTTAACTCTTTTAATTTTCAAGTCACCAGGCCAAAAAAAGTTCTTGACTTTTGAACTCCCAACCCTTATAATATTCCCATGTTGTGAGAGAAAGGGAGTTCGAATTGAGTTAAAAAGGTTGTTAGGGCCTCTTCCAGTTAAGAGATAAAAGATTAATGAATATTAAACCGGATATTCGCCTTATATTTTAACTCATACCAGGGTGCTATCTCGACGGAGATACAATTGAACAGAAATCCCTTGTTCCTTTTGCAGTTTTGTATAAACGCCGAATTGACATTGCGTGAACTGTCTTATTTTTGCAGTTTTGAAAAAACGCCGGTTTACAACTTTCCGTATCAAAAAAGCAGCGCCCTCGAGGCCGTAGGAAGAAAGAAGATGGGTTATCTAATTTCTTCTGATGGACAGTCCTAGTGTATTCCATTACAGTCCTAGGCAACACGTTTTAGAGAGGTGGTTCGTTAGAAACCTCTCCCCTTTTCCCCAGCGAGGGGGGCGAACGTAAGACCACACTTAGGCTGTTCCCCCCTCGCATCCTCGGAAGATTTCATCTTCAAGCCTCTTCGTGAGGCTTTTTTTGTGGCTAATAAAAGCCAAAGCGAAGGAGAATTAGAATGGCCGGTAAAAAGAGAAAAGAGCGTCACGACGAAGGCAAACCTCATAAAGAAGAAAAAAAGCGTAAGAAAAAGAAGAAATAAATGCCTGCCATAGTCGAGAGATTAACGAGGCAACTTCGTGCCAAAGGCGTGAAAAACGCCAAGAGCGCAGCTTACGCTTTTTTAAATAAAGCTGGTGTTCTGCGAGGAACAAAGCTCACTGCGAAAGGAAAGAAGAGAAATGCGATGACTCCCGCTGCTCGCGCGAAGGCGCGCGCCGGAAAAGCATCAGGGCGTTCTGCTAGTTCGTACAAGTATAACAAACGTACGAATCGAGCAACGCTAAAAAGGAGACGGAGATGAATGGGTTTTTTCAAGATAATGATGGGCACCTTTCTTCGAAGCGTTTGGTTACTTTTGCTTGTTCTGTACTTATTTGTATCGGGTTTCTAGCAAACCTTTTTGGAGGTTACAATGTCGAAAAATTCATTTTTGAAGGCGTTATGTACATTACGATCGCGGGTCTGGGCATTTCGGGTGCAGAAAAGTTTGCTGTATCGAAGACGAGTTAAGAGCGGTAAAATATATTTAATTCCCACTGTTGTAGTACAATATGAAAAGCTAACGGGAATTTTCTTTTTTACGTTGCAGTTTTCTTTTTTAAAATATACATATGAAGCGGAGTGGTCGTTTTGAATATTATTAAAAGAATTTATGATACATGGACTGTTGAGCAAGCAGAAATAGTTGAGAAACTATATCGAGGTGGATTGAAAGAAGCTGAAGTATCTACTTCCTGGGTTCGTAGAAACTTTCCGGAGCTTGGAAATTGGACTAGATGGACATATCCTGAAAGAATTGCATATTATGTACTTCAGCCTGATATATTTCCTGAAACTTTAGAGCATCCATTTGGTTCTAAGCCGATTAAATACTTTCGACATATCAGCTATGGGCCTTCGCCCATTCAATTAGAACTGTTTCCAGAAATTGCACTTGGCCCGAATGAGCCTGCAGAAAGAGAGAAAAGGGTAGTGAATAATCCTCCCGACTTTCCTAAGATTGCGCCGAAGTGCGCTGACTATGTAGAACCAGTGTATGAGGTTGTTGAATAAGGGTCTCTTTGAAGGCCCTTTTTTATTGTCATACATCAGAAAAAAAGTTCTTGACTTTTTGCTCTCGAAATGATATTATATCTCATGTTTTTGAGAAGCTAAAACAGAAACTTCTTATTGTTCTAATCCGACGGAGAAAAAAATTATACAGTAGAAGTTACAATAGTTAGTGTCCTATAACGGGACCGGGTCACACGGAGGGTACCCTGTTTCAGGGTGGAGTTTGACTCCCGGTCCCGTGAATGACACAACTTATTGTTCTTCGTCGTTTAATCTTTTTTCGACTGTAACTAAATCAAATAGAACATTAAGAACTAACTCTAAGCAGCGTATTCTTAACATTGACTTGTTTAAATCAATTGCCAAGTAGTTAATCTTCGTTAAATAACTACTTGGCTTGCTTCTACTGAAGGGGCTAATTTTGCCTGTAACTTTTACACTAATGCGACTTTCATGGACTAATAAAAAAGGGAAGCAACTAAGCTTCCCTTTACTTTTTCTCCCTTCGAAGGAGCTTCTCCTAGCAATTTGGAAATGCCCCGCCGCTCAGTTTATCTCGCAAAGAAAGCAATACACCTTTTGGACTCTTTTCTAGCCCTTCAAGCTTCATCTGCAATGCAGACTCTATCTCAGCCACAATTTCCAGTTTGCTAATGGGTGGTGAACCAGTTTTGCTCACATAGGTTTTTCGCTGATAAATTCCCAGGCGACTCAGCTTTCCAATAATTGATCTCTCACTGCGTCCCAGCTGAGCTGCCAGTTCTTCCACGGAAAGACTCGGATATTGCTGTAGAATAGTTACTTCATCTTCTGTATACATTTTTAGACCCTCCAAAAAAGTATATATTATATCATCATGAGCAAAAAAAGTCAAGTTTTTTCGAATAGGTATTCAGAATTTTCCCTCGAAGAGGGGTAGCTGGGGGAAAACGGATTGCAACTCGGTGGCGGGCTTTCTAGCCCAAAAAAGTCAAGTTTTTTTGCCAAAAGTGGACAAATATAAAAAAAGCCGGCAAATGCCGGCTTTTGCTTTAAATAGCTTTCAAAAGCTGCTGCAAACTAGCAGCGTCCGCTTTCCCCAGCCCCGCCAACTTTTCGCTGTCAAGCGAAAGCCGGGCGGCAATCTCTGCAACCACGTCAGCCTTCCGAATCCGCGTCTGGCTAACAGAAACTACTTCTTTTTTCCTATAGTCCAGGCCAAGCGACTTGATCTTGCTCACAACACTGCGCGTCGACAGATTGTGCTTGCTAGCAAAAGCTGCTGCGCTTTCATAAGTGTGCGCGGAGGCGCAGAGCTCGGTGACCATCGAATTAGAATAAGCACTCATATATTTCTCCATTGAATTTGAACTAGGGACTGCCTCAACAACAAGAGTATTATGAAGGCTGGCAGGAGAAAACGCAAGCGGAAGACTGCTGTAATATTCACATTTATTCTGTGTGGAAATTACTTGACATTATTGATTTCGCACTCGTATAATGGCGCAGACCTGAGAAAAATTCACATATGTTCTTTGTCTTTCTTACTTGACATTGATTTCGCACTGTGGTACGCTGGCGCGGAGACAAGTATGTGAAAAATTCCCAATAAAATTGCACGTACGCAACTTGACATTGATTTCCCACTCTGGCTGGCGCGAAGCGCTGGCATTATTCCCACAAATGTTGGCATGGTTCTTGCTAGGCGCAAGCTAGGAGCGAGATGAGAATGATTCGCATCATCTACCTAGGGCCCGCGCCCTCCTGGCGTCAAGCGGTATTATTTCCCTATTTGAAAAAGCCCCACATTGGCAAACGCATATCCAAAATAAACGGATGCCATCCACCAGTTATTATTCCGAAAGGCAAAATCCGCCGCAATAATTAAATAAATCAAACCGACAAACAAAACAAGCCACGGTCCCATGTTTTAATCTCCCAAAAAAGAATCGCCATAATAATATGCTTCCCGCTCCCAAGGCAATGCCCGATATTTTGCGGGATTCATTTTAGCCATTTTTTCCTCCGTTAATCGCGTAACCTTTCCATTCCAGATAAAAAGATTCGGAGCGGCAGTTACAAGGCGGCCGGATAGTAATTGGCTAACGTGTACCATTTCATGTGCAACGCAGCAAAACAATTCCGCGCCTTTTAATCGGCGATTAATTGAAATTACCGCATACCCATTTGAAACATCAGCCCAACCGTCGAGCGATTTTGATTTATTCGATTTTACTTTAATATCGCGCAGATCGGGCAGATTCAAATCAAGGCGGCTATTTTTAACAGCCGCCTCGATTATTTTGCGTTGCGAATTGCGAAAGGATTTAGATATTTTCATATCAAACGCCCCAGAATTATCAATTGAAGGATGAGGGAAAGAATCGGACAAACCGTCCGAATAATTTCCATTCGCATTTTCAAAGTTTCCAATTCTGTCATATGTCACCTATTTAGCGGTAAACCAATCTTTGACCTGAACCTTGCGCCAGTCAAAAGGCTCGGGATTCATAAATACATTACGCTCTGTCGTTTCGATTAATCGTTTCAGAATTGGCAATTCATAATAGATTGCGTCTTCGAGTGCGGTATGCGGTTCATCAGGCATATCGGGCGAATTAGTAATAAAACGTGCCATTGTTTCCGCATTCGTTTTAAACGACATATTTTGCAATTTAGTCGGAGCATTAAAAGCGTGCATTTGTAGAGCGAAATTGCGATAGTTTTTAGTATGCGCCCATTTATTAAATGCAGCGTGCCAAAGGCAAAACCGATTCTCGAAATAGGAAAGATCAATTCCAGTATTGACGCATTTACCGAGATCGAATGCCAGATTATATGCGGTCAGTGTGGGATTAAACTTGTTTGCCGCTTTTGCGAGCCAAGTATTAATCGCAGGAATTGATGCGAGCATACGGGAACCGTTGGCGAGCATTGCCGAATAGTTATTATATCGCTTATCAAGGCTCGACTTTTTCCAAAGGTCGCCCGAGTATTCATTATAAAAGAGCGGATGGTTTTCCCGATCATTGTAAATGCCATTAATGAGAATTCCACATTGGGCAGCAATGCGGCCTTTCCGATCAACGATAACGGCACCGAAATCTGCGACTTTTTCATCGATTGTCGTTTCGGTATCGATGATCAGATAGAATTGCTTTTTAGCCATGAAATGCTCTCCCGAGCAGTAGTTGGGACGTGGAGTATACCATGATGCACATCCCAGTTAAGCGGTATTATTTCCTATTGACACGCCCAGGTCGGCGACCTAGGGCGGCAATGCGAATGAGAACCATTCGCAGCACCTGGTCGGTGTCAGTCCTCCGCCAGCACCCGGTTAAGAGTGCGGGCGCAGATCGTCCGAATTCCAACCCGTCCGAGCGTGTCAAGCACAGAAGCGTTGTCATCGAAGATCGTGGTATTTTTTACAAATTCCACCCAAGTAAGGCCGCGGCGTGTTGCATGATCGCGCAGCAGCATTTCCTTAAGGAACCCATCCGGCAGACGGTTGCCAGCAGGGCGCGAAAGAATCGCATCAGCCTGCAATCCGTTATCGAACAAAAATTCGTAATCGGCTTCCCCCATCACGCGGGCAGTGCATACCAGCACCTCGTGATGCGGGAAGAACATCCGCATATAATCGGCAAGCGGCAGCAAAGAGTCCGCAGCGATTTTCTCAGGCGTGGAATTTTCAATCCAATGTGCCAGATCAAGCGACCCATCAGGCAGCGTAGCGTGGCGGTGTGTGGAATCGATTACAGTCCCATCGAGATCAAAAATCGAGCGGTACATATTCTAGGCTCCCATGCTTGAAAAAGTGTAGCCAGCAATGCCGACCAGATTTAAGAGTACCAGATTGTAAGCGCGCAGATCAAGTGCCTGTATTGTCAAAAGTAACAGGCCGCATATGGCACACAATTTGCCAGGAAGCGTGTCGATGAAAAAGGGGGCAATGCACATTGCCCCGGTTCCCAAGATGGCAGCGACCCGAACCATTAGCCCGCAACCTTCGCCAGAAGAACGCGAAGGCAAGCGGCGTCAGCCTTGGCAAGGCCCGAGATTGCGTCAGCCTGAATACCGAGCGCGAGTGCGATCTCGCCCACGATCTCCGACTTCCGCACCTTGTCAGTCTTCGCCGTCGCAGCTTTCGGCTTCGCGGTGTAGTCCAGCTTCAGAGACTTGATTTTGCTGATAACCGAACGTACCGACACGCTGGAATGCTTCTCAGCGAACGCAACCGCGTCATCATACGACCAGCTCGCGCGAGCCATCAGTTCCGACACCATCGACTCAGTGTAGAGCGACATAGTTTTACTCTCCGATTTGGGTGAAGCACACTGCCCCACCGATGTTTCACATTGTACCCGAAAGAATGACCGCAGCGCATTCCGAATTTGTGTGAATATTGCCATTGACTTCCCCTTTCGGTTTCCGGTGAACCCTCACCAGAAGCCGCTATTATGAGGCCTCCCCGCCCGCAGATCCACCCCCAGGAATGTGAAATATTTCCTATTGACAAGCGCCAGGGGCGCGCCCTAGGTGCGAGATGAGAACCAGACTCATTTGGAGTTTGTGCAATATTACACACATTTACACTTGACGCCGTTGATTTTGCACGCTATAATTGGCGCTCCGCGCGGAAATAAGAATGATTCTCAACAACGACCTAGGTCGCCGATGCGAATGGGTCGCATCGGGCCTTCTGCCCTAGTCATATTGAAGGGATAAAATAAACTTTACCATTTGCCTGCCAATGAATAAAGCTTCTTCTTTTGTTTTAAATCTTCCAATGCAATCGGATGACCCTGAAAATTTATGGTTACTATAAGTATAATGAGAGTAACCCATAGTTTTTAAGAAAAAAGCTTCTACTGTGCAAGAGTAGTCGCCATCAGATATCCATATGTTTTCCCAAACGTGTAGCAGTTTCATTCTGAGTTTAGATACACGTTCTTCGGGGTCATCAGATAACCCAATCTTTATAAAGAAAAAGTTTTCTTCAATATCGTGCCCGAGTGCAAGATAGTTTTTTGTGTTTCTCATTTGTGTTTCCTATATCCGCGCTTTGCGGCTTTTTTACGATCCCGCTGAACCGCCGATCGGTTGACCTGGCGGCTAAACTTTGCTACAGGATTTTTCATCGAAACCTCACAGAAAAGCCCGGGCTATCAGTATAGATGCCGCGTGTTTCCATCTCAGGAAACATATTGATAAATTCCTGAGCCAGCTCTCGCGTGGCAAAATGATTTGCCCACGTCCAGTTTATACCGTCCTCGACGGTAGCGCCCAAAGCAATCGCGGCCCGTGTATATTTATTCATTCCCATATCCACTGTACCGTAGTTCATTTGAAAAGCGTGCATTAGGCTGCATCCTCCCCAAACATTTGATTCCACTCATCAGGAGTGGTGCCCGTCATAATAAACTCTCGCTGATCCGCAGTCAAGTGCGGCATCGCATTCTGAATCAGACAACCGCGCTGCCAGCGATCGATCTGCTCTTCCGTTACCGGAATATCCCAAGAGTGAATCTTGCCAGAGAAAATCGACATACGCGTGATGATCATATCATTACTCCTCAGATTGCTTCGCCATTGTAGCGGCCTTTTTCTCGGTCGATCTTTCCATTCTCGTATCCTACCATATAGGCGGGAATTTTTGCCATATCTTCGTCGAGATTTTCTTCGCCTTGGAATCCATCATTCCAGCCCGCATCATAGGCGACGGGATCTTTGCACATCGGGCAATTGCAGGCATATTCTGCCTCTTCCTTTTTTTCGGCAGTAGCATCATCGAAACCTTCATCATAGGCTTCCTCCCGAGCTTCGGCGAGCGCCTGCGTGTACTCTTTTTCCGGAAGTACCGTCATCTCATGATAAAGCTCCAGATAGTGTGCCAGATACTCAGCAAAAGTATCGGAGTCATATCCAGCCGCGAGAAAGCAGGCTTCGATATGCCGAATAATTTCGTATTCGTTCCGAACGACAGTCGAAACCGTAGCATTCTCAATCGTCATCGAAAAATTCATGTTTTACTCTCCAAAGTAGTGTTCGAGCATTTTTATAGCAACATACCCCGAGACTAGTATGCCAGTAAAAAGCATTACCAGTGTGCCGAGATTATACAGCATCAGAGTATCCCCAGCATAGTTGCGCGACGTACATATGCACGTTGCAATTCGGTTGCAAACTGGATATGCCCGTGCAGTTCCTGCTGCGTCATGTTTGCGGAATCAAGCATAATGTTCCGCATGACTTCAGCCGCATTAAAAATATGCTCTGCCACCTGCCCGACGGTTTGCGTGGGCTTTACTACGGCCTCAGCGACTTCTGCGGCGAGTTCGGCGTGTTGCGAGCGAGTCATCATGGTTTGGCTCTCCGGTTTAGACTTGAGCAGTATAGCATCTCACCGCCCAGGTTCAAGTGTGAATTTTTACTCTTGATTTTGCACGCTATTTGGCGCAGTGACAGCCAAATGAGAATTATTCTCATTTGGCACCTAGGTACCTCCATCATGGAAGTACACCATGCTCAAGGTGCATTAATACCACACCATTAGAAAACACAATGCTATCCAACCCTTTATTATATTTTAGCCAATCGGAGCGATTAATATATCCGCCGCCGTCAATCATTCGAAAGTCTTTATCGCTTTCCCAATCTTGACGCACAATTTCAGCGGAATAGTAATTGCGCCCATATGCTGCAGTAATTCGAATCATTGCAATGCCTCCACCTTTTTGCACATTTTCTTAGCATATGCCTTTGCTGATATTTCAAAAGGCACAAACGAATGAAACATATTGTAAAGAAACAGCGGAATATAAACACCGCGCCATTTAAATCCATTATATTCTGATTTTACAATACCCTGCGAGTATTGATAAATATGGTAGCATTCATGAAATACAGTATCGAGATAATCGGGCTCAGTATGGCAGATTTCAATAATCGCCACACCTTCGTTTTCTTTCGCTAGTCCGTGATAATCGTGACCTTTTGTAGGTTTTACAATAAGAGTTCTCACGTTCATCGGAGCGTGTGCATTACTTGCAGCGATAGCCGCTCGGATTATTCTCCGAACGGCTCTCGGGAACTTTTTACTGATAACCAGTTTCACGCAAAAAACTCCTCTCCGAGTACATATCCAGCGCCAGTGAGCGCGCTTGCAACTGCTACTGGCAGCGACAGAACACCATCATAGTCTACCAGCTCGTTTCCTTCAAACCAAAGGCCGCCACCGCTGCCGGTTTTTTGATTCTCAAAATACCCGTATTCAGTGGTCGGGCTGAGTTCGATGAGCCAGTTGCCAGATTCCAGAGTTTCAGTGTAGTGATGCATCGTTTCGATCTCCATTGCTGAAGTCGCCATTATACAGACTGACAATCCCAGGAGTCAAGAATTATTTGTGACTTAGTACATAAAATTTACTCTTGATTTTGCACGCGTTGGCGCGAAGCGCGCCTTTTTGTCAAGCGCGCTAAATGAGAATAATTCGCAACAACTACCTAGGGCCTCGCCCTGCAAGACGCGTGCCAGATTTACCAGCCGTAGTACAAATTATGGTCTACAAGAGTCTTACCACACTTGGCACACTTTTCGCATGGAACTAGCCTGGCCTTTCGACCATCGAGCCAGATGCCTTCGCCACGGCCCCACATTTTCGGATTGTAACTGCTACCATTTGTTGGCGTGCCGATTACAATCTTTCCGGGTTTGAACTGGTGTTCACACTGCATTTTTTCTGCCTCTCTGAATCATGCGCCATGCACGATACCGTGAAATATCCATCGACATCATCGAACCATAGAATCCGAAGCTGCCGATCATGATTAGGCCATCCGCCACTGTTGCCAGGCCTTGAACTATTACTAGTAGTTTGTCAACTATGCCGCGGTTCGGCAGTTTTCCGATTCTCATAATCACTCCCCATAGTACCCGTCAACGTAGGCTTCTTCCATGCTTTGCGCCCATTCCAGAAAACGAATGTCATCGTTCGCCTTCGCGTTGATCGCCATCAGCATATCGCCCCACCGGCTCCAGAGCTGGCCGATCTGGCGATCTCCCTTGATGATCTCACGCTTCGCAGTGCGGTAGCAGTCAAAGGCGGCCAAGCTGGCTTGTGCGGCTTGGAATTGTGCAGCGCGGATTTCGTTTTGCATTGTCTGATCTCCGTTGAACATGGGCACAGTATGGCGGATCAATCGCTCGCCGTCAAGCGGTAATATTACCAGTGGACAGCGACCACATCCCAACGACGGCCAGTCTCGGCGGTCTTCCGCTTGCACATTTCCTTGACCTTGTATTCTGCAAGGTGGCGATCGCCCGGAAAGGTTTTCCAGTGTTTGCCGTCGATATATACGGCCCAGTCTATGTTGCTGCGTTCGTTGCGAAGTTCAAAGGCTACGTGTGACATATGTTTTCCTCTATCTGGTGGGATCAGTATGACAGAGGAAGACTCGAATTGCAATGGTATTTGTTCACATTCTTGAGGTATTGACAGCGCATATTTTAGTGTGGTAAAATCGGCGCGGACCAGGCCTAAATGAGAATGATTCGCATCTTGGCCCTAGGTCAACTGATGCAATAAGCGTGCCAGGTTTTCGGCGCGGCCCTGGCCGTTGCCACCATTATGACATACGGCCAGGCATCTCGTCAATAGGTAATATTCCCCACAAAGTAGGATTGACGAAGGTGGGCCATCTGTCGGCGGATTGCACGGTGGGCTACCTTGCCAACCGTCGCGCATTCGTTCGCAGAGTATGCGCGATAAAAGGCACACCATCCCAGAAGATCGGCCCGGAATTTGCGATAGAGTTCCGGGTTCATGTTAAAGTCTTTCATGCCGCCTTCCTCTTGCTGGAGGGTACGGGCCAGAAGATCGCGGGCCGTTGCCGTTGCTTTTGGTTTGCGATCAGGGCGAGGTATTGGGCGAACGATTTGCAATTGTTCATGGCGTATTCCTTAGAGTACAAGGGTTTCGGGTACGATCGTGAGCATAGCAGAAGCGCGGAAGGATTTCCATGCTCCTGTTCCATCTTCCACAATGGGAACGATTCCATCTGTGCGAATGTTCGCAGTAGTAGGGGCCGAGCCCTTAATGCTGCGGATTTCTCCGTTGTCCTTCTCGAACGTGACGAAGTACACGCCGGTTTTGAGTACGTCGAGGATCTGTTGTGCGTTCATGTTTGCGTTTCCTTGTTTAGGTGGAGTCAGTATAGGGTAGGTCGAATCAGGATGCAATGGTAATTTTCCATGTTCTGATCGAGTACACAAAGGCCTTGCGATTCTCGAGAATCTGCGGAATCGACATCTCAGGCATACGGGGCGATACCTTGGGAAAGGCTACCTTGCCTTTGTGTTGGTTGCAATGATGGCACAGGATTTGAATATTAGAAACATGATCGGAACCGCCAAGGCAACGGGGCACAATGTGATCGTATTCCAGATCAAGCGGGCTGCCGCATCCGCCACAGCAAGAATTGTAGGCTTCCATCGCGGGCTTCCACATATACTCTTGGGCTTGGGTGATCTTCGGCATGACGTGTTCCTCTATGTGATGGGCACAGTATAGTGGTGGCTTTGGGCAAAGGCAAGTGGTAATATTACCATTTTGCTGTGGAAAATTTCGTGCCAGGTTTTGAACATGCAAGGGGCGTGCCAGGTGGGGAGGGGCGGTTCCGAGACTGGTAATATTCACACAGCCGGGCGCACACCTTCACGCGCAACTTTGGGATTTTTTCAACTCGAAAGGCGCTTAATAATCTAAATTAACCCTTCCAAAAATTTTATCTTGACTTTTATCTTCATACCCTTTATACTACTCTTCATGGAGGTGCCCATTATGAAAGAAGAAACCGCAAAGGAACTTACAAGTAAAGTAATCGGAAAGACAGCAATCCCCTGGATAGTACTTCTCGTAATCGTAGGAGTTATCTCATCCGCATTTCTTTCACCCGAAACTCTTCCAGCCGTAATCGGACTTGTTTCAACTGCCACCATGGCAATGATTTCCATTTTAGCGGGTATCACCGGCACCAAGGATGAAGAACGACCAGAACTCGCAATCATCGAAAAGCTTATCGCAGAAGCAAAAGAACCAATGTCCGTTAACATTGATGGAAACAAAGTAACGGTAACAAAGGGAAATACTACAATAAACTATGGATAGAGTGATACAACTCATTCTTCTTATTACAATTTCCACACTTGCTCTCGTATGCGTCGGAATGGTCGCTACTCTTCTCTTCGGATTTTTTAGCGACTCTGTAAACAACGACCAAATCTTTGAGATACTCGGACCAGCTTTTTCTACAATTGTCGGAGCTCTCGTTGGACTTCTCGGAGGCATTAGTTTACAAAAATGAAAAAGAAGCGAGACTCACGATTAAAGCGAGCTGGCGTATCAGGGTATAACAAACCCAAGCGAACGCCAAGCCATCCCAAAAAATCGCATATTGTAGTTGCGAAAGTCGGTTCAAAGGTCAAAACAATTCGATTCGGGCAGCAAGGTGTCAAGGGTTCACCAAAAAAGAAGGGTGAGAGTAAGTCGTATGCAGCTCGTCGGAGATCGTTTAAAGCGCGTCATGCAAAAAATATCGCCAAAGGCAAGCTTTCTGCTGCCTATTGGGCGAATAAAGTAAAATGGTAAGAATAATAGCCGCATTTTTATTACTTCTTTTGATTAATGAAATCTCTCAACTACACTCTCAAATAGCAAAATTGCAAAAAGAGATCTTTTTAGCGAGAGAACATCATGCTGAAGAAGTAAAAATTCGTCGTTTTGTTCTTGAACATAAACAAAGAACAGATTTTGAACAGTTCGAATTGGATAATTTGTGTAGATAAATGGCTGGTACATTTACAAGGGCAACATTTTATAAGTTAGATACTTCTCCAAATGCTCAAGTTGAGTATACGGGAGTAGTTGATGCTACTAGTCCGTATTCTTATCGAATAACTAACCAGGCTAGCCCTACAGGCTCCACAGTATACACAACCGGGCAGCCGCAGACATTAACTGCAAACCCGACAATTAGAACGATAAGCCCATCTACGGCTTTATCACCAACTTGGCCGAGGAATGCTGGAAGTCCGGTCACAATTTGGGTCCAAGAAAGTATAAGAAGTAATGGGTATTTATCACCAGCAACTTCTTCGGCTGTAGTACTTGCAATTACAAATCCTGCGGTAAGCGCTACACAAACTTTTGCAACTTCTCCAGTTGCAGCAATTCTTCATAGTCCAACACTTTCTTCATCTGGAGCTGGTGGAACCCTTGAATATTGGGCCACAAACGTTTCTCCTCCAGTGTACTCTCCAAATGGATGGACTACTACCGCAAGGTTAACACTTGATAGAGGAGAGAGGGTTTACATAGGTGCTCGTCGAGGTGTTGGTGTATCAACAAACGAAGGCCAGTTTGCAGTATATAACGGTCCTTTTGATGTACCTTTTATATCCCCTAACTTAAACGTAACTGTTACTGTAGAAAAAACAGAATTAACAGGTGGAAATAGTTCTCCAGTAAACATAAGTTGGACAACTACAACGTTTAATACTTATAGATTATTAAGAACGGATTCTGGCACAAACGTAGTTGTTATTTCTTTAACTACAGCAGGCAGTGGTACTCTTTCTCCAGGAGGAACTTCTGAGTTACCTAGTCCGGGTTCAGAAGCAGATTATAAATTTCAAGTAAGAAGAACTCCGGTTTCTGGAGGAGATGGTCTATGGTATAGTCCGGCTGGAGCAAATACTTCTTTCAGTATTTTACGAATAGGAAAACCTACTGTAGATGATACACAAACTTTTAATAATGAAAGCCCCACTATAGTCTCACATTCTATAACTTTAGATGCTCCAGGAATTGGAGGTACCTTACAATATGGGTGGAATACTACTGGTACCAATTCACAAGCTTCAGTAACAAATTGGCAGTCTTCATCTACGTTTAATAATGCATTTACAAGAGGAAATACTTATTATTTTTATGCCCGAAGATCCACAGATTCAGTAGATTTTGATTTATCAACAGCTCAAACTGTTCCACAGATTGCTACATATGGATTACGAGTATATAATAGTCCTGGAACGAAAGTAGTATTTGACACAAGTACGCTAGTTACAAATTTTATAACTTGCAAAATCTCTGGCTCTGCTTCAACTGGTACTACTATAGCAGCATCATCTTTCGTAGATGTTACTGTAGCTGGTCTCACTGCAACTAATTCCGCTAGTGTATTTTTTGTCGCAGATGGACCTTCTGAACCGCTTTCGGGTAATCCATATTACTCACCTGTACGAAATTCAGGTTTTGTAAGAATTAATAACCCAACTACAAGCCCTATAGCGGTTACATATTATGCTGGGAGGTATAAATAAATGGCATATGGTCTATTAGTAACAGGAACAAGTAATAACATACAAATTGATAGCGATCAACCATATGCTTATCATAAACTTGTAGCTTCAGGTACTGCAACTACAGTGACTGGTTTGACAGGCTTAGATACTAGTAAGGATTTAATATTTGCAAAACCTGATGGAGGTCTTAATTCTTTACATGCCAATGTCTCTCCGCCGTCAAAAATAACTTTCTCTCAAATAGCAGACTATTATATATTAAGGCCTGTTTCTTCAGAGTCACCCTCTTCCCAAACATATGGTTTAAGAGTATATAATGCAGACGGGCAACTTGCATTCGATTCTGGTGTTTTTTCATCTGGACAAGATGTTATTTTACAAATTGTAACAGTAGTTGATCCTGGCACACTAAGAGGTGATGTAAGTAGTTCATCTTCTATTGCTTATACAGGAACAGATTATCAAACTGTATACGGGTGTTTAAATAAGTCCTCCTATCAAACTGGACAATATTTTCTTAATGGGTTTAGTTGGGTTAGTCCGTCAACAGTGAGATATAGTTCTGTAATAAGTTTAGGAATTTTTGGTAATGGTTATTTTAGAAATCAAACATTACTATTAGCAAAGGTAGCAATTCCATGATGATAATTGTGATTAAGAATAGTGAAATTATAAATATAGCAGATGCACTACCGATGAATAATCCTGAACCTGGAATGCAGGAAGATGGAAATATAGTTGTATATCTAAATGATTTAGAAGGATTAAGTAGAGGCGATTTTATTAGACAAAGATATTGGGATGGAACTTCATTACAGAGTAGGCCGACAGCTCCAAGTATATATTGTTCATGGACAGGCACTAGTTGGGAAGTTAATTTAGTAAATTATTTACAAGATTTAAGATTTGAAAGAGATCGACGTTTATTTGCATCAGACTGGACTCAACTACCAGATGCTCCGCTCACTTCGGAGCAAATTACTGAAAGCGCAATATATCGACAAGCACTTCGTGATATTACAGAACCAGTAATTGCGGACCCACCAGCGTATATTAATATTTCAGATGCGCCATGGCCAACACCACCGAGTTTTATAAATGTTAGTTAAACTTGCTCCTGAAAACCTTGAAGTCGCAAATGCGTATCTCTCTACGGGATGTGCAATCAAAGCCGCTTCCAGTTTAGGAATTACACCCGACGTGGTGCACTCGATACTTGCAAAGTCGGAAGTAAAAGAATACATGAATTCGGTCTATTTAGACCAAGGTTACCGTAATCGTTTTCGTCTCGCCGAATTGCTTGATGAAATTATCGAGAACAAACTACAGGAAGCTCGAGAAGCGGGTATGTATTCTTCAAAGGATCTTGTTGATATCCTAGCACTTGCACACAAGGTTGCCGAAGATCATCGAAAAGAGCCGAAAAATACCATTCGACAGCAGAATAATGTTCAGATAAATTCTCCCTTTGGCGAAGGAAACTATGGTAAACTAATGGAGAAATTACTTGGAACGGAGAGCTCAGGATCGTGATTGGTCGGCCCAACAGCAGCTTGATGATCTATGGAGAGAGCATCGCTCTCTTCGAGAGGATTTTTATCGTCATGAAGCTGTTGTTGAAGAAAGATGGAAAACAATCTTTAACGAGTTAAGAGATTTTCAAACTCATACGCGTGATGTGATGAAAGAATCAAAGATGCGTATTGATGCTCTTTATAAACTTGTTTTAGCTGTAAGCGGATCTGCTATTTTATTTTTAGCAGCCGAAGTAGTGAGAAGAGCATGATTTATCAAAAAGGAGAGTATTGGGCAATAAGAGGATATCCTCAAAAATACACTAGCCTCGAAGCTGTAACAGCAGTGTACGAGAGAATGCTAGCAAAGGAAGAAGCTGCAAAATTAAGAGCAGTGATGGAGCTTAAAAAAGTACTTGAAAAACTATCGCCTGATCCTACTCCATATGAAATCATGATTGAAAAAAATGTTTGTAAAATTTGTAACTTGGAGCCCTGTGAATGTTTCACCTCTATCAAAAAAACGGAGCTTGGAAGCTAAAAGGTCAAGATCACCTTTGGTTTACAACTCAAGAAGAAGCAATAAATGCTACTGTTCAAATTGGAGGCCAGCTTGGCCTCCAAGAATTTAACATAGTTGTTGAAGTACCTGAAGAGGTACACCAACTAAGTCCTTACGAGTCAATTCTTGGATTTGCAATCTGTGAAAGATGCAAACTACATCCCTGCGAGTGTTAAATGGAAATTAGCCGAAAAGATATAATAACTGATCGAGTACTAAAGGGCGATTTTTTGAAAGTACCTATTACTGGATATTTAGATTTATTAAGAATAGATCCTATTCCTTCTCAGATCGCCTTAATTAATGCACTTAATAATCCAAAATATCGTTTTGTTGTGGGCGCTTTATCTCGTCGACAAGGAAAAACATATATTGGAAATATCATCGCTCAGTGTGTTTCGCTTGTTCCGAACTCTCATGTATTGATTGTATCACCAAACTATAATCTTAGCCAGATTAGTTTTGATTTGCAAAGAAATCTCATAAAGCATTTTGATCTTGAGGTATCAAAGGATAACGCAAAAGATCGTGTAATTGAAATGGCGAACGGATCAACGATACGACTCGGCTCAGTGAATCAAATCGATTCAGTAGTAGGACGTTCTTATGATTTTGTTCTATTTGACGAAGCTGCACTCGCTGATGGTGAGTCTGCTTTTAACGTGGCTATTCGGCCGACACTCGACAAACCGGGCAGTAAAGCTTTATTTATCTCCACTCCTCGGGGCCGTAATAATTGGTTTAGCCGTTTTTTCGCTCGTGGCTTTACTGATGAGTTTAGCGAATGGGCTTCGATAAAAGCAACTTGGAAGGACAATCCTCGAGCTGCTGTAAGTGACATTGATGAAGCTCGTCGAAGTATGTCTTCTGCCGAATTTGCTCAGGAGTACGAAGCAGACTTTAATATTTTCCAAGGCCAGATATGGAACTTTGACTATGAGAAGTGCGTAGCGGATCTATCGAGTCTTGATATTCGAGGAATGGATATTATCGCGGGTATTGATATTGGCTTTAAGGACCCAACTGCCTTCTGTGTTTTTGCCTATGATGGGGAAAAGTACTACTGTTTAGAGGAGTATTATGCTGCGGAGCGTACAACAGAAGAGCACGCTCGCCATATATCTGAAATTATTCAGCGTCGTGATGTGGATTATTGCTTTATTGATTCGGCTGCCGCGCAAACGCGCTATGATTTTGCACAAAACTATGATATTACTACTGAAAATGCAAAGAAATCTGTAATTGATGGCATTGGATATGTAGCATCTTTAGTTGAAAATGATAAATTAATCGTAGATCAATCATGTGGAGAGGTATTGAGAACTCTTGACCAGTATCGCTGGGACCCAAACCCAAATCTCATAAAAGAAAAGCCACTCCATGACAGTTCTAGCCACATGGCAGATGCGATCAGATATGCTCTTTATAGCTTTGAAGTGGCTGCGCCAACATTTTGAAGACCGGCAAAAAAATTTTTCTTGACTTTTACCTCATACCTCACTATAATACGTTATGAAAAGATATTTCATTAAGTGGATAAGAGATGCCGCAAAATCTTCTTATCAGAAAAAAAGCTATTGTGAGATTTGCGGAATAACAGAAGAATTAGATTTTCATCACTTTTACAGCGTAAGCGAGCTAGTTCATGCGTGGGAACGTATAAACGGTGAAGTAAAAAGTGACGAAGAAGCAATTGCAGAGAGAGATCGATTTATAGAGCAACATAAATATGAACTATTTGAAGCGACAGTCACTCTCTGCAACCCTCACCACATGAAACTACACAGTATTTATGGTAAAAACCCAAAACTTTCGACAGCAAAGAAACAAGAAAGTTGGGTAAGAATTCAAAGAGAGAAATATGGGTTGGTATAGAAATCTAATAGAAAAATTAAATCCAGCCCAGCCAGACATTGTGTCGATGGTAGAAGGGGCAGGCCCCATCTCCTCTCGAGAAATTATAACAAACTATACAGCATATTACGAATATCTTGAAGTCGTAAATCGTGCTGTAAACATGATTGTAGATGATACGTCGGAGATTCCATTACGAATTGGAGAAGCCATCAAAGGAATGAATCCAGTAGTAAAGAACGTAAGACGTACAAGAGTTGAACTTCTTCTTAATAAAGAACCAAACCCCTTCCAAGATATTTCAACATTTAAGCGGAACCTCATCGTTGATTATATTTTAGATGGTAATATATTTGCTTATTTTGATGGAACTGCGCTGTATCATCTACCCGCTAACTACGTTCAAATAGAGCCAGACGAACAAACCTATATAAAAGAATTTACATTTCAACACAATGTAACATATACCCCTAGTGAAATCATTCACGTCAAAGAAAATAGCTTTCAAAGCATTTATCGAGGAACTAGCCGTTTAAGAGCGGCCCGCCGCACGATGGCGCAACTCACAAAGATGAGAGAGTTTCAAGATAACTTCTTTAAGAACGGCGCTGTTCCTGGCCTCGTTATCAAATCCCCCTCTGTTATCAGCGAAAAAAACAAAGAGCGCATGATTCAGTCATGGGTTACTCGTTATCGTCCAGATGGCGGCGGTCGCCGACCGATGGTTCTTGATGGTGGTATGGAAATAGCAAATATTACAAATGTAAACTTTAAAGAACTTGACTTCGAAGCGTCGATTGAATCCGCGGAAGTCGAGATTCTTAAAGTTTTGGGTGTTCCACCTATTCTACTTAATTCTGGCAACAATGCTAATATTAGACCAAATCATCGTCTCTATTATCTTGAAACTATACTTCCTATTCTTCATAAGATGTGTGCAGCTCTCGAGAGATATTTTGGTTACGAGATTGAGCCAGACATAACAGGAGTTCCAGCACTTCAGCCGGAACTTAGTGATGCTGCCACATATTATGCCACACTTGTAAATACTGGTATTATTACTGCAAACGAAGCTCGTTATCAATTAAATTATGACTTTATGGACGGTCATGACGATCTTCGAATTCCACAAAACATAACGGGATCAGCAGTTGATCCCTCACTAGGAGGGCGACCAGAGTCGCAGTCAGATGAAAGCAATATTTGAACCAATTTTTAACGCATATGTCGCCGAAGGCAGAGAAATACCTTTTCGCGAGCTAGTAACAAAATATCCGCAAGAGTTAAAAGCAATAAGAAATAGATATAAAGTTATTAGCACTAAAAGAATCATACGATTAATAAGAAAAGCGTATGCCGATCGATGGCATGAAATCCAACCGAAGCCCTCCGTCGCTTCAGCATCAATTCTCGATAAAATGAGAATAGCTTCAACAAGGACTTAATATGAATAAAATTTTTCATATTGGCTCCACCTTTAAAGCGTTCGAAGAAGATGATGATGTTTTTATTCGAGGTATGGCTAGTACAGCTGATACTGATAGAGTAGGCGACATTATCGAAGCGGCTGCTTGGACAAAAGGTGGTTTACAAAACTATCTAAATAATCCTGTAATTTTATTCAATCACGACTATAATCAGCCTATAGGACGAGCGGTAGAGCTTAGTACTGGAGATAATGGTCTGCAGTTAAAAGCAAAAATTGCCAAATCTGCTGGTCACGTGAGAGAATTAATTAAGGAGGGCGTTCTTGGAGCTTTTTCTGTCGGGTTCCGAGTCAAGGACGCCGAATACTTGAGGGAATCCGATGGATATAAGATCAAGGACGCAGAACTGTTAGAAGTGTCGGTAGTCACCGTTCCTGCTAATCAAGCTGCAACTTTTTCTTTAGCTAAATCTTTTAACTCAGACAGTGAGTATGAAGAGTTCAAAAAAACGTTAAAAGATTCCTTCGAACAGAACGAATCGGTTGACTTCGTAGAAGAAGTCGAAGCACAGGAGAAGACTATGAGTGATATTGATATCAATGCCATCGTAGCTGCAGCTGTAGAAAAAACAGCAACGGCTATGGCTATGAAGGATGCCGAGAAGAAAGCTGAAGAAGCTCGCAAGCAAAAAGCTCTTGAAGAAGAAGCTGCGAAAAAGGCTGCCGACGAGGCTCGCATTATAACTGCCGTTCAGAGCGGCACAGAAAGACTAATGCAAGATGTTGAAAAGCGTCTTGCGGAAAAAGATGCTGACTATACTCGCGTTGTAAGCGAGCTTCAGTCAGAGCTGAAAGAGAAAGCTGACGAAATCCAAAAGATTCGTGAGAGCAAGCGTGTATTCTCGAATCGCTCTGATGAGAAGGCTTTTGATATTGAAGCTGCAAAAGACGCTTATGTTCTTGGTGTAATTACTCGTAAGGGTCTCGACACGAAGATTGGCCGTCAATTTATAGAGAAAGCTGCAAACACTGACTCCGGTGTTATGGTTCCTAGCGGTGCGGGTACGGCTGGCGATGCTTTCCAGCTGCAAGTTTCAACTTCAATCGAAGAGGATATTCAGCTTCAGTTAGTTCTTGACCCGCTGTTCCGTAAGATTACTATGAATGCTGCTTCTATGGTTGTTCCAACACTTCCAGATGCTGGCTACGCTGACTTCTTGTCAGGTGCTGGTTCAGGTGCTAGCAACCCACATAAAGGTAATCTTGAGGCTCGTGACGCTGCTTCACCTGGTGTAAATAACGGTATTACGATGGGTATTAAGACTCTGCAGGCTCTTAAGCTTGTTTCAAAGTCTTATATTGCCAACGAAGTGGAAGAGGATGCAATTATTCCAGTTCTTCCATACATCCGTGACGCAATGGTTCGCGCCCATGCACGTTCTATTGAGCATTCAATTCTGCTTGGTGGTCACTCTACGGGTATTGTAGCCAATGCCTATGACGGTCTTGTAGAAATGGCTCGCGATGACTCGAAGACATTTGACTTTGGTTCACCTAACCTTCAAGTCACGGCTGCTAAACTACTTAACCTTCGTCAGGCGATGGGTAAGTATGGCCGTAATCCAAATGATCTCGTATTTATCGTATCTCTTGATGCGTACTACGATCTTCTTGATGATTCCGAGTACGATGATGTTAATCTAGTTGGCCAAGGTCTTGCTACCAAGGTAACTGGTCAAGTAGGTTCGATCTATGCAACTCCAGTTATTGTTTGTGATGAGTTCGCCTCAAAGACAGACGGTAATGCTTGCGCGGTTGCTGTAAACGTTCGTAACTTCGTTATTCCAGTCCTTCGTGGTGTTACGGTTGAGCAGGACTATGACGTTGAAAACCAGCGTCGTGTTCTGGTTGCTACGCAGCGTCGTGGCTTTGATCGTATGTTCTCCACAGCCGGTCAAGTTGTTGTCGGCACCTGGTAAGGTACCAATGAGAGAGGCCTTTCGAGGCCTCTCTCATATTTACTATTAATACTATGGCAAATTTAATTACACTAGACGATTACAAATTATTGGAAGGTATTAATTCTACTTCGAGCGATGATAAGTTCGAGTATTTAATTACGTCTGTCAGTAAGCTTGTTCGCACGTATACTGGGCAGGATTTTGACGTTTATGTAGCTTCTCCTGGCAAGACTGAAATTTTTGATATTCAGTGGAGCACGTATACAGTCCAACTTGCAGAGACTCCTGTAATTAATATAACTAGTGTATATGAAAGAACTTCTCAATCGGAAGCGTATACTGAATTATTTGCAAATGGTACTAATAGTAAATATGAGTGGTATTTTGATAGCTTGAGTGAGAGCGTATTTCGTACAACTGAGAGTGGTTCTTATCAAGACTGGCCTCGTGGCGTGGGCGCCGTAAAAGTAATTTATACGGCTGGCTATACTACAATTCCATATGATTTGAAACTAGCTGTCGCAGACTTAATTACATACTACCATAAGGATGAATATAAAGAGCGCCAGAGTATTGGATCTGCTAGCCGTGAAGGCGCTGGAGTTTCTGCTGTACGAAACGATCCTGGCTTTCCAGATCATATTCGTCGAGTTTTAGATCTTTATCGTGTATGAGTGGAAAAGGCGTAGATAAAATTTTAAATAGCGCTTTAAAAGAGCTAAAAAAAGAATTACGAGATAAGCTCAATAGAGAAACAACTGTAGCTATATTTTCTGTAGACATAATACATAAAGCATATATTGATCAGTTAAATTTTATGTATGCTGAGGATAGAAAAGGCCAAAGAAAAGTAAAGTATCCTGCTTGGATCGAATTATCAGAACAGGATAAAAATAGTATATCAAAATTTATTGAGCAGGAAGCTGAAAAAGTATTAAAAGAATTAAATAAGTTATATAAACAAGCTTCAAATGATAATAGTTTAAAAGGATTAACAGTAGAAGTAGAGGATAAATCAAATAAATCTTTTATTGTAACTATTAGTCGCATAAAAACTAAAAGCGGTCGTTTCGCAAAGTTAGGTAAACAAATTGGATTTAGAGGTCGTGAAATTGAAACAACCTCTTTTCAAAGTATAAAAAATATATATAGGGACTCATTAAATACTTTATGGCAAAAAATTGCTACAAAAGTAACTAACAAAAAAGATTTAAGCGAAGACTGGTTAAAAGGAGCTATTGACCTAGAGCATTCTATGGGCGAGAGCGTTGCACAAAGAAGAATAAGCGGTGCATTAAATAAGCTTTTACAAAACGTCAGTTCTACAGGTCCAGCAGCTTCTGGCTTACTTGAAAGTCTTGGATTAGAAATTTTTATAAAATATGTGGCTTTAAAATCAGATACCAATGTAAAAGTTCATGTGGGGTCCTCCTCTAAAAATAGAAGTATAGCAGCAGACGAAAAAAAGCTTATACAAGAATTAGAAAGTACTTTAAATAGCATATTAAAAAACTGGTCGTTATCAAAAAAGCGAGAGGTTTTTTTAGAATGGTCTGGATCTGATTCAAGATTTACAATAGAAAAGAAGAAAATAGTAAAATCATTTACTTCTTCTCTAAAAAAGAATAAAAAGACTAAGGTACAGTCAATAAATACTGATTTAAACTTATCAAGTAAAACTTCTAATAAAAAAATAATAAAAGGTAAAAGTTCTACTAATAAAGCAGAAATAAACTTTAAACCAGAAACTAAAAAATTTACTATAGATTTAAATAAACAACCCACTCTCAATCTTAATGCACTAAAGGCGCAAATTAATGCAAGACTTTCAATGCAGGTAATCAAAAACATGGGCACTCCGGCCCTTGAAAATCGCACAGGAAGATTTGCAAGATCCGCAATTGTTACAGATGTTGTACAAACATCACAAGGTTTTCCTTCTATTGCGTATACCTATCAAAAGTATCCATATCAAACCTTCGAACCAGGTTTTAAACAAGGTTCAACCCAAAGAGATCCAAGAACACTGATTGATCGATCTATTCGAGAAATCGCAACACAGCTTATTGTCGGAAGATTTTATACTAGGAGAGTTTAAATGGCTGAAAGAGACTATACAACAAGACGTATGGCGATAGTGAAAGCTCTCGAGGATAAACTCAAACTAATTGATGGTAATTCCCCCTATCGGACAAACTTATTTGGAAATGTGCTTCCAAGGTTAAAGTTCTGGGATGAAGTACAAGATTTTCCTGCAGTCCATGTGAGTGCAGGAGCAGAAACCCGCCAATATCAAGGTGGGGGATATAAAGACCGCTTTCTTACCTTAACCATAAGAGTTTATGTACAAGAAGAGAATGCAGTCTTTGCCTTAGAGAAGTTATTCGAAGACATTGAGACTGTTATTGAAAGTAATTCTTCACTAGAGTATCTCGATCAAGATGGAAATACGCAAAGTACGCAAATAATAACTATTTTGAGTATTGATTCTGATGAAGGTGCTCTTGAGCCTCTCGGTGTCGGCGAAATAATTTGCGAAGTTAGATATTAACCAATAGGTTAAGAGGCGAAGGAATTCGCTAAAGGAGAAATGCCCATGGCCTTACAATTTCAAAGAAACGCAAAAGTTTATGTAAGAACTGCGTTTACAACACCATCTGCTAGTCCAGATAATTCTGTGTTTCAAATTCCAGTACTTGCTGGGTTTTCTTTTTCACAATCCACAAACTCTAGTGAAATTACGATTAATGAAGCGGGTTTCGCATCAAGAAGAGCTCGTTTGCTCTTTAATGACTCAATAGCTCCTGTAGAGTGGAGTTTTAGCACTTATATTCGTCCAACAACTGGAGCAACTCCTGTTACAGCCGTTGCTCCAGAACAGGTATTGTGGGCAATATTGATGGGTGCTAATGGGTATCAACCAACTACTAGAACTTTTTATTCTACACAAGTTGGTTTAGGCTCACCTTCTTCCTCAAACTCTCCATCTCCGTCAATATCCCCATTTGTTTCACCTGGCGGGATTGGGGGTGCATTTATCAATAATGCTACGTCAAGCAGTTCAAACGTATTTGACTTTTCTGCATCAAACGTTTCTTCCATGCCTTCAGGTAATACGATGTATGTATCGTTCGTTGATGGTACAAATACAGAATATTTTACTATGTCCGATATGGTAGTAAATTCAGTAACAATTGATTTTGATATTGAAGGAATTGCTACGGCACAATGGAGTGGCTTTGCTAGATCTCTTACCAGATCCGCTTCTGCTCCCGCAGCCATAGCGAATCCAGTAAGTGAAGGTGTATCTGCTACTACGAATTTTATTCGTAATAGATTATCTACAGTATCTCTTGCTAAGAGCGGTGGGGATACTTATAGTATTATATTAACTGGCGGTTCTTTCACTGTAGAGAACAATATTAATTATCTTATACCTGAGCAGCTCGGATTAGTTAATGCTCCAATTGCAAACATTACTGGTGCACGTACTATTTCTGGAAGTTTAACTTGTTATTATGATAATGATACAACCGCATTTAAGTCAGCAGAACTTTGGAGCGATTTGATTAGTGATACTACCTCTGTAAGAAATAATCACTCATTAACTGTAAATATTGGAGGTACTACTAGCTCTACTCCAAGACTAGCTCTTACACTTCCGACAGCTCACTTGGAAATTCCAAATATTGGTATTGATGATTTGCTAACTCTTGAAGTCAACTTCCATGGTATCGTAGCTAATGGAAATGTTGATAGTACGGATGAAGCTTATATCACTTACTCCGTTTAAGACCTAATGAAAAAAAGTTCTTGACAAAGAACTTGGTGTTAGGTATAATGTCAAAAGTCGGGGGAGATTTTCTCCTCCGACTTTTTGTCTAACTGAAATAGGAGAAATTATGAAGTTACAAGATTTAATGGTAGACACGAAAACTGCATGGATTGAGTTTCCTGGCTGCCCTGGGTTTGAAGTACAAGTTGCAAACCTATCAAGAAAAGAATTAATCGCCCTTCGAAAGCGTTGTGTACAAACTAAGTTTGATCGTAAGACGCGCCAACCTGAAGAAATTCTGAATGAAGAAAAATTTATTCGAGAGTTTTCCGAAGCTACCATCAAAAGTTGGAAAGGATTGAAGTTGAAGTATCTCGAGGATCTTCTTCTAGTAGATCTTGGATCCAATGACCCAGACACTATTCTTCCATATGATGCCGATCAGGCGGAAATTCTAGTCCAAAATTCCAGTGAATTTGATACTTGGGTAAACGAGGTAGTCTTTGACCTTGCCAATTTTCGAAGAGGAACAAAAAGAGCTTCTGTGGAAGAGGATTGAAGAGTGGCAAAAGCATTCCGATATTGGAATGACAAAAAGTAAATACTTGGAGATACAAGAACAATTGGGGCGCGAACCAGATATGGCAAAGTGCCCGCCAGGTATTGAAGATTTTCCAGAAATTGTAATAGATGCACTAAATATTTATGATAGATTGGGTAATAGAGTATACCCAGACGTCGGGTATATTGGAAAAGATTTTACTAATCTTCCGATCTATATACAACTATATCAAATAGATAATGTCGAACTTTTAATGGAGATATTATCTAGGCTTGACGCTCAAGCTATAAAGAGTTCGCAGGAACATTTAAAGCGTGAATACGACAAGTTAAAGAGAAAATAATGGCTGATGGTAAGGTACTTTTAGAAGTAGTTGTAGAAGGCAAAAATGTCAAGGTTGTTCAACGTGAAGTTGAACAAGTGACTGATGCTGTCAATGATAATACAAGTGCCCAAGATAGAAATACCAAAGCCTCTAGAAGGAACGCTGATGCGGCGAGAGCTGCTGGTGATGCCCATAATCACTTTGATCGAGGATTAAAGGGTTCGGCAGGAGTTTCATCCAATACCACTAAAAACTTCTCAAAAATGCGCGATGCAATGGGCGGATCTTCCGGACTTGTTGGCGCATATGCTACGCTTGCTGCAAACTTATTTGCCGCTACTGCGGCTTTTGCCGCTTTACAAAGAGCAGCTCAGGTTGAGCAACTTACACAAGGTTTAAGTGCTCTTGGGGCAGCTAGTGGACTTGCGATGGGTAGCTTATCAAGAGGGTTGCAAGAATCTACTGGCTATGCAATCAGTCTTCAAGATTCAATGCGCCAAGTTGCCATGGTTACCTCCGCCGGATTTGACCCAGCAACTATTGATAGGCTAGGTGCTGTAGCAAAAAATACAAGTATTGCTCTAGGAAGAGATTTGCAAGATTCAATGAATCGACTTGTAAAAGGTGCAACAAAACTTGAACCTGAACTTCTTGACGAACTTGGTATCATGGTTCGTATTGATGAAGCTACTCAAAAATATGCAGAGAGGATGGGAAAGTCAGCCTCTCAGCTGACTAATTTTGAGAAACGCCAAGCATTCATGAACGCTGTTCTAGAAGAAGGCGAAAAAAAGTTTGGTGCCATTGGAGATAGCGTAGATGCAAACCCATATGATAGACTATCTGCTAGTCTTCAAGAACTAGCGGCTACTGTTCTTAATGCTTTTAATTCAATACTTGGTCCAATCGTTGGATTCTTAGCCGATAGTAAATTAGCTTTAGCTGGACTAATAGCTATACTATCGAAAGGAATAATTGGACAAGCGTTGCCAGCTTTATCTCAAATGGCTAACGCTACGGCTGCTTTAGCTGTAAGAACTTCAGAAGAAGCTAAAGTAGAAAGTGAAAACATACAGAGACAAATAGCTAACAGAAAAGAAAGTATAGGGAGTCTAGAGGCAGTTATTGGAAAGAGGGGCGAGGCTATAGATTTGGCATTCCAAGAAGCTGAATCAATACAAGATCTAACAAAAGTACAATCTACTTTAAATAGATCTATTGCAGCTAGAAGCGTGTTGCCTAACCAAGAAGAAGCTATAAAAGCTTTAGAAATCTATAGAGATAAATTAAAAGAGATAATTGAATTAGAGGCAAAAAGAAAAGCCACAGAAGCCGGAGGCGGCGATGACGCTATTAAAGCAAGAACAGACTATTTAGTAAAAGGAGCTGAGAGAATTAATTCTCTAGATGAAACTCCGACTTTTAAAAACTATAAGGAACAATTTGTAGGTGCATTAGAAGATGCTAAAAAATTAAGACAAGAGCTTGCTACTTCTGGTGGAGCCGTAACTCCTTTTAGTGAGTCTATATCAGAATTAGGTAATAAAGCGTCTGAGTTTGGTGAAAAAATGGCAGAAGCTGGTGGAATATCTGGCGCAGCCGGAAAAACTTTATCTTTTGTAGGTCGTACTGTAAAGGCTCTGGGGGTATCTTTAGGCACCGGGGCTACAGCATGGAGATCTTTTGGGACAGCCGCAAAAATAGCTATAAAAGGTATATTTACAGCGATACCAATAATTGGGGAACTTTTATTTTTTTATGATTTACTTAAATCTGCAATACTTGGCTTAATCAATCTTTTCAGGTCTGACGCTTCAAAACAATATTCTGATTCTTTAGACACCGCTGCAGAAGCAACTAAAGAGTTGGGAAAGAACTCTATAGAAGTTAATAAGGCCATAATTGGCTCTTCTAAATCAATTACAAGTTCTTCTGCATTGATAGAATCTCAGGCAAATATAGTATCACAAGTTTCTGATAGTTTTTATAAATTAAAAGACGCAGCGTCTGCAGCTAATGAAGATAGTAGCGCAGCAATTGATAATTTAAATCAACAAATACAAGCAAATATTTTACTTCAGAGAGAGTTAAAAAACTTAACAGGCGGTTATACTGATCTTGTTAAATATATAGAGGATAAAAATTTATCGGAAGAAGAAGCGATAAAAGTTTCTGTAAAATATGTTGAAAATATAAATAAAATGTCTCAAGCTAATTTAAATTTAGTTAAAACTGTAGAAGATACAAATCAAGCTTTTTCACAATATTATAATACTTTATTCCAAACTACTCCATATACTAATTATATTAATAAATTAGAGGACGTAAAAAAAGCTCTACAAAGCGCCCGTGCAGAAAGAGATAAAACTGGGGATTCTCAACAGTTTAATACAGCCGTATCTGCCGCATTTTCAAAATTAACTCCAGACCAGGCAAAATTTTTAGGTTTAGATGTAGCTAAAGCAGAGTTAGATTCTGCGACAAAGGGGGCCGAATCCTTTAGTAGAGCGGTAGCTGAAATAAAATCAGTAGACTTTCGCGTAAATTTTACTTATCAAGACGTTAAAAAAATTGAAGATGCTTTAAAATCAGTAGGCCTAGAAGTTCAAGGTTTAGGTCTAGAGCAAATAACGGGTGAAAAAGATAGACTTAAAATATTAGAGATAATTGAGAGAATTGCACAAAAAGCTTCTGGAAGAGCAGAAAAATTATCAGAAGAAGCAGAAAAAAGATTAGAACAAGAAACTGCTATAAAAGAAGCCATGGATATAAAGCTTCAGATATTAAATAGAGAAAAACAGAGTTTAGAGTATATAAATTCATTAATAAAGCTTTCTAATTTTGAAACTAAAGCTAGTTTTGATTCAAGGCAAAAGCTGCAAGATAAGATATATACAGATGAAATTTCATATATTACTGATGAGATAAATCAACAACAAAAATTAGTATCAGATGAAACCGCAGATAGACGAGCTGCTGAAACTAAATTAATAGAATTGGCTTCAAGACGTGGTATACTTATAACAGAACAAGCCAATTTTTCAGCTAGCACGGAAATCGAAAACGCTAAAAGAGCTTATACTAATTTAGAAAGAAGAATGAGCGGTGAGCAGGAAATTGTTTCAATACTACAAAAACAACTTGATCTTTCAAAATCAATACTTGAGTCTCGGATAAGTATAGAAGAAACTTCCTTACAACTACAAAATATTCAACAAGGCGGTGAGGCGGCTCTCTCTGCTCGCCAGCAATTGGAAGTTTTTCGCAAATTTGAAAATCAAAAAACAGCTAATATAAATAGAGAGTATGGGCTAAAACTTCGTACAATCAATATGGAAGAAAAACTTAATAATGCTAAGTTAGCCATTTTAAGGGCTGAACTTGCTAAAGATATTAAGGATCTTCAAAAACAATCTGCAGCTACTCCACAAGATACGGAAACACAACAGAATCTTGTAGCATTGAAAGATGCTTATACAGCACTTCAAGGTTTAAACTACTCTCAAATTGCTGTACAACAAAGAACACAAGCAAACTTAGATAGAGAAAAGGCTATAACTGATGATAAATTAAAAGTCGCTGTACTTGATAAGGCTAATACTGAAGCCACTGCTCAGGTTTCAGCCGATTTGATTCAGCGCCAAATTGACCTTGCTAATGTAACCGGAAATATTCAGGAAAAAATTAATTCTTCAAAGTCTACTATACTAGACAACGAAAGAACTATTAGAGAAAACGAATTAAAAGCTATAAATCTTCGTAATAAAGGTATTGGTGAGTATGAATTAACAGCTCAACAGACTCTTCAACTAGAAATGGAGTTTGGCGAAAAGAAAAAAGCGCTGCTTCGTGAAGAAGAAGAAATGAAACTAAGAATTATAGATCTTGAATATAAATTAATGGGCGCTCAATTAAAAATACAAGAAATTACATTAAAAAGCCAACTTCAAACTTTAAAAAATCAAACAACAGATCCCGCTGAGCTAGGTAATATACAAACATTAATAGATACATTACCTGGAGTATTTGCAGAGGCCGCCGTACTTTTACCGCAAGCAGCTCAAGCGGCCGCAGCCGCAACTCGTTCGGAAACAGAAGCTGCAGTATCAGAAATAACTGCAGCGCAAATACAAGCACAACAAGCTGTATTTGGCTGGACGCAAAAAATGACGACTTCTTGGCAGGATATTTCTACTGCGATTGGACAAAATTTCTTAAAAACCCTACAAGATGCAAAATCGATTACTCAAGAACTTGCTGATATTTTCTCTAATGCTGTTAATAGTGCTGTAGACTCCTTCGTAGATGCAATAGTAGAAGGAAAGAATGCTTTTAAGGCTATTGGTTCTGCAGTACGCGATAGTTTAAGAGAAGGACTTGCAGAAGCTGCAAAAAATAAATTAAAAGAAGGGATAGCTGGATTATTTACCGCCTCTGGAATGGGCGGAATAGCTGAGGTATTCAAAACCCCACAAGATAAAGCAATTGAAGCTACCAAAGCTACTACAAAGGCTATTACTGAAACAGCTAAAAGTCATACTGACTTATTGCAGGAGATTGCTAATAATACAGCAAATTGCTGCGGAGGTTCTGTAACATCTATGCCAGTAGCGGGCGGTTTAGTCCCAACACTGAATGGTTTTAAGAGCGGTATTAATGAGCAAGGAGTTTATACAGCAGGTTTTAATCCTACACCTACTGGTGATCCAAAAACTATAGATTATTTTAAAGAATCACAAAAATGGGATCAGAAAAACTATCAGTTAGGTGGAATGACTTATGATACTTTAGATAAAACAAGTATTAATACTGCTAATACAGTAAAAGAAACTAGTTTTTGGGGGGATGCTCAAACTTATGCCACAGAAAATGTAGGCACTATAGCTGCGGCAGGATTTGCACAAATGGCTGCCGCACTTGCTGCAGGTGCTAGTCCTAAGAAAGCGCTTTTAGGCGGAGTATTAGGAGCCATAGGTGGAGCCATAGGTGGTGCAGTTGGAGGCCCTGCTGGGGCAATGATTGGTAGCCAAATAGGTGGAACCGTAGGCTCTAGCTTTGAAAAAGGTGGCGTAATGTCTTCCTCTGGTCCAATGCCTCTCGAAAAATATGCTCGTGGAGGAATAGCAAGAACTCCACAACTTGCAATGTTCGGAGAAGGATCACGCCCAGAGGCGTATGTACCTCTTCCAGATGGTCGCACAATTCCTGTAACAATGAGTAATGGTGGCGGAAATACAAATAATATTGCTATTAACGTTGCAGTTGATGGATCTGGAAGTGCTACAACAAATACGTCATCAAAAGATAACACAGAAGAATACTCAAGAAGACTTGGAACTGCAATCTCAAATGCAGTAAAACAAGAAATATTTAACCAGCAGAGACCTGGCGGATTATTATTTAGAGGTAGAAGATAATGGCTGATTGGGCATATACACCAGATAGAGGTCTTTCTAGAAATTCCGCTCCACGTATTCGAGAAGTACGATTTGGAGATGGATATAGCCAAAGAGCTCAAGATGGAATAAACTATATGAATGAGAGTTGGGATCTCTCATTTGTAAATCGTCCACTAAGTACTATTTTAGCAATGGAGGCTTTTTTAGAGGCAAAAGGCGGCAATACAGCATTTACATTTGGTGCTCCGGGTGAAAGTCCTGAAGTAAAAGTAATTTGCAGGAGTTGGAATGTAAGTACTATAAATTATAGCGGAAATAATGCTACATCTGTTGCGTCACTTACTGCTACTTTTGAAAGGGTTTATGAGTAATGCCTACACAACAAGAATCTAACTCATCTATATTAAATGAAATATACAAGTATAATCCATCCGCGATTATAGAACTATTTGAACTAGATCTTACTCCTTTACAAGAATATTATACCTCAAAAGGAGTGCCCATTGCTACTACTAATTATTATTTTCATAATGGATATAATGAAAGATACGGCACAATTAATCAAGAAGTAAAATGGGGTAATCCAGAAATTACTTATACAGCTCGTCCAATACAAATAGAGGGCTTACTAGTATCTTCAGCAGGAGAAACTCCTCGCCCAACTTTAACAGTTGCAAATCATGATTTATTTTTTACTCAAGCCTGCAAAGCCTATGCAAACCTTGTTGGTGCAAAAATTAGAAGAGTTAGAACATTTGTAAAATTTTTAAATGCAAGTAATTTTACAGCTGGAAATCCTTCGGCCGATCCACAAGCAAAGTTTCCAGACGATGTATATAATATTGATAGAATGTCTGAATCAATACCAGGTCAAGTAACTTTTGAGCTTTCTTCTGCTTGGGATGTAGAAGGAATAATGCTTCCAAGAAGACAAATAGTTGCAAATATATGCCCTTGGACCTATAAGTCTGATCCATGCACTTGGAGTGTTAGTGGAGCTGTTACTGTTGGAAGTTTAAGTGGCACTGCGACTGGTACAGCAACTACTTATACACAAGTAGCTACAACAAAAATAACAGGTTCTGGATCTGGAGCAAAACTTACTGTAGTAAAAAGTGGTGCAGGAACATATACTTCTGCAACAGTATCAAATCCTGGAACAGGATATACTGTTGGTAATACTATTAAAGTTTTAGGAACAGCTTTAGGAGGTGCTACTCCTGCCAACGACCTAACTGTAACTATAACCGAAGTTACAGGATCCAAATTTTTTGATGCAGATGATTTAATTGTTTCAACAGCGTCTGAAGACGTGTGCGGAAAACGCTTAACTTCGTGTAAGATAAGGTTTGGCACAAGAGCATTACCATTCGGAGGATTTCCAAGTGCTGGACTTTACGGTAAACCTATTTAATACTCTTGCTGAAAAAGCAAGAGGTACAAACGAAGAGATATGTGGATTTATTCTTAAATCCGGAGAAATAGTAGAGCTAGAGAATATTGCTGAAGATAAGGTAGAAACTTGGATGATTGACCCACTTCATTTTCTGAAATATAAAAAAGAAATAGAAACAATATATCACTCTCACCCCTCTGGTGGTGAACCTTCAGCAGAAGATAAAATTGGTTGCACACGAATTAATATTCCGTTCTTAGTAGTTAGTTTACCTAGTACACTTTACTACATTACACCAAAGGAAGAATCATGCTTACAGTTCGACTTCACGGACATCTAGAAGAAAAGTTTGGGTCCGAATTTAAATTCGAAGCCGCAACGGTTCGTGAAGTAATTGATGCTTTACAGGCAAATTTTGACGATTTTACTGAAGAATTTATAAAAGACCAAAGAGCCTATAATATTTTAGTCGATGCGGAAGCTCAACAGATTACTGGTTGTGTTGTTCCAATTAAAACAGATTCTACAATAGATATTATACCAATTATTGGTGGCGCTGGATTTTTAAAGTCTCTTGGATTAATTATTGTAGGTGCTATATTATTTAGTATAGGGCAAGGCTGGGCCTTGGGGGCATTAGCTAACGTAGCAGGAGGAACTGGATTTTTTGCTGGGTTGGCAGGAAGTATAGTTAGCCTATCTTATGTTCCTGGAGCTTTGGCAGCAATTTCGGCGATAGGCGCCGGATTAGCTCTTGCTGGAGTAGCATCACTACTCGCGGGTCCAGACGGGCCTGATGGAGGTGGACCGAAGTCTTCTGGACTTTCAAATACAGAAAATATTATAGGTCAAGGAATGCCAATTCCTATTGGTTATGGAAGATTAATGGTAGGAAGCGTTGTATTAAGTGCCACGTTTTCTTCGAGTTATATTGAAACTCCATCACTTGCTTGGACTTATGAAAACACTGCTACTGGATATTCTGAAGATAAACAATTATCCTACGGCCCTCCATTAATAATTGATACTCCGATGGCGGCTGTAGATGGTTTGAATATTCAAATAAATTATGATGGTGGATATACTCCTGAGCAATGGGCACTTATTATTGAAAACGCCGAAAAATTTCTTGGGGGCGGAACTTATCAAGTTGTAAATCATACAACATCAGTAGGAACTACAACAGCCGTTCCTGTATTTAAACCACCTAGAATAGCAGGGTCTTACATAGATTCTAATATAAATCATAGGTAAAATATGATAAATTATGATACGGAAAAATTAAGACAATATTTCGCGGGTTCTGGTTCGCAAAACTCGTCTACATCTAGTAATTTAAATTATAACTCCAATATAACATCTTTAATAAGAGCATCTAATAGTGCAACTACCGGCAAAACGGGAACTTTTAATACAAGTCAGATTATTGATGCTATTTGTGAAGGTCCAATTGAAGGATGGCCTACAGCAGATCCATTAAAACATATCTATTTAGACGGAACAGCTGTAAAGTCTTATAATAACTCTATAAATTCTGCTAACTTAAGATTTGAATTTAAAAATGGATCAAGCGATCAAAACCCACTATCTCAATATAGTCTGATCGGCGCTGCAAAAGCTCCGAATTATCAAGACGAGCTTACTTTAAATAACCCAGTAACACAACAAGTTCAGATACGGGATGATTCTGATGGGGCATACCCAATAGTAGAAGCTGTTGCTTTTACATTTACTTTTCCAGAGGGTGTTTATCGTTTCAAAGAATCTGGCGGTAGAGATGGCACTTCTTTAGGTTTTAAGATAGAAGTTAATAGAAAAGCTGACGGAAGTGGTTCTTGGGCTACAAGATTCGATTGGCAACAACAATCTATTGAATTGACTTCTGCTCCTTTTGATTGGACTTTCATAGTAGAGTTTCCTCCTGGCTGGGCTACTCCTTATGATCTTCAAAACTATGTAAACAAGGTGGATGACGTAGTTCTATTCAGAATCACAAAAACTTTGGATGATTCTACGAATGATCGCGCTCATAGTAAGATGTACCTTAAATCTTACACTATATATACCCGTAATCAGTACTCTCATCCATATACAGCTTTAGCTGGATTAACTATTGATTCCAATAATTTTGATGGATCAGTACCAAAAAGAAATTATGATTTAAAATTATTAAAAGTAAAAGTTCCGAGTAATTATACTGTAGTATGTGATGACAAAACTGGAAAGGTACTTGAAAGAAATTATTCTGGTCTTTGGGATGGTACTTTTAAGGATGGATATTGGACAGACAATCCGGTATGGTGTTTTTATGATTTAATTACAAATACAAGATATGGGTTAGGAAAGTATATTGATTCCACTTTATTAAATAAGTGGAGATTGTATGAAATTGCAAAATATTGTGATGCTGTAGTTGCCGATACTCGTGCAGGTAAGCCTGCAAATAGTTACACTTTTAGTATTCCCGACGGTTTGGGAGGAGTAGCTGCATCAGCTGCCAACTCTTTAATAAAAGAGCCAAGATTTACTTGTAATATTTTAATATCAAATAGAGAAGAAGCATATTCTGTTGTTCAAAGGATGGCATCTTTATTTAGAGGTATAACATTTTTTCAGCAAGGAATTATTGAAGTTATTCAAGATAAACCCTCTACTCCAATACACTTGTATAACAATACAAACGTAATTGATGGAATTTTTTCTTATTCTTCTTCTGGAACAAAAGCAAGACATACTGTTGCTATAGTTAAGTGGCTTGATCCAGATGATCTTTATTCAGAAAAACTTGAGTATGTAGAAGATTATGATGGAATTGCTCGTTATGGTTATCGTGAGATAGAAATAGATGGTTTTGGGTGTACTTCTCGCGGACAAGCAAGAAGACTTGGAAGACATATAATAATTACAGAAAAATTTGAATTAGAAACTGTATCCTTTAAAGTTGGTATGGAAGGGGGAGTTGTAACGCCAGGATCTATAATTAAAATCAAAGATTCGTATAGACAAGTTTATCGTGCTGCTGGTAGAGTTGCTGCCGCAACTTCTTCTTCAATTACGGTTGATTCTGCAGTATCGGTTCCCTCTGGTTCTACTAATGTTACTCTATGGGTTCAAACCCCTACTGCAAAAACCGAAGTAGTAGATACTAATACAACTAATACTCTAAAACCTACGCTAAATTCATATTCTATAGCTACTGTACCGTCCGTAGCATCTCCGAGATTAACGTTATCTCCTACTACGACTCTTACTCCGATACCAAGCCCAGGAAATATGTGGGCTTTGAGTTACACAGAACCAGGAGATGTAGAAAATACATCTTTATTTAAAGTTCTTTCTGTTGTTGAGAATGGACCATATGAGTATGAAGTTACAGCACTACAACACTATCCTGATAAATACGATGCGATAGAGGCTTATGCTCCTATTCCTTCATATAATCCAAATCCTTTAAAACTATTTATTCCACCGCCAACAGAAGGTCATCTTACCTATAAAATTGACGGAAAAAATTACGATATTACAATTGTTTGGAGTTCTGATAGGTATATTTCTGGAACGAAATATATGGTAGAAGTAATTAATGCCACACAAAGTAAAATTCTTATTAGTGGTACTACTTCCCAAAAATATGTGTATCAAGATGCTCCTCCAGATATTTATTATTTTAAGATATATACATTAGACAGTGCTTCTTCTCAAAAAAGTGAACCTTTACTTCTTGGTCCTTTAAAACTCAAAGAAGTAATGCCTAGAAACAGATTTGAGACATTTTATCAAACCGCTTTTGGTAGCACATTTATAACACATGGGTGGAAAGAAGATATATTATTAAATAATCCTGTAAAGTATGAAATATGGAGAACCGCTAGCCCACAGTCTGCATCGACTCTAAGGTCTCTATTAGGGTCCGCCCATATTAAGAGTATAGATGTACCAAATAATCAAATTACTTTAAGTAATTTTGATAGGCTTAGTGTATGGAGCCCCGGAGAGCCATTAAGTCCATACGGGGTAGAAATTAATATGCTACCCTATACTAGATTTAAATTAGCTAGTGGGTCTTCTCCATCTATGATGGTTTTAAATACTAAAGAAAAACCAAATATCTCTATTGGCGATAAGATTGTAAATACAACTACTAATAGCCCTGCTGCTTGTAATGTTACTTCTATAGTTTATTCTAAAAATAGTCAAAATAGATGGGTATCTCAAATTTCAATTGCACCAAGTAGCTCTGGACAAACTTCTGGAAATTTTGTTTATCCTTATAAAGGAGTAGTTGGTGTTACTCTTGAGCAAAAACAGCCGTCTGGAGCAATTAAACAAAAAACATTTAAAGTTGTTACAGGAAGTAGCTCTAGTACTTTGAACGTTACTTCGCCAGATACTTTTTCCAATGTAATAGTAGGTGATGTAGTAGTAAATAGAACTAGAAGAATAGCTAGCAAAGTATCTAATATAGTTAGTCCAAAATCTATAACTGTTAGTCCAACTATTACTGGACAGGCTAGTGGAGATATAATAGCATACTATCAAGCTAGCGATAGAGAAGCCAGAAGTATCTATGACTACTCTCTTGATTATATTGGGCCTGCGTATGGTGGAGATTCATCAAACGTTTTAAACTATGATAATCCTGATTATATGCCAGTACCCAATAAATCATTAATGATGAATACTACAAAAGGTACTTTTGCGGAAGTAATAGATTCTAGATTGATTACGGATGGTCTACTTAATATAGTAACTATACCAAGCATGAGTCCTTTGATACAAGACTCAGATATGGTAGTATTTATAGATAAAGATGAAGTTTTTACTTCTTCAATATCTACACATATTCATCCAACTATTGGAATAGCTAGTGCAACTACTAGCCCAAGAGGCGTTACGTGTACTGGATTATTTACAACAGCAGTTAAAGGAGACTTATTAGTCAATGCTACAAGAAATACAAGTAGCGTTATTTTATCTAAAATAAGTAATAACCAAGTAACTTTAACAGGATTTTTAAATTCTGCATTAAGTATACCTGGCCAAACCTCTGGAGATGCAGTATTTGTAGTATCTGGAGCATCAGCTACTTCTTTTAGAGAAAGATTATCCTATACTCATCCAACTATATATACTACGACTAGTGGTACAACTACAACTAATGTAAGTATAGCTCCTTCTGTATTTTCTCCGACGCCTACAACGTCGTATAAACTTTATAATATGACTAGAAATAGTGTAAGAGATATTAGTAGTGTAACTGCTTCTACTGTCGGTTTTGTTGACCCTATATCAGACCAAGCTGTTGGTGATAAGATTTATGTGTTTTTACCTGCGGCAGTTACTAATACTGTTTCCACAGCTGTTGATAGTGCATTCAATAGAGCTAATCCAGGGGATATATTTTATAACGTGACTTTAGATGAAATGGCTTACATAAAAGATGTAACTGCGTTGAGTGGGGCAAGAAATAAAAAAATAGATAGGCTTGTATTATCAACGCCAATAACTACTGTAGGTACACAAAAAGCAGGGAATGATTTTAAAATAGTTCAAGGTATGTTTAATTCTTCAATATTAGATATGATAAATAATGGCTCAGACGATAAATTACAGCTCGAGAGTGTAACAAATTTAGATATTGGGGATAAAGTGGACATATATAAGTACGAAGCAGTTAAATTAGCAACTGTAAGTGGTACTAGTTTTACTGATACTACTGTTAGCCCGGGTTGTACGTATCGTTATTGGATGAGACCTATAAGTGAGAAAGTTCCAAATATTGGAGGCATATGGAGACCAAGTAGAAATACTGGAGATTCAGCAACTGCTTTAGTCGATGGTATGGAAAACTATAATAAATCTAATGATAATAATAAAACACCTATTACGCCAGACCAAGTTTCAATTGTACCGCCTGGAATAGATGTACCGGCTGGAGGAGTTAATCCGGATAGTACAGCAAACATAAATTTATTGTGGGAATGGGTTGGAGTTCCTAGCTCTCTTGACGGTTTTGTTATATATTTTTGGTCTTCAAACAGTGTAAATGATTCTGCCGAAATTGACCAGGATAATGATTATACAAAAGCTACATCTTATTATATAACACGAGTAAACCCAAGAATAAAGATAGCTACAGTATCGGCAGTAGGTACTACTGCTACAATAACTACTCAGGATCCCCACAATTTTTCTAATGGGGAGAAAATAAAAATATTTGGAGTTAAAACCACAGGTACTGGTAGCCCACTAATGCCAAATGTTAATAGTACAGGAAGTTTTGACTATTTTACAGCTTCTTCTGTATCAGCATCATCATTCCAAATTTCTCTTGTTAGCCCTTCATCTGGTACTCACTTAACAAATACAGGAAATGTTTCTTCTTGTAATTATAAGTATCAAATTAATAATTTAACTGCTAATTATTGGTATAATGCATGGGTTCAAGCATATAGAGTAGTTAACACTAATATTAGCGAGAATGGTGTTCTCGTTGGTACTCCAAAAAAGCTGTATTCTCCAGCCCCATAAGTTTTATGGATTAATTTAAGGATAAGTAAATGCCAAATTTTAGACCAGCAGAAGATGTTGATTATAGCGGTAAAATTAATGGGTTAAGCGCAGCCTCAATAGTTAATGCTTCAAAAACCGTTACCGCTACAATTGATTACCAAGCAATAATTTATGATGTAGCTGGTAATCCCAGTCCTAGTAGTATTAATATAACTGCTTCTCCAACAAATATAGTTAGTCCATATTATATATTCTATAGAAATGTAGGAATAGGATTTGCTTCTGTTCAGTCTAAAAGTACAGATAATACTCTAACTGCCTATACTGGAATACCCCCAAAAAATACAGCATATCAATTTAGAGTAGATGCTTATGAAGGGGATACTTCTCCTATTATTTCGTCAGACTATATAACGGTATATGGTCTAGCTAGCGGATCAGATGCTCTTACAGTAATAGTACAGAATGAAGCTCACAATATTCCTGCTGATGCTAATGGAAATGTTTCTCCAACTGATTATGCAGGATCTGGAACTATTATAAATGTCTTTGAAGGAGCAACAGAATTAGTATACTCGTCTCCAGCAACTTCTGCAGGTACATGGTCTGTATCCCCAGTAGGTACTAGCATAAGTGTAGGAACTTTAACAGACTCTGGAAATTTTGTTACTGTAGGAGATCATAGTAATATGATATCTTCTACAGCAAAAATAACTTATAGCATTACTGGTAAAAGATTAAATAACACTCCATTTTCTATATCTAGAACTCAGTCTTTTACTAAAAATAATTCTGGAGCCCCTGGAGTATCTGGAGCAACCACAACTATAGTTTATGCTTACAAAAGAGTAAGCCCAGCTCCTACAGATAATCCAGGTAACGTAGAGTATTCTTTCTCACCATCTCCTTCTATAACTTCACCAG